ATGAATTATCTGTAAATTCGCTCTTTTGGGGCTTGACTTTTATTTGCAGGTCTTTTTTTATGATTCTGCCCAATCATATATTGATTGAATAGAAAAACTAAGATTATAATGAGCTGTAGAAGTTATGACTGTAATTGTTGTTCCGTTTATAATGATACTGGAAATGTGAGATGATTTATAATCAATAGATATATAATAACTACCATCATATTGTCCAATACTGCCTTCAGTACAATGAGCGACATTGCCATTACCTACTATATAACATTTAAAATGATATATGCCGTGGGTCAGTCCTAAAGAGGATATATCTAATGTAAAGGTTGTCATTCCTGAAGATGTCGGAGCGTTTTTATATAATATTCCAGTATTTTTCAAAACAACAGTATCATTTATCTTCTTCACAGACCAAGACTTTTTTTAGATGTAGTAGAACTATCATCAATAACCAAGTCGCTGAGTGACACTTCATCATCTTTATCATCAGTAATCACATAAGTAGTATCTGGGTCTTTATCCTCAATAGCATCAAACTCTTCCTTAGTACCATTCCAGAGATTACCGCTTGCTATTTGTTTACCTTTATAAAGGACTTCACCTTCATCGGACTCCGTAAATTTATCAAGAACAATCTTATTATCGTGAGTATGTGCAGAGGTTACTGCTCCGTCCCAACTTTCAACTTTTTCTTCGCTGATTTTATCAAGAACGACTTTATTTGTGAAGATAGGGATTTCAGTATCTTCAGGCAGCGCACCAATTTCTTCGCAACTGTACTGCGGCTTTTGAGGGCTTTTTGCCCAAGCAGGAACAGTAGGATCAGTTTCGGTGTACTCAGTCAGATAGCCTGCATCATTAGTAAACGCAGAAACTACACTTGGAACCGTAGGAAGTTCTGTCTTATTAGCTTTCTCCGCTAATTTTGTATCAATCTCAGACTTCTTGTAATAATCTGACAAATCGACCTGAGTAGTGCCAAGCTCCGCCCAAGCACTGTTTATATACATATACTGCATATAAGCATTAGCATCTTCCTGCTTAATCAGATAAATAACACTCGTATCAATATCTTCTGTAGGAAGCTGGTCAACTATTTGAGAAGTGAGCTTATTGATATTAGAAATCAGCATATTGACTTCCGTCTGAGTATAAACGTCAGCCTTATTGTAATAATGAATAAGATTATCTACAGTATTCTTAATATATCCTGCATCATTAGTAAACTCTGATACATTTACAGGTACGACAGGAATATCAGCTATATTTGCTTTTGTAGCAAGTTCTGTAATAACTTCATCCTTAGTATAGTAATTATCTACATCAAGAGCAGAGCCATCTTTGACGACAAATGATTTTACACCATCTTTATCGGTAATAGATACAGTGTGTCTGCCTGTAGCTTCTGTAATAGTAACAGTAGGAGAGATACCATCTACACCATCGGCACCGTCGATACCGTCCTTGCCGTCTTTACCTGCGGTGCCTGTATAACCACGTTCTCCTCTTATCGTTGTTATTAGACCCGCATCGACAACAGAGCCATCAGAAAAAGTACCTATTAAATGATTAGTTGGGGTAATTTCTAATCCTACAATAGAAATACCATTTGCACCATCTTTACCGTCCGCAGGAATTGGAAATGTCATAGTCTGAGAAGTCCCGTCTGTAAAGTTGAAAATCAAACTTGTGCCTTGGATTTCAGTGGACTTAACTCCGCTTAAAATGCCATTGATTCTCTTAGAGAGTACGCCATAAGTTACTATATCCATAGTGTCACCTTCCTTTCTTGTTGTTAATTATCATATCTCTACCCAGCCCGAACTCGAAAGCATATAAACAGCAAGCCCAGTGCTGTCGATTACCTGTGCTACCGAACCGATTGCAGGGCGGTTTTTAAAGTTTACATCGTCAGCAAACTTACCCTTTGCATCGGACGTGGTTGTAGGGAGATCGGCTATTTCGGTTTTGTCGGTCAAGACATACTCGCTAATGGGGGTATTATAATCATTGCCGTATTTGCTTTTTATACCAGCCATTTTATCAATCCTTTCTATAAAATAAGACTGCTATACAATAAGTACAGCAGTCTTGTATGTTAGTTAATCACTCACTTAAATACATTCGGTACAAGCTGACCAAGAATAAACGACACTAATCCTGTAGCTATGGCAGTAACAACAAACTTCCACGCTGTATCGAAAGCTTTAGCTTTGGACTGTGTAGGCACATTTTTTAGTTCAGCAATATCAGACTTCATCTCGCCTTGCTCAGTACGAACCTCTTGTATATCGTTTTTAACAGTAAGTATTCCCTCAGAAAGTGTACGGATATTGGAATTTATTTCGTAAAGAGCGGTATTCTTTTCTTTGAGGTCTTTAATATCAGCCTCCGCTTCGTCCAGACGATGCGAGTTGCTCTTGCTTCTCTCATCAACCTGAGTAAGTGCTGTGAGATAATTCTCATTAAATTCAACAGACATAACCCACCTCATTCCGAGATTTCAGGCTTATAGTCCGTGATCTCCAGTATGTCGTTCATGTTCTTGACCGCATTTTCAATAGCAGCCTCTATTGCATCTGCCGAGAACTTCAGATGATGTTCCTCTGCGATTGCAGTGAGCTTCTCAATTACCCACTTCTTCTTATCCTTGCCAAGATTTGTTCCATTGAAGAGCATTTCTGCAGCCTTTACAAATACGATCGCATACTCATTAAGAGTGTTCCACTGTTCATTGTTCAACTTAGTCTTGATCCAAGGTATTACAATAACGGTAATAATTGTGCCGAGCAGGGCAATAACCAGCTCAATGATAGTTGTAATGTCGATTGTCATAATAAAACTTCCTTTCTGTTACATCTTGAAATAATCACGGAAAGACTTGTATCCAAGCTTCGTGATACTGGGCGCTCCACGTTTGGTTTCGTCGCCATACCACTGAGAAGCCTTGGGTCTCGTATCCACATGGACAGCTCGACTGTTGATATACCCTATACCGTATATTCCACCCATCTCTTCCAGCGTTACGCATACGGTCTTAGCGTCGATTATCTTTTTGTTTTTGTCATAGCAGACAATATCCGCCGCTCTTCCGAGAACATGATATCCCGACCCATTGCCACCGACCGCTTTGTCATGCTCCGCAGTCCTGTAACCACTGTTGACTATAATCATCGAGCAGTCCAGTTTGGCATACAGAGCCTCCAGAATTTCAATCAGTTTGTTATGTATCTTGACTTTATCCGAATAGACCTTATTGCCGAATTTACTGGTAAACTCCTTGACCTTGAAATGGTCAGAAATCTTGGCTTCACCATAAGTCTTCAGCGGATAAGTCGTTATCACATTCTTAAATGTCGGCACTTTAAATGTGATATTGTTGGGAACAACATACTTTGACGATTTAACCGTCTCAGTTTTTGTAGCTGTACCCTTACCGGTATAATCCTTATAACAGTAATCCATATCGGTCTTAGAGGAGAAACCACTCGGTCGTCCGACCCATGAATACTGATGAATGACATACTTGCCTTTGTAGCTTGTCTTTTCCAGAGGATTTCCATTGGCGTCTCTTACGTGAGCTACCCAAGTATCATAGTTCTCTTTAACTCTGTCATCGAAAAATGTATTCAGGTAGCTTACACTGTTGTAGTTGCCAACCTTGTACCCAGCCTGTCCGATAGTGTCCATAAATTCTACAGCCATATCAGACACAAGCTTTTTGGTAGGCGTTATACCGTATGTTCGCTTTACGTAGTTGTAGCTGCCGTTCTCCCAGTCGAAAAACACAGGATAATTTATGCTCTTTCTGTAGGGCGATATCGTCTTGAGGCAGAACTCTGCTTCCTTTTTCGCATCAGCCACACTTCCAGCATAGCTAAACCAGTATATTCCGATATCAAGTCCGCATTTTATAGCATTTTCAATGTAGGTCTTAAACATCGGATCAACCGTGTTAAAGCCAAATCCAGCTCTGATAATCACAAAGTTAACCTCGGTCTTCTTAACTCTGTTCCAGTCAATGTTTCCATTGTGTTTAGAGATATCTGCACCTTTTGCAATCAATTCCATGTAATCACCGCCTGTCATATTCGTCTAAAATATCTTCCACCGACATATCATCGGTGTCATATCGGTTTGAATAGTTTATCTCTTCCGGCTCTTCATCTGTAATTGCCTTGTCCATCTCATCTGCTGGAATACCCCACTTGCTGCCGGTATAAGCTCTCACGCCGTTAAGTCCCGCATAAAATACAAAGGACACTGCGGAAGTTCCCCACAGTGTCTCAATGATCGTTATGCTAAGTGTTTCTACGGCGTTCTTGTCGAACCACGCCAGAACGTATGAAGCCAACGTGAAGAATAGGCTAACGCAAATACAGCCTATAAGCCATTTCTTAGAAAATTCCATCTTACGCTTTTTCATTATGTACTCACCTTCACCGCAAACTGATGTCCGCCTTGCCCGAAAAATCGGTAAATACCTCCGTCAAAATCGACAAAATAATCAGTGTAGCTTGTTGACGGCGATGCAGCTACAAGATATAATCCGTCTATCCTATTTCCTGTGAGGAAGTCGCACATAGGTACAATATAATGCTGGTATGAGGCATTGGTTCTGGCAACATAATTCATATATCCTGTTGATCCCGATGAATTGGTAATAATATACTGGCTATTCCAGCACCAAAACAGTACAGGATTTCCATTTGTATCTTTTGTAATGATATGAAATTCTTTTTCACCATGTTTAAATGCAAAGATTTTATCATTTTTCAAAATAACATTGTACGTTGATACTAAGTCGGACTCATCGGCTTTGGTTTTGCTCTCTCCATAATTTTGCTGGATAGTGCTTGAAGTTATGGTAAATCCAAGCGTGCCGTCCGCATTGCAGGAGATAAAATCGCCGTCACTGCCGAAGCCGCAATATTCTGTCAGCTCATCTTTCAGACCGCTTATCGGTTTGGACTGCTCATTATATTCCGTACCCGTGTAAACAGTGCCGCCGATTAAAACATGACCGCTATCATTGTTATCACTGCCATCTCCCATATTAACAATAGACAACTCATTAGTGATATTGATGTCTTCATCAAAGAACATCGATATTTCATTTATCATAGGATAGTTATTTGCAGACGTGATGTAGAATCTATAAGTCGTGTAGGCAGTGCTATTGTTGACTTCAAATGTCTTGCTGAATACTGTTATGAGTTGTTCAGAGAAAACATAACTGCCCAAATCAATATAAGAAGAACCATCATTAGACCCTTGCAGAGTAAAGGCTTTTACGCAATCGTCATATTGTGCATGAGCTTTATACATAACGAAACTTTTCAGTACCTTTGCCGTTGGAAATTGTATCTGTAGCCATGTGGGAGTAGTCTTAGTGTTTGCCAACCAGTAACTACTTGTATCCGTTGAGCCGTCAAAAGCATAATACGGATTGCAGCCTGAACGATAACTATCTGCTGAGGCTGTTATATCGCCATCGTCAGTTGTTATTGTGTCAGCTGTCATACTCATAAAACCATCGGAATATACTCGTGAAATTCCAACATAGTAAGATGTTGATTTAATGACTACTTTTGCTTTAGAAATAGACAAAGCAAGGTCTGCCAAATCTATGACTACGGTATTGTTAGTTATAGCGCTATAAGTACCTTTTAACTCATCGTTTATGTATAATTCAAAGGCAGGAGCGGTATCATACAATGTCTTATATTCCACAGTATATTTTGATGCGGCAGTTATGTTTGTAGTAAAAGAAACAGTTGATTTTTCAACTGTAGCAGATGGTTTATCTCCACTGTCACTATCATCAATATCATCCGCATTGCCATTAACATACCTATATACGTCCCTGTTGTAGTTCTGAGTAATTTCATCAGCAGTTAGCACCTTATCATAAATAGCAGTCCTGTAGTAATAGCTCTGACCGCCAGCGTGTTCATTCTTTCCTCCTGCTTTAACGCCAAGACACGGGAACAAAGTATTTGTTATCTTATTTGTACAGCTTGCTTCCGATAAATAAATTCCATTTATATAGGACTTCAGTGAGCTGCCGTCAAATGTCATTGCCACATAGATGATCTCACCTTTAGTGTAGGTCGAAGACATATTTTTCCAACCGCCTGAATATGCCTGAAGTGTAATCTTTGTAGAGTTTTCCGCTGTAATACCGAAACCGCCGTAATTGTCACTTGCATAAGTATTGATTATATCACTCTGGTAGCTATCCAAAGAAACAATTTTTACTACAGCTTCTACGGTAAAACTGCTGTAAATTGACATATCTATTGGTAAGACAATACCGCCACTGGCTATGGCTGGCTTAATGTAGTAATCCGCATCAATGTAGTCCTTAGCTTCAGTGTCTCCCATAGAAACTCGATAGGCGCTCTTTTCGTGAACCAAATCAGTCCACGATGCACCATCGGAAACATGTCCGTAAGGGGTGTTCCATCTGCCGTCAAAAAAAGCACTTGCCCCCGATACATAACCTAATTTTTCAGGAGTAACTTTGCTTGAACCTTCCCCGCTACTTCCATATCCTCTTCGTGTAATAAAACAATCAGCCATATTTACACCACCTTTATAACGAAATTCAAAGCAATAGTAGGCTTTTTCTCATAGCATTTTACTGTCAGTGTATTTTCGGCAGTTGTTGCCTTTGTAATGTATGCCCACTGTTTATTTTCGTTAATTCCCGTTGTCGTATCTGCTGACGTAATTAAATCCAGAATAGGATATCCGTCCTCAGCTAAACCAGTTACGGTGACAGTCTGAGTATAAGGAACAGTGTCAGACCATCCATCAGCTGTTAACGTTCCAGTCAAATTTACAGCGCTTGACGTTACGGTTGTTATACCTTTCAGGCTGTTGAGCCAAGCAGCCTCATCACCGCTAAAACCTTCTTCGACTGCTATAGTATACGCCGACTTGCCATCATTTCCATTAGTACCATTTGTACCGTTAGAGACAGTAGCGGTAGTTGTTCCCGAGCTATCAGTCGCAGTTACCGTACAACCTGTTTCAGTCTGTGATACCGACAGCATAGCAGATGTACCGTTAGACACATTGGCAGTAGTGGTTCCGTTAGCATCAGTCACGGTAATAGTAGCTCCCAAGTCGGTCTGCGTAACTTTTGCAGTAGGGGAAACACCATCAGCACCCTTGTCACCCTTTTCACCCTGTTGCCCCGTTAATGCAGTCCAATGAGTAGCATCGAACTCGGTGCTTGATGTGTGAGCTTCGGTACATTGATAAATAATTGTGCCGTAAACAACTAAATTATCAACAACATACGCTGTATTTGCAACCCAGCTTGGAATGGCACTATCGTTAATACACGTGATTACACCCTCCGAACTGACCTTAATGGTCTCACCGTCTGGCTTAACACCGCCCAAAATCGTGGTGGTTGCTACAGGCAACGTATAAGGCTGCGCTTCGCTGCCCTTTATAACGCCGTTGCTGTCAATAGTAATAGTTGTTCCATCGACTTTAACACCGCCAAGGACTGTAGTGCTTGCTGTTGGAAGTGTGTAAGTTGTTGCTCCGTGGATAGTACCATCTTCATCGATGGTTATTGTATTGCCATCAGGCTTAACACCACCCAATACTGAATTAGTAGCAATAGGCAAAGTATAATCACTACCTACTATCACATTATCCCATGTTAATTTTCCTTCGTTATTCGTACCGAATTTGTCAAGAATTTGCATATTTGTGTGGGAGTGTACCTTGTCTAATATTTGATTAGACAGCACTTGCCAACTGATTTTTTTATCAACACGATTAGATGTATTCAGAATAAACACGTCTGCATCATTTAAACTTGTAATAGGGTCTAAATCATAAATATATGCCATTATTCCACCGCCCTTTCTAACAATTCAGTCTTATGATTCTTAACAACTTCAATATACTTACCGTTATTGGTTTTATAATACTTATTATCAACTGTTCCAACATCTACAACGTATGTATTACTCAGTAAAGACATTTCGTATTGAGGATTATATAGTTGTACACTAAATAGATAAGTTTGATTATCCTCTGGGATAGTATAAGTAATTACTTTGTAAGCACTTTCATCAAGCCACTCAAGATTAGCTGTTCCATCAGTATCAACGCTTTCTCCAATAAAATTAGCTCTCATATATAACTTTACAAGAGATATTCCTATATCCTTGGATTTTACATATAACTTAATCTTATTACCGTCAATTTCATGTTTGAAAATAATTGGTTTTTCAAGCATATACTTATCTCTTGTCTCAGAAGATAAATCTGTCTTTTCATCAGTATAATAAGGTCTGTAAATAGATAGTCCCAAAGTCCATTCATGATTTGAATAACCTATACTTTTAATGGTATAAACATTAGTATCGCCATTCATAGTCGTGTACTCAATGCTTCTGCCAATAGCCATAGAGGGATATTGAAACTGAGAAATATAAATGCCCACAAGATTTACGTCAAAGGTCTCGTGTCCGTACAAACCTTTGTAACATTCCCACCTTGCTCTATTTCTGCATTTTTCATCAGTGTCAAGCTCAGAACAATTAAATACTTTGCTTCTGATAACATCAAAGTTATACATAGCCCAATCACAATATCCATAATAATTACCGTCTTTACCATAGACTTCCGCATAGCTTATAGTATCACTATCAGTATAACTCGTTCCTTCACTAATAACCAGTCTGCTATAATCTCTGTAGTGCATAATCAGGTCTCCATATAACAGGAGAGACTTCTTTTGTATTCTTAAATTATCCTGTTCATCTATCCAGTAAGTGTAATTCTGCATACTATCTTCGAGAATACTATTTAAAATATCACTGACAGAGCTACCCTCTTCAAATTCATAATACTTTACCGTATCGAAGAAATCTAAACCATCTATATAAATATTTTTAACAGGGACTTCCGAATTGTTCTGTCTAAAAAATGTATTATTCTTTTCAACAAACTGACGTATAAAATCAGATGTAATAGGGGTGTTATTCGCAATGTGAATACCTAAAGGAAATCCTACTTCTCTTTGATTTCCCTCTTTATCTGTTTCAAGATATCCTATTCTCGAAGTAACAAGGCTGCCACCATATTCAGACTTAAAGCTTCCAGAACAGCCAATTAAAGACATTGTAAATGTACTTGTAGTTGCATCATAGTCATATTTATCATCTGTAGGGATAAAGAAACCAAAATCTACTCTGTTCTTGGTGCCGTCAGGTAATTCAAAATCACACATCAGTCGATATAATACAGGATTCCAACCTACATTGATAAAATAACCTAACTCATCATCATAACCAGCGTATTGTAAATGTTCTCTTCGCATAAACCACATTTTACTGTCTTTAGGAACATGAAGTGTCACATTTGCACTTTGACGTGATTCATTATCTACACTTGCAGAGTAAGACCAATCCACAACATTAGGGGAGAAATCCTCATATTTTGCACTATTTACAATATCAGAACTATATTGATACGCCCTGAATATAACGTGAGTTATAACATTGGAATTATATTCTTTGGGATTGAAATAGTTTTCTTTGACAGGCTGGGCAATATCATAATGTAAATTAAAATTTTCTACAACACTCATACACTATTCACCAACTTAGTGCCACATTTCTGGCAATATACCGCAGTGGGTATAACAGTAGTATTGCATTTAGGACAGTGTAAAGGTTTTATATTATCCGATGTATAACGTTCTTCTGTTTGAACCCAACTACAAGACAATTTGTTATTGTATGCCACATCTACTGAAGTTTCACAATTTAATTGCACCTCTGACTGAATCTCAACCGTCATTATCCAATCCTCGGAAAGTTTTAACCTCTTAGGCTTTCCGTTATGTAACCACTCTGCAAGAGCAACTATCCAAGCCGTAGACGTGTCAAGATTGAAGTCTTCTTTACAAGCTCCCTCTGAATTATCAAGCCATAATCCATTTATTGTGCCAGTCCAATATGAAGCTTCGCCATCTCGGATAGCATAAGGAAATTTGTTATTCTTTGAGACCTTAACATCAACTGCCCTGTTATGAGTATTGTCTTCGCTGATTTCAACATCAGTGTAAAAACAAAGACCAGTATCGTCCCAAATTTCAATTCCATTAAATTTCATTTTTATTCACCGCCCTTTTTATAACTATTGATTTCTGCAAGTAATTTTGTATCTGTAAATTCTTCTGTAAATACTTGAAATGTTGAGTTTCTTATTTCAATCAATGGGTTATTTATTATGTCATCATAAGTGGGATCTCCATTTATACCATGAAAATATATTGATGTGTCATCTTTACAATCATGTAAAAAATAATGTTGATATTTATAATCATTTCCATAAATTAGCCCATAATCATCAAGCAGATCGCTATCAGATATATTTTTGGATTCAGTGAACATAATTTTTGTTGGAAGGTAAGAATTACCAAAGTAGCAAGACGCTACTGTTATCACGTTGATAGAATGATAATAATCAGCATCGGCAGCATTGGAATAATATGTTCCATCTTCACCTATCCAAACATAACGACTATAAATTGAAATACGATACTTACCAGCCACGGTTGTTGTCGTTACTTTTGGAGTAACATTATTTATTGCAAACTGATAAATATCCATCAGCTGTTCTTCTGTTAAATTACGTACAAATTTTATTAAGTTATCTAAGTCATTAGGATCAAGATTGTCAATATATTTATAGTCAATATGATCTTCTATGACTACTTGTCCTGTACTAAACCCTCCTTGAAAATAAAACTTCTTATCAGTCTTAATACCCCAAGATGAATTATAAGACGTTTTAGATCGTGACTCTGATAAAAATGAAAGCGTAATTAAATTTCTGCTATACTTTTTATATTTAGTGCTTTCTATATACTCAAATTTACCAAATCTGCCAAAACGAGCTTCGTTGTTTTGCGTATAAAGTATAAAAGTACCATTGCCGTCATTGATAAATGGTAATATATATCCTAAATCAGAAATATTTGGTTTATACAAACCGTGATTTATCTCACCTTTTTCAAACCTTGCATCTTCAATTTTTCGTATTAAACTATTGTCGTAAAGGCTATAAAAGTTATAAAATACATTGTATCGCTTTCTTATTTCGTAATCACTTGTTATGACTTCTATCCTTTCATCGTCCATAGCAACTTTATAGTCTGTTTTATGATCTTCGCTTTCCTCTAATGTAGCTCCAACCTTAAACCCATTACGTTTGTGTTTTATTTTGACCTCCCAATGATCCGCTGTAAAAGTGGTGTCATCGGCTAATAAACAACCCTTTGGAGATACTGCTTCTTTAAATACATACGTACCTTTTTTTAATTTGGTTTTATATTCGGGAACATAAGCTTCAGTATTAACAGAAACATATTCAACAAATTTGCCATCTGTAGTAAAAATAGCACCAACAATACTTGAAGTACGGTAACTATTCATTATATATACTTCTGCTTCTACGGTATCATTTTCATAAAAAAACGATTCTGTAAATCGGATAATTATATCAACTTCAACGGGAATTTTGTGTTCTTTCGCAGGCACATAAAACAAACTCGGCTCCATGTACGCCCTTGACCATCTTGTCAAAGTCTCCTTAACGTCCATTAAAATCCCTCCAAGCGCATAACACTACCATCAGGGAATGTAATTGCCGTAACCTCTTCCGATGAACCGCCCTCGTCCTTGACAGTCAGAGTAAACACTCTCGTTTCTTCCGTCTTGTCAGAAAGCAACCAAGTCTCAGTTACTGTACATTTCTCAGAGTCATATACAGCTTTCGATGGGTGGTTAAACTCATAGTCGGTTATAACCTCTGCATAAACCATATCTCTCTGATTACTGGGTATAAACATTCTCACACGCTGACCTATTTCAGTCACGTTACAATTTTCAGCAAGCACATTAAAAGTAGAAGCGTTTGCGAATATCTGCCAACGTACTACTTTTTCATTATCATCTTTTATTGAACCTATTACTTTACCAATATAGGTTTTATCAAAATCAGATTTATTGATTTGTGAAGTAGTTCTATTTGTTATCTTATTAACAAAAGTGTCTAATGATTTTGTATAATCCATATTTCACCACCTAAAAATATAATGTCCTCACCTGAATTATGGTGAGGACATATAACTTTTATACCTTAATATTATCAAGTTTTCTGTTCAGCTGATTAAACGCATTCGTGATTTCTGTCGCAGCCACATTTCTAAATTCTGCAATAGTCTTTTTATCAGCGCTACCGTCAATATGAATTGTTTGCTGTATAATAGGTTTGTTATTTACGTTATTAACATTGCTGTTAGAAACATTGTTAATGGTATCACTCACAGACTTATTCATCTTGTCAACAATAGGATTATAACCACTATTGAATGCATTAGTAAGAGGACTAATATCCACCTTACCAGCACTAACAGCCCTCATAAAGTCAATAAACGTATCATAACCAGCAAAGCTTCCCTTGCTTGTCCTTTCACTGTTATTATGTCCTTGCCACTCTTCCTTAGAAGTAGCATAGACCTTGTGACCCAATCCCTCAACAACTTCACCATTGACCATAACTTGTTTCTTAGTAAGTTTGCCTGTCTTAGGGTCAGCTACAAGATTAAAGCCACCTGCGACCATAGAATTATCAGCTTTGTTTTTTGCTTCAATATCAGCCTGTGCAACTACCTCTTTGAGAATAGAAGTCAAATCCTGTGTAGCAAGCGTGTTATTATCTACTGTACTTGAATACTTCGCAAAGGCGGAATAATCAAAAGTATAATCACCGTTAGGCTGTACCTTAACAACACCTGTATCAATAACTTTCTGACGTTCAGAATCAGACAATTCAGACATTGCCTTAGATATATCACCCGACTTAGAAAGCTTTTTAACAAGTTCAGCGTTGGAAGAAGTCTGTTTCTTGTCACCGCCAAGCTGCTCATAAATCTTTTCAACAGCTTCATAGGTTTTTTCACCCTGTGTTTTCTGTTTTTCAAGATTGTCCTTTACGTTATCGTAATAATCTTTAGCAGCTTCTTTCTGTTCCTCAAGGATATCCTTTTGGTCTTTAAGTACATTGATCTGTTCATCACGATAGGCTTCTTCAAGGTCTTTCTTGCTTTGGTCAAGTTCTTCCTGTGCCTTTTTCTGATTTTCATTAGAAGCTTGCACAGACATTCCAGTTCCGTCAAAGTAAACGTAATTGTTCTTAGCATCTTCACGTTTAGCTTCGTCAAGAGCTTGCTCCTTTTCCTTAACAGCAAGTTGAGCGTCCTTAATTTTCTTGATTCTGTCCTCAGTGTCCTTGACCTTTTCAAGCTCGTCTATTTGCTTGTCAATAGCGTCAATTTGCTTATCATAGCTCTTTTCAATCTTATCAGAAAGTTCATCGACTTTATCAATACGCTCATCCATCATATCGGAATAATCGTCTTTGAGTTCACTGATATAATCCTTTTCAGATTCGATTTCCTTCTTATTGATGTCGATAAGCTTGTCATTAAGACTGTCAAGGTCATCTATAAGTGCCTCTATATCGTCAGTATTTCCGCTTATAGTACCGTTTCTGATACCATCAATTCTTGCCTGAATTTCGGTAATAGCCTTGTTTATCTGGTCACGTGCATAATCAAAGCTTGCAGTAACTGTAAGCTCGTTGCCGTCTGCACGCTCCTTGTAATTATCAAGTGCCTTGTCAGCCAGCTTTTCAAGGTTGCCAATTTTCTTGTCAAAAAGCTCTTGCTCTTGCTCCTGCCTCCACTTGTAAACTTCTTCCTCGTGCTTCCAAAGATCATCTTGATAGTCGGCAAGTCCGTCATAGGCTGTATGTGCAGCAGATAAAAGCCAATCATAATAATCTTCATCTTCTTGCATACGCCCCATATTGATTTCGTGCTGCCTACGAGCAAGTTCAGTTTTAAAGTCTTGTACAGATTTAGGCTCATCGCTATCATTAGGCTTTGCAGTTTCGATTTCGTCAATAATTGTCTTATAGCCAGCAATTTCAGTCTGTAAATTAGATACCTGTTCATCAATAAAGGAAGTATCTAATCCACTTGCACTTCTTGATTCACTTATAAGCTGTAGTCTTGCAAGAAGAAGTTCTTTAGCAGAAATTTTATTTTTATATTCCTGTGCTTCAAGTTCTTTAAGCTTCTTAACATTAAGTATAAGTTTACCATTTTGAACTTCAAGACATTCAGTAAAGTTACCACCCATTTCCTGCAATTCAGCATATGTAGAGGAGGAAATATATCCATTCTCATTCATATCGCTCATTGCAGTAGTTATAAGTTTTACTTTCTTAGACACATTATCTACAGTAGAAGCGAAGTTGTCCGCTACTCCATCACACTCATCTAAGAGCAATGTATTTTGAGCAATTACGTTATTCGCATCTTCAATATTTTGGCGTTCTGTCTCAATAGCATTGTCAAGTTCTTTTTTACGATTAGCCGCATCACTGTTATGTTTAGCCGCTTCTGTGAGCAATTCCGACTCTTTTTGATAAGTATTTATGTTTTCCTCAGCTGTACTAATTGAAGATTTTGCACTATCAATATCTGCCTGAATACTATCTTTCGTAGATTTGATATACTCATAACGAGACTGGGTTAAATCCTTTATAGCAATAGTATAGCCATCGGCTGTCTTAACAAATTTATCAGCAAGAGAGCTATCAAGATTAATCATTGACATAACGTCACTGAAATCAATAGCCTTACCATCTTGAATAGACTGAATAGCTTCATCAAAGATATTTGTATTCTTAAAAGTATCTTCGATTTTCTCCTTGACGGTATTTAAACTTTGTTTTAAGGCAGAAACATTAGTTGTTACAGTAGGGAATACTTCTACTTCAACTGGAATCGGCTCTGCTGTAAACTCATCAAAAATAGACATTCCTTCAAGAGCAGACTTAATGCTATTTTTAATATCGTCTTCGGAACCAACGAATTGATTTCTCAGTTCTGTTCCAGCCGTTGTTGCATCAGAAATCAGAGTGTTATAAAACTGTTTAAATTCCTCTTGTGTCTTTGGTAACTCTTTACCTTTAAGACTTTCAAGAACAGCAGTTTTAGCAGCATTTTGATTTAAAGCTGTTACTTCATCTGTATAGTTTTCATAAGCTGTTTTGAGTTCATTGAGACGAGAATTGATTTCTTGATATATTTTTAATTCTCCTGCTTTTTGAGAACCAAATTTAGAAACTAAAGCATCTTGCATTTCCATTAAGGTTTCATAATTTTGCTTGATGCCTTCGACCGTGCTTGTATCGCCCAACAGATTGAACACTGCGTTTGTTACATTATCATTTTTAGACAAACCAACATCTTTAAAGATTTCAAGATTATCAATATCCTTGAAAGCAGAAATAATTTTATCAATTTCTGTATCAAATTTATTGGGTTCAATCTTGTAATTGGCTGTTTTAAATTGATTTCCGTCCCAAATACTTTGTCCGATTTTTAAAAGCTCATCTTTATAAACATCTACGCTTGCAACTAAATCATCGTGTGTGCTTTTAAGAGATTCAATAGTAACATTAGAAATAGCTTTTTCGAGAGAACCATATTTTGAGGTTAATTCATCTACTGCTATTCCTTCAAGTCCTAAAGCTTTAAGAAGTTCATTTGTAGCAGAATTTAAATCTTCCTTGCTACCAGTTCCATCGACAACAGCTTGATTAAGTTCAAGATATTTTGTGTAAAGGTTAGATATTTCAGTAGATGTTTGTTTTGCTTCGGTTGCTGTTTGTTTTATTTTTTCACGAAGCTCTGTTTGACCATTGACAACTTTAGTAATTCCTGCTATAATAACATTAAAAGCAATCGTTACGATTGCCATTTTAACAAGCTGAAAAGCAGTCGACATAACTTTTGTAACAGCCGTCAATGCTTTTTCTTTAATAGTTAAAGCCTGCGTTTCTACCCCTAAAGCAGTCATTTTTGCTCTTGTTGCATCTACACGAGTGTTATATTGTTGCTGTGTTATTTTATTTGCACTAAGCTGTGCATCATAAGTTTTTAATCTTGCATTAAGAATCGCATATTGTTGTGCGTTTTTTTGTGCTTGTTCAGATGTTCCAACCATAGTATTATTATAGGCTGTTCTCCAAGCAACACCGTTTTTTAATTCTTGATTAAATTTCTGCAAAGCAATAGTATCACTACTCTTAAATAGTGTTGATACAATATTTCCACCAGATAATTTAAAATCTTTAATAGTAGATTTAAATGATTTATCAACAAAATTGCCTAAAATTGTACCAAGTGTCTTAAATACCATATAATAATTATCGTTTTGAAATAATTATTTTACTTAGTAGGAGGTTTTACTATGGCAAATATTGAAATACCTGATGAATTTATTATTTGTACCGAATGTGGTGAATATTACGAAATAGGAGAATTGAAAGAAAACGTTTGTCCAAAATGCGGTTGCAAAAAATTATTAGGCGAAAATGAATATTTTGCGAGAGAAGTAGGATTTGTTGACCAACCCACAACCCCCAACATACCCAAATGCCCCACTTGTGGTTCAACAAATGTAGAAAAAATATCTACAGCTCAAAAAGCTTTTGGTTTTGCTTTGGTTGGATTGTTTAGTAGTAATCTCGGTAAAACTATGCACTGTAAGAACTGCGGATATAAGTGGTAAGGCTAAAGGATAAACATATAAAAGAAAATACCTGCTCTTTGGAGTAGGTATTTTTATGTAATTATATTTATTCATTTACATTTACAGCGCCAACAAGTTGATTACCAGTATCTGATTCTGCTTCGGAATAAATGTGTTCTTCAAAATAACGTAGTGTAGAGTAAGAACAATATTCAGCGTTATGTTCTTCTTTTATATTGGATTTTGCTTTTTTATAATTTCCAATACATTTTTCCATTTTTTCTTTAACTCGTCTTTCTTTTCCTAAAAGATGCTTAAACTCTTTATTTCTAATAAAAACTTTTTCATCTGAAATATACTTTTCATCTAAGATTAGTACAGCCTTTGTAAAATCTAAACCATGTTTTGCAGATTTGTCCGTCCATAATACGTCTCCATTATGAGAAATATCTGAGCGAAGCGGTATTGCAAATTTCAATCCATTAACATCTGTAATTACTTGTGTATAAGGGCGATCTTCTTTTATCATCATCTCAGGATATTTTTCCGATGGATAATCTGAATAAAATTGTTCAGAAAGATGATAAAAGACCATATAACCAACCCCTTATAATAAAATACTCCTACATTTTCAGTAGGAGTAAATAACATCTTCTCATTGAGCTTTCTTTAATTTATCCTGCTCGTGGCTCTACGAACAGTCTTCAATTTGGATATTTTTTTAATTAACGTTTCGCTATCCTACGACAACATCTTCATTATAGAAGAAAAGAGAAGATGTAGAAACCAATTTGATTTCTTTGTTATTATTATACTACTTTGAATTATAAAAAGATATTGACATTTTAAACAAAAAAGCAAGCAAAAATTAGTTGATAATGTCAAAAACAAAAATACGTATTGACTTTTTGTGGCACATAAACTATAATATAATTGTGGCACAGAAAGTAGGTGAAAAAATGTCACCCAAAATAGGTAGACCACAAGTTGAAAAACCTTTAACCATTGAAATCAAAGCAAGAATTGATAAAGACACAAATGATAAATTAATCAAATATTGCAAAGACAACAATGTTACACGTACAGATGTTGTGAGAAAAGGTATACAACTTGTTCTCCGAGAAAATAAATAACGGCAATGTTGCACCGTGGAAAGTAATACATTACCGTTACATATCTGACAGATTTCTCTATCAAATACATTGTACCATAGATAGAGAGTTCTTGTCAAGTCAAATTGATAAGGAGTTTTATTTATGCAAGAGATTATGAATTTTGAAGGCAATGATGTAGAGGTCATTCAAAATGAAAATGGCGAACTCTTATTCGAGATTTACTCAACTGGTAAGGCTTTAGGATATGTAGCCAAAGCTAAAGGAAATGTTTATCCCTACAAAGAAAGAATACTTAAAACTGCTGAAAACGCCGAAATTACGTTGGTTTCACACGGTGTGAAACAATATTTAACAGAATCCCAACTCTATGATTTTATGCTTGAAGCTCGGACAGACAAGTGCAGAATATTCCGCAAATGGGTTACTAACGAAGTCTTACCATCAATCAGAAAGACAGGTAATTATTCCGTTCCCAAAACACCTTCACTTCCATACGCCTACATAGAGAAAACATTTCACGGCAGACCCGTTCTCACTGCTTCCGATATCTCAAATATTTATGGTATAAATTCAGTTACTCTGTACAATCATATCAAATCAGCCTTAATGTCAGATAGAGATTATTCTTTACTGACTGGTGATGAACTCAAAGAATACAACAAAGAAAATCCTCAGTTATTCAAATGCAAGAAATCTTTGTTTGTAATCTATAATATGGGTTTATCACGCATTATTTCATATTATGAGCTTGACAACAGTAAGACCCCAAGCTTTATGATAGAGAAAAGGGGATATGTAGTTCAGGCAGGAGTACGTTCCGTAATGGAATATGTACGCCGTGAAATCAAAGGCATTGAAGCACTTACGTACCTTATCGAAAGCAATGACTCTCCACGTAATCTTGAAAATTACCGTAAGATACTTGTGCAGAAGCTTTCAGCTATAAATTAGTGGAAATGTGATGTGTCGCTTGTTAGACTTGGTATTCAGCCTGTGACAGTACCAATACTTACTCAAATACATAACGGTGAATATGGAATAAGATACTAAGTTGTAAAGGATATAAAGAAAGACCTGCTCTAATTTAAGAGTAGGTCTTTGGCTTTTTTATATTGATAACATAAACAAAGTCACCCACCTTTGCAGATGCGATTTTTTAGGCTTTATTATGTATTAAAAATAAAAGCAATCTGACCGTAGTTTACAATAAATTTACAAACATATAATTTTTGATAGATTTATCCCTACACTATCTATCATAGTGTCAAAACTAAGCAGGGGATAATCTGCTTTGGAACTACTATGGGAGTTATCCATAGGTTAGAGTACACCTTTACCTTACCACAAGGCAGTTACCATCTACTCGTTGAGCCTTCCGTGTCTCACGACAAGGCTTGGTTGCTGATTATACATTGTTGTACTATTACTAAATAGTATGCAGACCGTAGCACTTAATTTCATTATAAAATCAAGCTTTTGTTTCAGCATAGTCCATCTGTGTTATTGTTTCCGAGTTTCCTCACTCTCATAATGCTTGTTATGAGTAGTCACACAGCTTTAGCATTTTCCAGCAGTTTGACAACCTTATTTGAAAACGTGTTACATTCTCCGCATCTTATGTCAGTGGTGATGCGAAAACGGGCGTATTTAAGACTTAGTTCACCTACGTTTTTAAGACTTAATCCAGCAAATATAGTAGGAATAAGCCCCATTTTGTCAGTTAATTTTGATGTCAATTCAATTATGTTAGATATTTGGGTAAGTATAAAATTAAGTGGAGATGAAGCATCTGAAAGAGTATCAATAAATCGAGTTGCACTTTCAATTAAAGACTTAAACAGATCGGAATTAGCAAATTCATTTACAAATTCCGTCCATTTGTTCTCCATTTTATTCCACATACCTTCCCACGATTCAGCAGTCTTTTGTGCTTCCTCAGCAGCTGAACCTTGACCCTTAGAATAGTAATCGAGCATTTTATAATAACTATCTAAGTCAGAAAGTATCGCTGCTAACGTGTTGGCGTGATATTTCAATTACGTTAAATTAGATTCGCAAAATCTAACCATATCCTTATCTTTCGATAAGAGTTCAGACCATTTCTTAACCACATTGCGTATGCAACAGCAGTCAAACCTTTTCCGTTTAAGAGTTTTTCACTCACTTCATTTGCGATTAAGCCGTACTTCTAATGTTATGACTATTCGGGATTTCCACCTTTATTTTATTGTCATAACCCCTCATCGGGGAATGGTCGTTGAGCGTTTACCCTCGACTTAACTAACTCTTGGTCAGAGTATAACGTTAGGGTATTTCGTTGCAAGAACAGAGATTGTTACTATACTTAGGCTTTTGACCATATACAATCCTTACGTTTTTTCTACTTTCGTACCGTCATAGCGTGATTTCTCCACTATTGTGGTGTAAGGCTCTTACTCATTACCTGCATTTAAATTTGTTCTTTATGCACATTTCTGTACATTGTGGTAAAATCTACCACCAATATCACTAAGAATATTAGCTCTTCGTGTATCTCCCTCTTCAAGACTTGTAAATGCAGCCGATAATTCTTTAATTAACTCAATAGGTGTTTTGAGTTTTTCAGAACCATTTACCATTTCAGTCATTGAAATATTTACAGAATCAAATGCCTCTTGAATAGGCTTAGAGGTCGTGTCTTGTAAATTGATAAACAGAGACTTTAAAGCGTTACCGACTTCAGAACCAGACTCTCTTGTTTTAGAAACAGCTACCGCTATAAGAGAGGATAGTTCATCAATATTTACTCCATACTGAGCAGCAACAGAAGCCGCTTCAGATGTAGCATCAGCCATATCCTGCATTGATACTGCCGCATTATTTGTTATGTAGTTTTGACTCCTGCTGTTACTTTCATTTATAATAATTATAAATTACTGACCATATTTATCTATATGGCGATTAAGAATTTCTTCTTAATTCTCACGTTTCATTGTTAGATTATTGCGTGAGAGCAGAGTATATCATCACCCTCGTTTTAACGTTAGGCTACAATTAATGTAGAAATATGCTATACATATTTGTGGTCTGCGTGTGCTATACGTCACCGTATAACAACTTACTCGTTACGGATTCTATATAAAATAAGGATTTATATTTTTATTTTTTACTAATTTATTTGTCAATGTGTCTAATTGATAATTGAAGGAATTATAATCCTTTAAAACCCCATTATTAGAAATATATTCAGTGATCAGTGCTTTACATAAACTTAAATTATTCAATATATCGGATTCCCACAAATATAAAATTTCTATGTTATAATATTTTTTTATATATGTGTGTTTTCTCTTATCTCGAATAACATCTTTTTGTTGCATTTTATTCAACTGGTTATAATTATTGTATTTTGAAGGATTGGCATGAAAATAATCTCCCATTACTTCTATAATTAAATTAGAATCAATTAAATAATTATCTACCGAATAGTATTTGTATATTTTTTCATTTTGATATTTAATATCCATATCATTTAACAATGAGTTAATAATAATTTGAGGTTTAGTATTACGTTTGATTTTTCCATCGGCATAACATTTGGTAGTATTAATTCTGCATTGCTCACGTTGTTCATCTGAAAAATGTATTCCTGTATTATATAATTTATTCCCAACGTAATATTTACTTCTAAATTCACTATAACATTTATGATTACAAAAATTATGACTGATTCCTTCAGCATTAACAGCTTTTAATTTGTTTTTAGGAATTAAAATTTCCTTGTGACAATTATCACATTCACATTTTGTTTTAGTATAGACAGATGCCTTTTCTCCAACATAATATTTACTTCTATATTTACTATAACATTCGTGTGTGCAAAAGTTAAAATTGTTTATTTTTAATTTATATGGACTAATTTCAAACTCTTTACCACAATTATCGCATATAACTTTTATTCTAACTTTTTGATTTCTTATGTTATGTAATCCTAATTTATCTTTTAATAAAATTATTATATCATTTAAAGGTCTATCTAAATCTTTGGCTATATCATTTAAGTAACTTGTATGAGAATCGTGTATTTGTTCAATTACATACTTTACATCGTCTTCATTCCAGTCATCAGGAATATTTAATTGATGCTTTTTAAACCATTTACATAATTTACAAGTTTTGCATTTTTCTTTAAATAATTTAATATCCTTTTCTTTGTGGCAACAAATACATTTTTGAGTCACTGTATTCCTTTCCACCTTATTTTATATAGTCTTATCCTCGGAATTATGTATCTCTACGTTTTTTCCGATAAAAGCAGACTTCAACCATATATATTTCTATATATGAGGACTTTTATGTTAATCCAAAACAGAATTTAATTTCTCAATACTGCCACCCAGATCATAGGCGGCATCGGTCGCTATAAGATAGTCATTAGCAGCATCAGAAGTTAAATCACCAGCTGCTTGTGCAAGTATAGAAAGTTCAGACATTTCAGGAGCATTTTGGAAACCAGCTCTATACATTTCCTGCACACCAGTTAAATAGTCACTTGCTTTTTTGCCATACTTGCTTGCTGATTCAAATGATGTTTTGCCAAGTTTAGCGAGAGCCTCAGTTGTTAAATCAGAAGTCTTAGAAATCTCAGTTAAAATAGTATCTATTTCTTTTAGTTCTGTAATGGCATTTCTTATATCCATTACGAAAGTAGATACTAAGGAAGTTAAACTCATCCAAGATGAAAATTTCTTTAAGTTAGCCCAAAGCTTATCAAAAATAGTTCCACCTTCAAGACCTAAAGATTTAGCTTCTGCTTTAATGTTTCTAAAATTTGCGGCAATTTTTTGGAAATCATCATTATTAGCACAATGTGAAAGCTGTAAAAGCATATTCTCAATCTCTTGAGAAAAAGTTTTTCCATTTGATGTAAGCTGATTGCTTTGTATTGCTTTTGAATTGGAGTCTTTATATGTATTGATTTCAGCAGTAAGTTTCTTTATACGTTGCGTAAGCAGTTCTGCCTGTTGTGCTTGTCTCTGCATTGAATTATCAGTTATCATTTGTTGATTTAATGCAGAAAATTTAGCTCTTGCAATGTCAAATTGATTAAGAAATTTGGTGAGACCTTCGGTATCATTAGTTCCAATATTTTGAATTGCTGCATTTAACTCATCAAGATCAGCTTTCATTTCTGATATAGGAACTTTACTGCCTTGAATTTTAGCTCCAAATTGAGCAAGTTTTTGAATATTTTCAGTTTTAATAGTCGAGACATCACGAGTTCTCAATTCTTCTGCTGCATTTTCAGCATTTCTGAAAGCACGCTCCAAATTCTGCAAAGTAGAGATTTCCTTTTCAGCATTTGCTTTCATTACGGCAAAAGTGGTACTATCGGCATTTTTAACTGTATCAATAGCTTGTTCTACTTTAATATATTGTTCTGCTAATTTTTCTTTATTGCTTTCATTTTTTATAGGTTTCGAAGCATTTAAATCCTCTATACGGCTTTTTATTTTAGCATAAGTAGATTCAAGCTTAATTGCAGAAGCATTGGCTCTTTCTTGTGCTATAACCGCTTTATTGATATTTTCAGAATAACGAATAACCTGTTCGTTATCTTCTGAATCATAAACTATAGTTTTGCTTCTCCCAGTTGCTCTATCAGAATAAGTTTCAGTCTTTGCAAGTTGATTGTCAGAAGCATCAGTTATAACTGATTTTTTGGCTAATGCAAGGTCTTCATAGGCATCCGTTTGGATTTTTATAGCCTGCGTTTCCTTATCAATTATTTCTGTGGTAGCTTTAGTAACAGTTTGTGTTTCTTTAGCTGACCGTGTAGCAGTCTGTTCAAGATTTTTATATTCAGTTGCAGCCTTATAAATCGAAGTAATGACATTATTTTCAAAATTCGCTCCATCAGTAATGTTTCCCATTCCCTTTGAAAGGAATGTACTTCTAATAGATTCTATAAGATTGCTGTAACTTTGAATAATAGCTGTCGTATCTTCTGGTTTTAGCCTTAAATTATTTATTAAACTTGTAGCATCATCTGAAATTTCCTTACTTGATACTCCAAAAATATTTTTTAAATTGTCTTTGAACGTTTTTAAATCAATGTTATTTAACTGCTGTAATTTCCCAACAACCGCTTTGATAAGAGCATCAGTGTCCTCAATAATTTTGCCATCAACTGTAGGCTTAATAGTTAATCCATTATTAGTACCAATAACTTTATTCTGAACATTAGAAAGTGCTGTATTTAAACTACTTGTATCAATCTGACCAATATTCAGTTTTAAATTCTTACTAATAGTAGCTATCTGAGATTGTATAAGGGACTGTGTTTTATTTAAGTCAAGTCCACCGACAATCTTCACTCTTGCAGAATTATCATTGGCTAATTTGGCATTGAGTTTTGTGATATCTTCTTTCTTTATCTTTTCATAAGTTCCTTCAATATCCAAACTCGCCGTTAAAAGCAGACCGTCTGTATCTTTAGCCATTAAATAATCACATCCTTTATACTATATTTATTGTTTACACGTTGTATCCATTAGGCTTGTGTACCTGTATTTTTATTCCATAAGGATTACTTGCTTCAAAATCTGCTATTCCATCTTCTATAAAATGCCCAGCTGGACGATAACCAAAATAGGGGATATCCTTAAACCATACGTCCTCTTTTACCTCATAGCCGTAGTTGAGCAGATAAGCAGTATTTACCGTTTCACCGTTGCCGTCCCAACTTTGAATACCATCACCAGACTGATGATATCCACTGTCATCAAAATAAATGTCAAGACTCATAGTTTTACCAGTTACTTTAAGATTTAAAATATCATCGACTTTTAATGAGTTCTGCAAAGCTCCTGTACGCTTATATATCTTAGGCTGATAGCTATTCATATACTCGTCCAGTCTTGCCTGAATACAGTCCCTAAGTCGATTAACTTCTTCGACCATAACCTGGCTATAAGTCTTACCATTTTTGAATTTAAGCTTAGTTACATCAATACTTTTTAATTGTGATTTCAAATCCACATCAATCACCCATCAGCAGTTCAATTACCTTGTCCATATCATTCTCAGCACACTCCTGAGAAATAGAGCTATCAATACAAACGTCAAATCTATCGCCATTCATAATGTTAATACTGATAATGCCAAGAATTGACTTGGCATTTATCTCACGATTTTCCATTATAAAATATACATTTGATTTGATATGTGTAATCTTTGCAACAAAATTCTTAGCAAAACGTGGAGCAATATCCTTATTTGCTGTAATAGTTCTCTTTGCTGTAAACATATTACTTACCACCCTTACTTACGGAAATATTCCTTACAATTTCCTCATTCTCAGCTACTTCGGTAACAGTCTTAGGCTTTTTTATAGCCTTCTTCTTGCCTTTAATAACACCATTATCCACCATAGCCTTAATAAGACTATCTGCTGTCACATTGTTTTTAAGTTTGCTCATAGCCTGTGCGATCGTCTTAACATCTTCTGAATTTGTTTCACTATAAGCCTTACCGAGAATATCTACAAAATTAGAAAGCTTAGTAGCAAGATTTGCAATAGCATCATTAGCATCTGCCATAACCATACTTGCTGAAAGAAGCTTAATTCTGCGGTCAAGTTCATTATTAATAGCAGAAATAATCATATCTAACTGTCTTACGTTGAGTACCAATTCACCACAATTAAGCTTTTCGTACTCATTATCGTAAATCTCTGAAATATCATCAGACTCAAATTCTATCTTGCCATAGAACTTTGCTGTACAATACTGAATGAGAACATCCTTATATCCCATACCATAAATAAGAGTGTTATCTACTACATAATTAATAAAAGCCTGCATCTCTGCAAATGTAAGTGTAATCATATCTGTTGTCATATTTTTTCTCCTTAAATCTGGTCAGCCATATCAGCCTGTTTTCCCTAAAAATTTGATTTAGGGTATTGACTTTTTATAGCTGGTCTTATTACTCATTTGAATTTTCTTTAATAAAAGCTTCACCAATGCAAATAGCATCGCAAATATCTTCTTTAAGTTTAAGATCATACTTGTTCAAAACATAATCTTTTGCCTGCTGTTTCAATTCAGCACGTTTCACATTTCGGGATTGCTTAAAAGAGAGTTTACTTCTCCAAAACGTAGGCTTGTACACACTATAACAAATATTATTCATTACACAGGTGTTTATAATAGCACCCTGTATCTGAGCCAATAGTATTAAAGTTGATACATTTGTTTGTAGACTTACATCTTCAAAAACAACATAATCCACATTACTCTCAACTATTTGATTATGTAACTGTTTTATCATTTCGTGTATTCTTTCATTTGTATCTTTGATTTTCTTTAATTCTATAATGTTATATTGTACAAGCTTATTACCCTCAAAAATAGCAAGTCCACTAACGGCACTTGCTTGGTCTATTGCTATAAACTTTATTACTGTTCACTTCCTATATAACGTAAAAAATAGGGAAGACAACCAAAACAACGGCTGTCGCATTGGATTGCCCTCCCTATAATTATTTACTTGTTTTTCCTGTCAAACTTAGGTTTATCATTATGCTCTGTTGATATAACTGTTCCCTCAGATATAATTGTTTTGATATCTCTTGTAATTGCAGGGAGAAACTTACTAAAATCACTATTGATAGTAATACCTACTTTAGCAAACTTATCAGTAGCTTCTTTTATAGTCAAAACGCCCTCTCTGTAATCACGAAGTATAACATAAATACTATAACAATCAGGAACGTCAGCAACAGCTCTCCAACTGTCTAACTTCTTACACTTGAAGCAATAATTATATTCATTGCCACAAATCTGACAATTCTGTAGCATTATAAATCACCTCAAATTAGGTTGCAGGCTGGGGAACAATAATTCTGAACAGCTCCTTCTTGTCAGAACAATAATCCTGAGAAGCGGAGAACTCAAAGGGGAAACTGTCTTCTCTACCAAAGGAAACAGTGGTAGATGCAGAAAGTGTAGCATTGGGGAATACCACATAACCAGCATAAGCGGTAGAAACATCACAAATATCGTGACCAACTACTTCAATAAGCATCTCCTGCGCAGAAGAGAACTTATCAGCAGAGTTATAAACAGCGATTGCATTTTCAGAAGAATATTCGTACTGAACATAAAGCTTATCTCCCTCTGCAAGATCACCTTCCTTGAAAGTAATTGTCTTGGAAGCAGAAGTATATGTAAATACACCCTCACTTACAGCCTGACCCTGCTTAAAAGACTTCTTAACAGCTCCATCTCTGGTAAGAGTACAAACAGTAATCTTATAAACAGGAGTAGAAGAAGTACCACTATTTACAACATTATACTTACATACATAGGTTGTGAGGTCACTTGCGCCCAGCTTCTTTTCCTCAATAGCAGGTACATTGATCGCATTATCAGAAGATGCAACAGTCTTACCCTCGCCATTAAACTGATAAGACATAAGGTTGAAATCCATCAGAGAGTTAGATGCAGAGAAGGTAGCAGTCTTACCCTGAGACCACTTTGCAATAGGAGAACCCTTTGCATCATTCTTAACAACTTCCTCAGAATCACACTGAAGAGAAGGGTCTTCAATCTGAGATACGAGCCAATAAAGCTCACCTGTAGAAGCATTTCTACCTATAACACGCTTACATTCATCAATGACAAAGTTATTAACATCAAAAGCCATTTTATTTGCTCCTTTCAAATTTTAAAAATATATAAAAAAAGAATTTAACTTAGATTTCGCATCCAGTCAAATTCTTTTTTATTTATTTTACTTGCATCGACAGTTCCAGTATAGATACCTTGATACAAGTTTCTTGTATTTTCAATTACATTTATTCGCTTAATACTATCGTAAAAAGCGAATATAGGCATATTCCAAATTTCAGAATAACCATACTTAAAATCAGGGTGATTTACCAAAGAAGAGACCAAACTCAATAACTGAGATTTGTATTTCTTTCTTGAAGCTGCCCTTAAATCATCATAAGCATACTCAATCATTTTTTGTTTGGTTAGTTCATTACCTACTCTTTGATATTTAGGGTCAGCTAAATTGTGCATTTTTCTAATTCGATTAGATAAAAGATTATAAACAGGCTCACTTATTATTGAATTTTCATATTTTAAAACAATGTTTCCGTTATCTTCCGATACTTTATACTTGGAAAAATCAACATCACCAAAAAGAATACTCGTTGACTCTTTATTAAGACCATTTACAGTAAGACAAAATAATTGATAGCTTGTAATTGTGGTAAAATCAATGCCGATTTTATCAAGTTGGGCTATTACATCAAATGGAGTCATAATGAAAGACGATATCATTGAAAAATATTCTTTTTCACCATAATCTGCAATTTGTCCAATAGTAGGCTGTCTTATTTTTATATAATCAGTAACAGAATAATCTCCACCCCGATATATTTTTAATAAATCATTATTATCCATCATCTTGTTCTTCACACAAATTATCGTTCATATCTTTACCCTTGAATACTAATTGACGATAACGATATTTAGTATTCAAATTTCCAGCTATACTACTTTCCAATTCTAATCTACCAAGTCCAAATCCTCTCGCATTGTTATATTTAATATCAAGTAATTCTGCAAGATAATCTATTCTGGTAGCCGATACTCCTGCTATATTTAACTGCATATCATTTTGATGAGCAAGAATTGTAAATGTAATAGTAGGGTAAGAATAAAGCTTACTCCAAGTATGGGTACGAATATCTATTTCAACACAAACATATGTAGTAACTTTATCAATAGTATCAGGTATGTAATAATGGGGGAACAGCCTATGATAGACTAAATCTTCTTGTTCCTCCTCGGTAGTACCAAGAACATCAAGAAAGTATTCATCATTTTGAAGTTCTGAGAGGATACGATTTTTCCAACGTCTTAGGCAATCTGAATTTGCCAATGTTACACACCTCCCACTATATCAATAAGCAACTCACCAATATTGCCACTGGTATCAGTACACTTTAACTTAATACTTGAACCTATAAGCAACTCGTTATTAGAACATTTAATTTTACATTTATTATCAGTTACCGTCATTGTGATATATTTATTTTGTTCAGCTACAGTTATAAGTTCCCAAGTGACAGTTTCAGTAGTATTAGCCGTAAATGTTTTAGCAGAACCGCCAACTCGAATTATTGGATCGCCAGTATATGTAATTTCAATGGGTTGACTTACTTTAGGCTTAAAGTAATCACAAAGCCAATTTTCTATTGAATCAGTATCTGGATCATAAACATCTTCTGTAAATACAAGACAAATCACACGATTTTCACCATAGGATTCACTAACAGTATCTATTCTTGTAATTCTATACGGTAATGGATTTATGTCATTATAATCAATAAACATTCGTTTTGTACGATTAAGATATACTGTATTATCATCTAATGATGTATAAACTAAAAGCTGATTATATCCAAGTGTAAGAATTTTATCTCCTTCTTCACCTGTATTATACTGAGAAGCATTTTCAACGTGAAACGGCTGATAAATTATATTACCATCGCCGTCTTGCCATTTAGCTATGTAATTGCATAAATATAAAACAACTTTTTCATACACTTTGTTATTTGATGGCATAGTCATAATAAGCCAAATATTCCATCGTTTATAATCTTCATCATATATCTTTACATATTTATAATCAGATATAGTTCTTAATCTCGTTAATAATTGACGTTGCCAACCTTTAGTTTGAGTTTCAGGAGACACTCCTTGCAGAATACCTTCTGTTTCGTATTCAAATTCAAATGATTTATCATCATTATTAAATTTACCTTTGCAAAGAAAAATTTTACTTGATAATGGTGTATCTGTTAAAAAATCATCTACGCCAAGATTAGCGTTAAACTCGAAATCATTAGTTTCTGTACCTTCTGTGTAATGTGGTGAACTTATCAAATACCAATCTGCACTCATAAACTCACCTCAATTATAAGCAGTAGGCAACAGCTTATCATAAAATTCTGCTATCTTTGTATCAACGTAATCCAACTCTTCTTTTGCGTGTGCTTTATCTGCGCTGGTGTTATTAAGTGTTAAATCTTTTCCAATTATATTAGTACGCTTTATTATCCTATCATACTGACGTTCACAATAATAACGCTTTATTGTGTAACCAAGTATTTGTATGTATAAATAAGGAAGTGGAATAAGATTTTCATTTTTATCATAATACAAAAATGAATCTGTGTCTTTATCAAATACAAGAGGTTCTATTTCCCTTGAAAATTCTTCCACTGCCATACTAAACCATTGAAATATAAGGTCTGAATTAAGTTGAAATTTTTCTTGAAATGTGGCTTCAAAAACATTAACCACATCTATATATGTAGTGCTTGCTATTCTCACCACATCCTTTCTTTTATACTGTCATTCCACAAAGAGCTTCGCATTCTCTTATTTTATTGAAATCATTAAATCCACACTCTCTAATGAGTTTAATAAGAAGAACCTTTTCTGCCTGAGTAGTAAATGTTTTATATATTTCGTTTCTAAAATCATCAAGACCATTAATTGCAAAAATCTTCTTTACCTTATTCTTATCAATAAGTTCAGATGTGATGTCAAGATAATCTCTTGTTGCCTTATCGTCTATATAAATAGTAGCGTGAGTACCATCACCATCACCACGCAGAAGTTTATTGCCGTTTTCATACTGAGAAATTACCTCTGCACGAGATACACGGACAGAACCGCCAGCATTAATATTTACTTCACCGTTAGATTCAATCTTATTAAATCCTACCATCCAATTAGCAAGATTTTTAAGTGTTATCTTTTCTTCCATACTAAGGGGCTTTGTTTCTGTAACTTCAACAGAGATTTCATCAGGAATTGTATTTTCAACAGTCTTTGCATTATTAGACGTTTTTGCCATATCTACAATATATCCTTTCATATATACTAATTAAGGGCTGTCAATCAACAGCCCTTAACAGCATTAAATTTTATAATTTATATTAAAGGTTTGTATCAGAGAGCATACCGATCTGGAACTCTCTACCCTTTGTAACATCAGTTGCAAACTCAATATCCATACGAGTGAGTACATGACCAGTTGTTACATCATTGCCACTAAATGTAGTCAGTCCACCTCTTGTCCAAGACTTAATAGGAGAACCATACTGACCACCAGTAGGAACAACCATGGCAAGACCTGCATCGAGCATAGTATCAAAATTATCGCCAGTAGCATTGAGAGAAGAATAATCATAAGGATTTGTCATCTCTGCAAGAATAGTTCCATTATAAGCACCAAGAATACCCTTTGTGCGAATATCTCTGAGGTCTTCCGCAGAAATGCCCTGTGCATAACCATATCTGGAAGAATTATATACAAATTCAGAGTTATAACCAGCCCAAGGAGTGAACTGCTGAAGAAGTGCATAATCACCAATTACGGTAGCACCTGTGCCAAGTCGTCTTACCTTCTTGAGAACATCATCAACACCAGCCTTAGTGAGACCTGCACCCTCAAAGAAATACTTTACAGGAGTAGCATTCTTAACAGCATTGTAAGCATTGGTTACAATAGCCTTCTTCATCTTATTGATGATATCAATTCTTACCTGATTCTTGCCCTCGTTCTCCTTAGACATATCACCAAGCATAAGTCTGCGATAATCAGTAGCCCAACCGCCAGAAATAGTCTTTGTGCCTACTGCATACTTGTCACCCGTAATTGCAGGGAAAATTACATCAGCGTTAAGTGCCTGCTCACGAGACTTGTCACCAATAAACTTCCAAGACTCTACCTCAATAGACTCGTCATATCCAAGGGCTTCAAAATCACCGAATACAGCAAGATTCTGAATTTCTGCGGTAAGAAGAGGCTCAACAGAATACTTTCTAATAGTGTTAAGTTCTGCAAGAGACTTAGGATCACCATTAGCAATTCCTGCACCAAGTTCCTTGAGTCTATTTACAACAGCATCAGTCTTCTTGCCATACTTAGATGTGTCCTTGCCATCTGTGAGAGCAGAGAAAATTTCTACAATAGGAGAATTAGGCTTAATCTCATTTGTAAGAGTGACATCAGAATCACGTCTTACGTTGTTCATTTCAAAAGTCATATCCATAATTATTATTCATCCTTTCTTATATCTTACTTTACAACAACTTCAACGAGTACACCGTTACCATCAAAGTTAATCTTCTTAGCAACCTTGAAGTATACACCACCGGAAGAAATACCAGTATTGTTCTCTACAATTTTGAGATTACCGTCTGTACCAGCAGCCATAAGAGTTGTGCCAGCAGTAATAGAAGCATAAGTCTCGGAAGAACCGTATGTAATACTATCAGGAGAAACCTGAAGGTACTTACCCTTCCAAGCAGATACATCCCAAGCTGTAACAAGCTCACCAGCAGGAGTAACAAAGTCCTTATAAGCACCATCGCCCTTACCATAATTAGCAATGAGCTTAATACCAAGACCAGTTGTAGGGGCAGAAGCAACTACACCATTTGTAACAGTGCCAAGATAAAAATTCTTTGTACCACCAGCAGCAGCCTTTACGGTGCCGTCACCGATGCCAGTCTTTTCAATCTGAGAGATTTCATATACCTTAATCATTTAAAATTTCCACCTTTCTTAAATTAGTAAATAGAACCATCATCGTTACCATTCGCAGAAGTATCATCTACATCAGCAAAAATATCAATCTTCTTAGAGTTCTGTTCTGCGAGAACCTTTGCCTTTTCAGCCTCAGAAGCAATAGTAGCCTTGCCAATACCCTCATAAATCTTAGCGGTAATAGAATTGATTTCAGACTTGATAGGGTCAGCATTAAATGCTTCGATTTCAGCCTTTGCGTACTCCTTCTGTTCATCTGTAAAATTAGCAAGAGCGGTATTCATTTCAGCAAGTCTCTTCTCTGCTTTCAATGTACCAAGTTCTCTTTCAAGAGCATCTCTTTCTGCATAGAAACCTTCTCTTTCAGTTTCCATATCCTGAATTGCCTTCTGAAGCTTCTCTATTTTATCTGACAGGTCATTATTTTCGTTTGTCTTAATTTCGAGAGCAGAATTAAGCTCAGTAATCTTTGACTCAAACTCCTCATTCTTACTATTACACTCAGAAATAGTAGCCTTAATGGAATCTGTAATCATACCAAGTGTTTTTTCGTCCATCGTTATGATTTCCTCCTCATTTTTATTATTTTTATTATTCAATTCAAGCAGTGAAGCTGTATGATCTGATGGCTGAACACCACAGCCAAGGAGAGCATATCCAGAAAATTCAAATTCAGTTGGTATTCTACCAATATCTTTATATCCATACAAATAAACTAATGCAGGATTATTTTCTGTTCTTACAATTTCCACACTACCATAAATTGTTTCATTATTAGACAGCTTTTCAGATAAAAGGTCAATACAGTCAGAATATCTCATATAGTCTAATGTACCTTCGCCTACAAAAACTTTTTTAGTTTCTCCGTCATCATCTGTAACTTCGTCTATATAAGATTTATCAAAATGACCTATTGTAGTAGCGTTACTAAGTAGGGGAACACCATCTTTGTATTCTCCTGTTTCACCGTGACCAAGAATATCTGTTTTGCTATCATCTGTAAATTCAACAGTAACGCTTGAACCGATAAGAGTGTCTTTTACATTTTCAACATATTCATCTATCCAAGTGATACCATTATCATTATATTTTGTGCCTGTTTCATTAACAATACAGGATTTATCATAAATTTCAGCAAGAATAAGTTTAAATCTCTTATAGCCTGTCTTTTTTTCCTGTTTATTGTTAATTTCAAAAATTTTCATTATAAATCACCACCTTTCCATCAACTTGTACTCGGTTTAGGCTGATTATTTGTGTCATTTCCTTGTGATATTAAAGTGTTATCATTAGTTGCGTTTTCAACATTGGGTCTTCCACCTTTATCTTCTTCATTTAAAGTACTATCTCCTGACGAATTATAAGAAGTTGGATGAGGTGTATATTTATCATCCCATTTTTCTGACTTTTCCATATCCATAAGTGATAGGTAAGCATTTAAATCCCAACCAACAGATGAAATCCAAGCAGACTTGCTACCACTACCAGACATATAGAGTTCTTTATTCAAAGCAACAAATTTATCTCTATTTACAAGGCTTGTAGGTAAATAATAAATATCAATTTCATTATTTTTGTCTTTCACTATATTTTTGTTAATAACATAAGACAATTCATCTGCTATTTCAGTAACCCAAGTATAAATTTTGCTAAACAGAAGCTCAAGACTAAGCTGCTGAGATGAATAATTTCCACTTTCGCCATCCAAAAGACCTAATGCAAAACCTAAACCCATTGCAATATTTGAATTAAGTTTAGGTTCAATTTCTTCATTCAGAATATCAACACTTGTATCAACTGAATCAATCTTTGTACCAGCAGCAACCGTAAAGAACGATGTTCCTCCACGATTATTCTTTGTCATTACTGCACTTTTAACTGTATTATGCTGATTTTCCTGCTGGTCTTTTGTAAGACTGCATCTACCCTTTTCGCCCTCTGGCAACGTCTGATAAATAATTTTATTGTTCACTTCGCCAAGAACACTTCTTTTAGTAGTAGTAAGATAATCATTATAAAAAATATCAATTAAGGCAGAAATTGTTATAGGTCTTCCATAGGGTTCACGTTTATCACTTTTGATTTTATGTACAACTGTTTTATTATTATCTAAAACAATCCAATTACCAACAGTTTCACCATTATTCCATTTTTCATATCCATTACGAATTTCAAAAGGATAACACTTTAACCTATTTGTCTTCTTCTTCTCATTAGTGAATTGATTGAAATAATCCAAATTAAAAGCAATAACAGGTCGATTATTCTTATAACCTCTTATTTTTACATAGTCTACTGGAAGTGAAATCATGGCTACTGAAATATCAGAATTATTCAGCTCCATAATGCTTGTAATTTCATAATCTGAAACATATTTTGTATTATCAGGACTTTGTGCTTGAATATCAAAGTAATAATAACAAGCTCCATCAAGACAATCCCTGAATAAAAAGTCTCGTATGATATTCTTGTCGTGAATATCACGTAAAACACTTTCTACCTTTTGCTTATTATCTTTGACTTTCTTTTTGCTTTTACCAGTTGAAGTAAGTATATGTGAAAGGCAGGGGAGAGATACTATATAATCAACTGCATTTGACACAATAGGATTTGTATTATATACTCTACGACTAAGTTTTCTTATTTGCTCATTATTTGTAATAGGATCGGATAGTATATCTTTGATTTGTTCAGTAGTATAACAAGAAAATAAATCAAAATTTATATTTGCATATACAATATTATTCCATTGTGAATTATATTCATAAGAGGGTTCTTTGTTTTCTATATCACTCATAATTTCACCGCCTTTCTATTATTAATCTCAAATGTTTAATTTATAAAAGTTGCATAATCATAATCAGAATTATCTATCTCTTGAGCAAATTTGTTTATATACCATAACATATAAATCATAGCAGATACTCGGTCTTTATCTATTTTTTTTACAACCTTATCAATAGTAATTCCACCATTATTAAGGTGCTTCATTTTTAGATTAGCTGCTTCTTCTATAAAGGCATCAGTTTCCATAAACGGTCTGACATTATCGTCAAATTTATCCCATTCGCTATCTTCAAAATCACAATCCTGACGTTTTTCAAGAAGTTTTAATTTTCCACTATCTACCATATCTATAAATATTGTTACTATTTCACTCTGACAACTTTGTGCTTTGAGGTTATATAATACTTTTGGAGAATTAGGTATTTCTGGTGTGTTATCATCGTTCATTGTATCCCAACAACCTATGCTTTCTTCTGTTATAGGGTCAAACGATTCCTTCAACAACTCATCAATTAAACCTGCACCAAGACCATTACCATCTACAACAACAGCTTTGGCATTGTACTTTTTGAATATCTGTTTTACTTTAATTGCTTGTGCTGTGAAGTTTAATATATTAGGAATTTTAATAATATTTACAACATCAATAGATACAATTCTACTTTTATCAGCACTTCTTCTCACTTTACCAACAACAACAGACGATTGGTTATTTGATGTTTTCTGACTTCGTGCTACGTCAACTCCAAGATAATATTCATCTGTTTCGTTCTTTGATTCTATCACTGCTTCCGTAAGAGTACGACAATTCATCAATCTATTTATATTTACTAATGCTCCATCAGAGCAACCAACCCATTCTTGTTCATAGTTTTGTGCAAAAGCAACAACTGATGAATTTTTCTTTTTTGAAAGTATTTTACTTTTGTTACTACCTCTTCCATACCAACACGGAAGTTGCCAGTTACTTCCAAGAACAATTTTCCCCTTCAAATTTTCCATATCATCAATCATAGTAATACTACGTTGATATTCGTCAGAACCTCTAAATCCTGCTGTTGTGAAAAAATGAATTTGCTGATTTAACTCCATAGGGTCAACGATTGCCAGTTTTCCAACTGTAAGTCTGGGAACTTCAACAACAGGTTCAAGTGCATCTTGAAATAATACATTATTCAATAAAGCTGACTCCTCTATCTTTAAACGTCTACGTCGTTGTCCTTTAGTAGACTGAGCGTTAGCAATAGCATCAATAGTTGAACCATTCTTAAATTCAATAAATGCGTTACCTTTAGAAAACTTGGGGTCATCTTGAAGTTCATTTTTTAATAATGGATATAATTTTGATATTTCATTCCATTTCGCTTTAAGTAAATCCGCAGCATTTTCTTTTGTCTGTGCCGACAATGCTAATTCAATGTTAGGGAAAAGCATAGCTACAACAACCATTGATAAAACCTCATCAAATGTTTTACCATAACCACGAGAAAATACCCCATACATACTCATAAATCTTACATCACAACGCAAAAAAATTCGTTGATCTAAATGTAGATTTATACCGCCTGTTTCGGGCTTCATTAAGTCCAAAAGTAAATCAGGATAGAATTTTGCCCAACTTATAAAATTATAATAGTTATGAAGATTTTTACCAAAGATACTATCACTATTTTTTTCAAACTCTTTTATTCTCTGCTCATTCATTCGTCATCACCGTTTTTATAATCCTTTGGTAATTTTATAAATGTTTCAACAGAAGGTCTGTTTTTTTTAGAAGTATCATCTGTAAAAATCCCATAAGGATCTCCGTACTGAGATAAATAATCGTCTTTCATCTTATCATAAAAAGCATATACATCTTTATATTCGCACAATGGAAGCCCTTTAAGCCTACGGCAATAGTTAATATAACACCAAATAATAAAATCTGGTGCATCATTGGGCTGGTATCTAAATCTTGGTAAGATTTCAACAATATCTACTGCTTGCTCACAAGCTTTGGATATTTCAGAGATACAAGTTACACCACCTTGTAAATCAGCTTGTGTGAGTTGTTTGGGTGTAAGTTTTGCTTTATCGGCTGCTTCTTGTGCTGCTTTGTTCCATTTGTCCGCTGATCCTACGTCCCCTTGTGCCGTAGCTTCCTCTTCTTTTACTTTAAAACGTACATATGTAGCGAGTGCTTCTTCGTGCAAATTTGTTTGTATAGAATAATTTTCTTTGAGTTTGTTGAACTTTTTAACCATTTTTCTATACTGCGTTTTTGTATATCCATCACCAAACAAATCTAAAACATCATCGGTTACTACAAAGTCATCGACTTGCTTTACATACACTTCCTCATTCTTATTAATGGTCTTACCGGTTGTTGTGACCGCCGAGGAAACCGTTTTACCTTGAGATAAAAGATTTATGGAATCGAGAAATCCCAATTTTGAGTATTGCGGTAAAGTTCCTATGTTTTTAAAATAACACCCTATAATATCAGTTCTGCCTTTTCCAAGTTCAACCGATTTTTGTACTTCTTTTATAGCAGAGTCCAAAGCTTCAGGAACATAAGGCTTATCCATTAACATTAACTTCTGCTTAAACATTTCAACGTTTATAGTTCCATCTGAATTGCAAGACCCTGTTTTAATACAGTTTTTACAAATATCGTAAGTTTTACCATCGCTTGAAACAGATGATATTTTGGAGGGCGATGATGAACTCACAACGTAGAATTGTGATAAATTTTTTTCTTTTCCACATTCTCGACATACTTTTTTCCCAACAGGTGCTTTAGCCCGTTTTTTTTGTGGCATTATCCCACCTCCAATTTTATTAATTTGGTCGTTCTCAATTCCTAACACGGTAAATCAAGGCATAATAAAAGCACCATTTTGTGATGAATGGTGCTTCGTTTTATATTGTGTGGGTAAACCACTATGTCTTTTAATGTGTCTGCTGTGAGACGATGTTATTTTATATCAGAAGTCAAATCTATCTTTATTCTGACTTATCTTTTTCTTATCAACCCTAATGTAGAATTTCCTTGTAACATCTGTTCCTGTATGATTAAGAAGAGCTGATACGTCTTCAAGTGACATTCCTGCATTTTTATATAGCGTAGCCCCACTGTGTCTGTAATCGTGTGGATGTAATGTTGAAACGCCAAACATTTCACCGATGGTATGACACCATTCAGTTAATGTACTGTTTGTAGTCTTATCGTACTTACCATCTACAAAAGAAACAAAAACATATCCATTATCGTCAATGTTATTTTCTTTGCGATAAACCATAAGATTTTCAAGCAAACCCTTAACCTCTTCAGAAAAATACAGAGTTACAATATAACCCTCTTTTTCAAGAACATCATTTACAGTTCTTTCATTAAAATCAATTTGCTCCCAACGAGTATTACATACAGCATTTACTCTTGCCATTGTAGACAAAGAAAATAGAGCATAACATTGATACTGTAATGCTCTATGCTTCCTGTTATTTGTTTCAGCGTTATTAACTAAAGATTGTAAAACCTCTCTCATCTGCTGAACTTGTTCAAGAGTTAAAAATGTCTGGGTTATAACATCTGTATCTTTCTTAGGTCTATCTAAAAATTCAGTTGGATTTTCAGCTATAAGTTTCTTTTTACGGAGATATTTATAAAATGCAGAAATGGAAGCCATTCTACGTTTCATACGTCTTGAATTATTGCCCTGTGTCTTACAGAAATAAAGAAATTCAGTAATATCATCTTCTGTCAATTCAGTGACAGACTGATTTCCTTGATTTTTATAAATATAAATCCACCAATGTTCCAAATCGTTTCTATAACCAGCAATAGTCTTTTCCGATAATTCTCTAAGAGACATATCTATCTTATATTTATTCCAAAGCTTTATCGTCTCAGGATTTATTTCGCTAAGTATCTTTTCGTCATAAACACGAATTTTCTTACTCATTTCTGCCATTATTAACATCTCCTCTCTGTATAAAGTCTTTAACCATATCTTTATATCTTCCGCTTTTCATATCGTTTTGAAAGATAAAAAGATACTTTGCATTGGTTTGTAAAAATATATTTTCTTTTTCTATCATTTTGTTTCGATAATTCATAATCTTTTTAGAGGGATACGTTATCTCTCGCCAATTATCAGTCGATGTATTATATATAAGCCCAGCTATTTCAATATAATAATCATTACCATTAAGATGTACACAATAATCACAATTAATTTTGTTATTAACTTTAGCAGATAACTTTTTATACATTATATCTCTATTGTAATCATTTTTATATTTCAAGCCTAACTCATTTCTCAAAAAGGTTGAAAAATCCCACTCATATTTTGAGCGAGTTAATTCACCATCGTCAAAATAGTTTACATTGCCAATAGAATTAGGAGATAATTCAAAGCCTTTAGATTTCAGATATGAATTAAAATCTACACCCTTTTTAGTGAACACTTTTTGAATAGTATGATGGTCAACTTTAAATTCTCCTGTTTCAAAATCTTCCCAACATACTTGTTTTCTATGTAGATTTACCCGAACAAAACTTAAAGTATTATCTATTAATTTTTTGTAATGTTCAAAGGATAAAGATTTATCTTCTTTTCCAGCAAGCAAGCCAATTTCAACTTTTGCCTTTTCTAAACTACCCCATAATCGCTTAATCACAATCATAGAGAATCCGATATTATCTTTAGTAATATCAGATTGCTTTAGAGTTCTACCGAGAGATAATTCTAATTCTTTTAATTTAGCAGAAATGTATTCTTTATCATATTTTGAATTTACAGCCAAACCACACCATCTAACAAAATCATTATAAGTTTTAACGGTATTACAAGGACAATTATCAACAAACCATTTTGCTGATGGTAAGCCTTCTGTATTATTTATAAGCTCAGATATTTGCAAAGTCCTATTTTCTTCTTTGCATTTTTGTTTAAACCTACTAACATATGTATCATAATTAGAAATATCACTTCTTATATGACCAACCTTGCCCATCGAAGTCTGAAAATCCTTCAATATAATATTTTCATCGGCTAATATTTTTGCCACGATTCTAAAATGTGGTAAATTGTTTTGTAATGTACACTTTTTTTGAGTAGGATATTTGCCTTTTCTTTTTATGTAATCGGTAAATAATATTTTTATATCAGAATATGTTAATTCATTTGTTGATTTTTCTATTCCATTTACGATGTACTTTTGTCTCATTCATTATCACTACATCCTTCCAACCTTCAAACAAGTTAAATAGACAGAAACAGGAAGGTTCTGCTTTTCGATTGGCTCATGACTTCCAATCTATCTGTCTATTCGTTTTTAATTCAATGAGAAAAATAATTCCCACAATTATGCCTGCAATAAGACATTTGCCTTACTTCAATTTTCATCGGGGTTATTGCAAACATAATTCTGAAAATTATCTTCCCAGAACCATTATGGTAGGGTAGAGTTTTACGTCATACCACCCTCAGCTGGACGTACCATTTGTTAAAAGAGTGTCGGTATTCACTTCATTGGGTGCGGAGATAGGATTTGCACCTATATTCTTCAGTTTATGAGACTGACGACTTCCTGTTTGTCCACTCCGCAACAAAAAGACAGTGAGCTACTATTGCAACCCACCGTCTCAATGTTATTATTTAATTATTCTTCAACAGAGAACACCGTTCCAAGACCATCAAGATAATTATACATATCTGTATCAATATCAGAAGCAACATAGTAAAAATCTGCCTCACTAGCATAATATCTTTCAGATTTGTCATTAAAAGCTTTTTCTACCCAAAGCGTAGGAATCTTATCAAAGCAATCTACAATAATATAGTATTCACCACAGTAATCAATAGCATCATAATCAAGAAGCTGAATATCAATATCATCAATATTCATCATCGCTTTAATAATAGGTTTCACAATATCACCCTGTGCGACTATAGATACATTTATCTTCTGCTTAACATCATTAAGTATATCACCAACTAACATTTCTGTTGTAGGATATGTATTATGGGACTTTACCTTTAACATATAATTACCCCCCCCCCCGAATTACTTACTTTCAGCAACTGTATCCTTGAACATCTTACCTGCCTTAAACGAAGGCACATTCTTCTCTGCTATTTCAATAGGCTCTCCCGTAGAAGGATTTACTCCTGTTCTTGCAGCTCTCTTATGCTTTTCAAAAGCACCAAAACCGACAAAATTTACTCTTTCGCCAGTAGCAACACTGTCAACAATAGTGTCAAGAATCACTGTAAGTACCTCATCAATCTGTGCCTTAGAAAGCTCTGAGTTCTCTCTAACCTTTGTAATAAATTCAGCCTTTGTCATATATTTTAATTTCCTTTCAATATCAATTAATTTAACTTAATATCATAGTTGCATACAAGACCATTTTTATCGATAACGGACAGCACCGTCTCAGGACGTGTGTTATATCTATTATCAATAGCATAGTTATCTACACCAGACCAACAACCTGCTGAAATGACTTTTGTATTATAAACAGTTTCCATACTATTCTTGTGACGATGACCCATATAAATAAGTTTGGGGCAAATACCATACTGCATTGTGAGATTTTGAACTACATTATTTGACGTATCTTTATCTCCGTGTACAGCATAAATAGTATTATTTCTTACAGAAAACATAGCAATACTTTCATCAATATTGTTTTTATGAAAATGAATATTGCTTATATTCTGTAAAACAGCACTCAAATAGGGGACGAGCAGATTATCTACGTTTTCACCCTTTAAACTACTTTCCTTCTTAGGTGTGACCCGACTGTGATTTCCCGGCATAACAAGCACTTCAACATTGTTGAAATGTTTAGAAAACTCAGTTAGGAGGTCACTAAGATACTGTGTCACAGTAAGAAACTGCTCAATTATATTTTCATTATTTTCACATCTTAAATTCTCGTGAATAAGACCACTTATTACTTCTGAAATAAGCACAGTAATATTTTCAGACTGATGCCTGTTCTGTATTTCTATAACCTTGCTAATACAAGTAACAAATCTATCAGCCAAAATATTAGAATTAAAATGGTTTAAATAATGATTTATTTCAATTCCACAATGTAGATCAGAAACTACAAGAACCATGTCTGTATCAGATTTATAAGACGGAGGAGTAGTGTAATTTAATGACTTAGGAGCGTAATCAGATAACATACGCTTTACCATATCAATATACGATTCTTTTCTTGCTTCCTCTCTTATAATGCGATTATATTCATTACGTTCATCACGAAACTTAATACGTTCTTTTTCAAGTTCTTTTCTCTGTTCCTTAATTTCTTCAAGTAAAGAACTTTCAGTTGTTCCTAAATCAGCCTGACGAAACTTATCATAATTCTGAAATCTATTTCTATATGTATTAGGACGATAATTTGCACCGAGTAGACTATTCAGAATTTCACAAACATCTTCCCAACTACCAATAATATCTTTATCTCGACAAATTCTCAGAATTAAAGCATCATCTGTTTCGCCATCAAATCTTTTATATTCAATCATTTATACCTCTTATTACAGTTCCTCACCATAAGAAACTGAAATCTTAACATCGGGCTTGCCTACAAAATCCTTAATAAAGTCAGCAAGTACAACAGGCTCTTCCATATCTTCTACCTCGATAGTAATTATACCGTCATCAGTAGAAATAAGACCCTTTACGTCGCAACTATATTTTCTGTTAATTTTTGAAGCCATTATAAATATTTCCTTGCATTATTCTAATTCATCTGCATATATTGTTTTTTATTTATCATCTTCCCTTGTATTTTTCACAAGTTTATATAATTCTTTTTAAACTTGTTATATTGTTCAATGGTATTATTTTTTACACCATATATTTTATGAAATAGTTCATGAACATCATTAGACAAACATACCCCATAACCATATTTATAATGTAAATCAAGACACACTTGAGATAATTTATCTAATTCTTCATTAGAATATTCTTGAACTGTTGGTTTAATATCAATATTGCATATATTAAAAGTCTCTTTAACAATATCAGAAAAATTATGTAAATGATGAATAACAATATTATTACTCTGATGAGTAATATCACAACGATAATTATAAAATTTAAAACTATCAATTTTCCATTGATTTATGGAGTTTCTCAAATAATCACTAATGATAGATATTCCACCTTGCCAGTGCCAGTGTTTATCTTTATTGGGTATTTTACAAAATCTGCAATTCTTATCATAATGTATCAAGCCATATAGAGAAGTCGTTTGAATCCCATACGACTTATGCTTATTGCATATGTATTCAATTTTGTCATCGCAATTCTGAATCTTATCTGTTAAAATCAAATAATCTTTTTGATTACCGATTTCTATTGCTTGTTCTATATTACTTTTACTAAATAGATTAGATTGTGATTCACTAAAGCATACAGGGCAACTTTCTTTATGATTTAATATAGATTCAAATGGTGTTTCAAAAATAATGTTATGAATTTTACATTCGAAAGTATATCTGTTTTTTACAAGTATTTCTGATACATTACATAAATCATCTCTTAAAAAATATCCATTATCTTCTGCAAGACTTTTTAGTTGTTCTAATGAATATTTACGCTTTCTTCCTGATTTCGTTCCGTTTTGCATAGAAATTTCATTAGGATTAAGTGATCCATATTTTTGTAGTTTTGTGTTAATAGTTTTTTGAATTGCACATTTGGGACAATAATCAAACGGACTATTTTTTCTGCAATTAGTCATTTCTTCAATATTTCTTTGGAAAGCTATACCACAGCAGTCGCATTTTAATTCTATTTTACCTTTTGCATATGGTGGTAAATCTTCCACTTTTATCTCTATTGTTTGAGGTAAATCAGCAACAGGTTTATTATTATATCCATTCTTCTTTTTAATAGAATATCCTAATTTCTCATAATATTTATAATTGCGATTTCCTAAATTAACACTTATTGTTGGATTAATAAACATAGTAATTTACCTATTTTACATTAAATCAGCAAGTTCACTGATTTCACTTCTATAATTATTTTTTAACTTAACGCAACCAAAACAAGAATGGTCAGCAAACACATCAATCATTCTAAAAAGTCCAATACCTCTTGTAGTATCACACTGTTCTAAAATATCGCCTTCAAGAATAAGCTTTGAACCCGTTTTACAACGTTGGATAAGTGTCTTAAGAGCATAATTATCAAGATTCTGTGCTTCTGTTGAAAAAACGATTGAATCAGAAGAAAACTCAACCCCACGCAATTCAGCGGTAGGAATAATTTCAATTTGATTACTCATAATCAAACGTTCTACTTCTGTCATATCACCAAGTTTTGTACTTAGGATATTACCTATTGAGCTTGTGTGAAGTTTCTTCGTTAAATCGTCACCCTTGACAAATCCAAGTGTTTTCTGATTTTTAAGTGTTTCATAAGAATATACAATATAGCATTTCTTATATTTGCCACTTTCTAAACCTTGCATTATAAATGATAGAGGAATAGTAGTTTTACCACTTCCCGAACGACCATATAATACAGTAACGTCATTGTTTATAATGCTATCAAAAGCCATTCTTTGAATTACGTCCAACGGCTTACAAGTTCCAAGTTGCCTTGACTTAAAACTCTTGTTGAACACGTTAGCATACTTTGTTCCAGTCCATCTGAGAACATCACAGAAATTACCCTCAGAATCATTGATAACAGTGTATTCATTTATATTACAACCAAAAAGATTATCACAATTATCTTTATCGTAAACCTGTGCCAACTCTTCATCTGTAGGAACAATTACCTTATATCCCTTATACATATCAGATTTATCATCAGTCTTAACACTCTGAACTTCAAGCCCAAAGTAATTCTTAGCAATAAATCCACAAAGCAAATCTTCTGTATAAAATGTAATATTATGTTCCTGTGAATATCTATAAGCAGAAGCAATAATCAGATTATCATTTGTAATTTCAAGTTTTTTATCTTCAAGGCACTGATAATCATCTCTATCGACTACTATTATCTCAACACCGGGATTATCCTTTAACGCCCGGACAGCAACTCTCGCCCGATATTTTATTTCACTATCCTTGTTTGCGGAAGTTTTAATATTTTCAAGTTCCTGTAATGTAACACTCGATAGGCAAATATCAGCTGCTTTTATATCAGATAAATTAGCTAATTCCAGTAGGGAACAAGTATCAAGAAATCTTCTTCCCATATCAAAGCACCTCATCCAAGGAACAATCCACACCAATAATATAGTCAGTAAAACCATATTTCTTTGCTTCATCAGCATAAGTGTAAAATTCTACACGATAATTTTCGTCATATTCCTTTTCAGTAAGGTTACTGTGTTCAAGAACATATTCCTTAATTCTCTGCTCACGTTTTTCTTGAAATTTAAGCTGGTCTTTACACTTTGCAGAGCTATCCCACACAAAATTCTGTCCATCGTGAAGAAGAAAAGTTGCATTTGGCATAGCATAACGTTTATGTCCTGCAAGACCAATAAGAAATCCCATACTGTACTGATATGCAAGATTTATTGTATATACTGGAGTTTTACTGTTTGAAATAGCATCTATAATTCCAAACCCATCTATAACAGAGCCTCCGACAGATGTACAATACAGAAAAATAGGCTTTCTGTCAGCTACATCAATATCCTTATCTTCAACATTGAATCTCAAAATTTCATAGATTACATCGTGAGCTGAAATAGCTTCAATTTCATCATTAAGATAAATCTTTCTCTCCGAGTGTGAACTCATATCAAACAAGTCCATATATTCACAATTTACAGTGAGATTTGCATTTTCCAGAGGCTTCTTAACGTCAATCATATTAAAATTTTCCTTAAAAATAAGTTACTGTCACACGACAGCCCTATGTTTTTACATAGGATATTTGAGTTTTGTTACTGTCCCACAACCATACCTACTATAAGAAAAGGAGATAAAATATATTTTTAGGAGGTATATATTTATGAAAAGAGTTTGTAAAAGGAGATGAACCACAGTGGCTTGTGGATATAGCAGGTAGGGTTCTGGGACAGTAGGGAATAGTTAGTTACTCAGTAATTGACTTTATGCTGACATTTCTGAGTTTTGCCAAAGCAATAAGATTTTTCTTTTCTTCAACGAGATAATACTTTCCACGACCCGATTTAGTTCTGAGGGTCTTATGAATTTCTACATTAGAAAGTATCTTTCTGAGTTCCTGTGCTTCGGCTTTTGAAATTGCGATCAAATTTTTAACCACCATTCATAATAGATTTTTGTTTAATTTGTCAATTTACATTTGACTTATTATGTGATATAGTTTATATTGGGAAAGTGTAGTATTTATGCACATTTCCCTTAAAGTCTTGATTTTTTGAAAAGTTTATACAAGAAAACACTCACAAATGACGTATTTATGCGATTTGTGAGTGTTTTTTAGTTAAGTTGTGCTGTCCACGTTTTAGATTTTACTCTTCATTCTACGTTTTTTTTCGGCTTTAGCTTTATATTCTTTTCTATATTCTGCATAACAAGAAGAACATCTGTTAGCTTGATTATTTTTCATGTCAACCTCAAACTCAGCACCGCAATCACAACAAATAATCAATTTCTTATGTTTCTTTTTTAATTTTTCAGTTTTGTCAATTTCACGCTGTAAACATTCATCACAAATAATCTGACCTACTTTCTTAACATAAAACCTTGTTTTGCACTTTTCACATTGAATATAATTTTCATCAATGTTTCTGCATAGGTTTTCATAAACAATATCGCCGTATATCGACCAAAAGGCTCTCTTGTTAATGCTTTTACTTATTCCAAAAAGTTGTTTTACAAGAACATCGCATATGTATTTTTCATCATAACCCAAATCAAGAAGCTCGTTTTTTATATCTGTAAGCAAAGAATTATAATTACCGTCTTTATCGTAGTCCGTTATATTCTGCTTTAACTTACGCACCCTTTTCCTATACGTTGAAATTATTTCTTTATTAATTTCAGTGTCAGGGTTAGACATCAACAATTCGTAATTGAATTTGCCAATGTTGTTGTTCTTAAAATTAAAATTCAAATTCTTCTTCGGGAAAAGTTTAAAAATTCGATTAACGGGGGAATCATTTATTAGTTCCACTTGTTCATCATCTTTATCCTTGGAATACTTAAAAAAGGCTGGTAATTTCTTTTGGGTGTATCTCTTGATAATTTCATCAACCTCTTTTGGACGTTTTGACTTGTAAAGCGTCTTGGCATAATCAATGGTCTGATTATTTTCAAGACATAACCATTTAATACATTTCAATGCTTCATCTTTACTATCATTATTCTTTAAAGCATCACTATTTTTAATTTTAGAAATGTCATTGCTATATATACCGATATTTCCACCTGTATAAGCCAATGTAAGTCCCGTGTAAAGATTGTCCCCTGTGATTAATTCGCATTTTGCTTTTTTCATATCATAAAATAGAGGTACAATACCTACCATATTACGTTTAGCTATTTCAATCAATGTTTTGTCTTGTACTACTAATGCCTTATCGCCATCAACATCAAACATAAGAATTTTAGATATTACATCGTGACAGCTTGTATAAATAGCTTTTGTAGTAAACCACTTTTCAAGTTTGTCCGTAGTAACATTATTTCTTATAGCGTGTTCCATATAAAGATGTGGGCTTCTAAGACAATCCACTTCCTCATCAAAATTGAAAAGCTTACAGTGTACATTTTTGCCTTGTAAAATACCATCGGGATATTCTTTGTGTAAAAACAACCACTCGCAAAATGCGAATAAGTCTGGAAGAATAAATGTATAGCAACCATTTACTTTAAACTTTGCCGACCATAATTCTTTTTCAAGACTATCCTTTAAATCACGTAAAGACTGTCTTGTATAAGCATCGCCCAGAAGTTCAGGATATTTAATCAGACATTTTTGGAAAGCATTTTTATACGAATTGTCTTCTAATGCCCCAAAAGCAACAAGCATTGTTTCAGGATTGGAAGTAATATCCTTGATAAAACTATTACTTTCTTCACATAAATTTTTTAGTTCATCATCTGAAATATCGAGCAAAGATTGTATCATTTGATAATTTATCGTTGCTTGTGGGAAATCGTCTTCTACATTGCAAGTACCAGCTTGACAATGATATTTAACAAAGTTATCTTTGTACTGACCCCAATTATCGAAATACTTCCACATTTTAAATTGGCTTTTAGTAAAAATTATCTGAATATCTTCTTTTAAAATATCGTGTTCTACGCCATAAATGTCAATAACAACAGGTGAACACTTATATTCTTTTATGAATTTAACAAAATCAAATACTCCAAGAAGCCCTTTAACCCACGGCAAACGCACCATAAAATTCTTATCACTAACAGTCGGAAGCATTAACCCACAACCGTCCATATGTGGAATTGGAACATTCATAGTCTTTCTTGTAATCTCATAGGTTATATCATCAATATGATCAACCTCACAAGGTACACCGTTTTCAAAATCATCAACAACGATTGTTTTTGAAATATCAAAATTAAACCATTGATCTGTTGCTGAATTACACAAAGCAAGATACGCAAGGTACTTATTTATATTCATACCACCAAGACTATTTATATGTTCCACAGTTAAACCACAAGTGAGAGTGTTCCAATATTCATTAAGTAAACTTTCTTTTACACAAACCATTTTCTTAGTGCGTATTTGTCCTGCCGATGAACTGAAAAACACATATTTTTCACCATTCATCATAAAACCGTTTTTTATAATACTCTCTGCCACTTCAAAGAAAAATACTTTAATAATTACTATTTCAATATTAAATTCTCTTTCTTTAAGTCCAAAGCATCTTGTAAGAGTGCTATCAAAAATAGATACTCTTTTCTTTGGAGTAGGTACAGTTTCACCGTTTATATCAACATATAATTTATCCTGTCGTGCTGTTCTTACAAGATTTTTATTTTTATTGAAAATATTGATTAATTTCACTTTGTTATCTGCTATAAATTTCGATATTTCCTTATGCCATTTACGATATTTTTTTATTTTGGTTTCTGAAAATACAACTCCACATTTAGACACACCCTTTTTAAGATGTTGTTCTATATGAGCTTTAACCACACGAGCTTTAATGGTTCTTTTGTCAACTTCATTTTCTTCATCAGTATAAAAGCAAGCAGTGTCAAGACCATAAACATAATATAATTTATTTAGCGCCAACTCTTATCATCTCCTTAAATATTCTCTCTAACTAACTTTACAACTCTCTCCCAGTATCGTTCCCATTCCAAACAAACTTCATCAGTCATACCACTAACAACAAATTTCTGCTGTCGTAGAATTTCTCTTGCTATTTGAGTATGATTCATTTCTTTGTATCTGCACATCGGAACTAAATTATCGAGCCTTATCCAAGCTTCATTCCTAAGAACGATTTCGCCCCAACCATCAGGATAAACAAACTTTTCACTTTTATTTTTTCCGAAATACTTTCTCAAATAATAACCCAACGGCATATCAATTCTTTCTCCAGCAGGAGGTTTCCAAATCGGAGAAAAGTAATCCGTATGCTTTATCCATACATTATTTCCTTCGACAAACACCTGTGTGTTGCATTTTTTGTAAATAAATTCAGCAGAACCAATACTCTTGATGCTTTTCAATTCTTTAGGTTTTGTCAATTTTGGTTCACTATATGACCTAAAACTATATTCCACATATCTCATTCTGTTTACATTGATAATATTATTGTAAAAATCTTTTGGATTACCTACCGTCCAAGATATAGGAACTAACATATAACCATATTCCCAAACTTGATAATGAACACAATCAATATAAGTATTATCTCTTGTATCAAGAGTGAACTGAATCAAAACTTTTCCACAAAAACAAGTCGTACTATAGCATTCTCGTATTTCATACCCGTTTTTCTTGTGGTATTGCCCTATGTATTTTGCATTACTCTTGATTTTGTCAATATAGTCAAGATACTCTGTGTTTAGATATAACTCTATCTCGCAACCATCATCTATGTAATCTTTCCAATCAGACCTAAGAACATCTAAATTTTCCGCATAAAGTAATAACGGTTTTCCTAAATGAGTAACCTCATAACGATTTATATTATCACTTCCTTATAATTAATAAAAATCTGTTTTCATACATTTGTATTTTTAATTCTTTCTTTGGCAATTTCAAAATATGTATCATCCAATTCAATACCGATAAATCTTCTTCCTAAATTCTTACAAGCTACTCCCGTTGAGCCGGAACCCATTGTAAAATCCAATATAATGTCACTCTTATTGCTAAATGTCTTTATTAACTCTTCCAATAATGCAACTGGCTTTTGAGTTGGATGAAAATTAGATTTTAAACAATCTCTCTGAAACTTCCACACCTGAGTAGGATATCTCCACCCAGTATCTATGTATTCTGTAACCTTATGTTCTTTATTGTCCGACAACTTACCGATAACACCATCTTTTACTTTGTTTGAGCGTGGCTTACCCTCATATTTAATCATCTGTGGATTATATGTAGGTTGTTTTTCATAAAATATAGATATAGTTTCTACCGTTTTACCAATTCTTCTTTTAACCTGCTGAATATTAGTTAATCTTTCCTTTTCCCAATAAATATCATATTTATAATCTTTTAGATTAGACATTCTCAACTCAGAGGCAAAAGGCTCTTGCCCAAATAATATAATCGGACTTGTGGATTTGGCTATTCTTTTCAGCTGCTTCCACATATTATCAAAAGGAATTATAATATCCCAAGAACAGGACGTAGAACCATAAGGCAAATCAGTAATTACACAATCAATGCTTTTATTAGGGATATTCTTCATAAGTTCAAGACAGTCACCACACCAAAGAGTAACATCATTCATACTTGTCACCATCCTTACTACTCTGTATCAGTTTCCACAAATCCTCCAACGTTTCAGAAGGTACAACATTATTATTTACATCAGTAACTTCCATATCTTCCTTAGTTCCCCATTCTTTTTCGTATATGTACCATTCTATCCAACTTTCATCGTCACCGATAATGTCAGAAATAGTCTTTATAATAGGAAACAATGATGTGTTGCCAATAAATTTATCACCAACATCTCCAAATAACTCGTTGAATTTGTCGTATATACTTTCCAACGAGTAGTATCTTTCCTTTACAACTGTCATAAGTTTTATAAATTGTTCTTTAGTCATTTATTATCTTCCTTTCTTAACCTAACAGCAAAATTACCGCCCACAATATCATATGTAAAATCAATATTCTCAAATTTCATAACTTCCTGTATCTGTGACAGATGAAATAAATAAGCTGTCTTACCTTTTCTAATCTCAGATAGTGTATCGTTTATCATTCCAACATAATACTTGTCCAAAGTGTCACCGTCACAAGTCATCTTATGTCTGTCATCAACAGGTCTTCTTATAAGTCTCTTATCATGTGATTTACCAGTATTCATACGAAGATTGAACGAAATGCTATCCATAATTTTGCTCATATTCTTAGGGAAATAGTTGTCACAACAATAGGGAAGACCTCGGCTTGAACAGTTTCTAAATCCGCAAGTAGAACAATCGTAATGCAACCCTACAGAAGCAAATTCCTTGGCAAAGTTCATACTACACCACCTGCTTCCATAGTGCTAGTTTCCACAAGCTGATTCACAGCCTTGGCAAAATCACGTCTAATATCATTAAACTTGGTTACAAGGTTCTTCTTACTCTTACAATGTCTGCGTGTCATCAGAGCCTTCCAGCTTCTATCGGAACGCATAACTTTATAAACTCTCCTATATGTATAGGCATTATTTACAGATGTGTCGTGATACAGGTCAACAAGTGGCTTTATAATTTCTTCTACCGTAAGAGTAGAATAGTCTATAATTGAATTTGTCGTGTTAATGTTATTATTTACTTCTGATTTTGCGTTTGTATCAAAAGTGTCTGAAATGGGATTATTTATATCTAAGAATTTATTGACGAATTTATTGACGCTTTTTGTAAACATTTCTATATAAGTTGGAACATCTGCAACTGCATCAATGGTTGACACATTATCAACCTTATACTTATTACAAAACTGAGTCATAGCGTGAATTTTATCAAATCCATATGTAGAAGCCATATCATCATAAATAAATTTATATGTTTCTGCAATAGGAAGGTCTATAATTTTTGACAATGACGATACTAAAGGTGTAGCAATATTTCTCTTCCAAAAAGAACAGTTTAATGGGGTAGGCGTAAGTTTTTTGATTTCTTTTTTAAGAGCAACTACTTCATCTGGTAATACTTCAAGCTGATTTATCCTTGCTGACATATCCTGTATTGTTCTTGCCATTGCTCCCATTATCGTTACAACATCTTTTACTCTAAAATAAGTATTAACAAGTTCTCTCTGAACCTGCCATGCCAAATCATCGGTAAAAGATTTTACAAGCATAAGATAACCTGACTCGGTGATAAGAGTAACATCATTCTGTTGACGCCTATCCATATCTCCAATCGCTGTCCGAAATTCGGACGGCGATATTTTATAAAAATCTTCACCTTCAATAAAATATTTCTTATTATCATTAAACCTTTTTCTCGCAGTTCCATCAGGTCTCTCATGAACTGTATCAATATCCTTGAATGTCACCACTCTGACATTGTTGTATTCTTTGATAGGCAAAGCGTGATTACCTACCATTATTGTATTTTCAACTGTTGTCACTGAATTTTCGATCATTTTTTATTATTCTCCTTTTATTTACATTATAATGGTATCGCCACTTACATCTCACCCAGAACCACATCTCCTATATCCTCTGAGTCAAGTCCCATTTTAACAAACATATTTTAAGCTGTCAGTAAAATATAAGCATACTGTTCTGAGCTAATCTGAACTGATTTCAGCCACTTTAACTTTGATAGTATAATTTCACCTATAAAGGTGTAAAGTGTCTGTATCGTGTGCAGAGTTGAGTATTTGAGTATCGTGTTAATAATCTTCTACTTTGGACAGAATATTATCGAGTCTATCATTGATGTTATTCATATAGTCAATAATATCGTCAATAGTAATAAGACTGCCTTCTGATACCTTTTCTCTAACCATAATCTTACGACAACCTCTAATAAGAGCTTCTATAGATGAATAGTATCCGATAATATCTTCATACTGCCCAATTTCACCAGTAGGTTTTCTTGTCTTACGATCAATCTTTTCACGCTCACCACATTCCATAAGAATATACTGGTCTGAATCAGCTGTAAAATAGAAATTATCTGTGATTTTAATTTTATTTGCCATTTTTAACATCTCCTTTAATATGTACATTTTAATTTCGAGCCTTTTCTGCTCCTAAGTGATAGTATATATAGTATATACTGAAAATTTTAGTTTGTCAAGTAATTTTACAATAAATCTTATTACTTACTTATTGTTTGGCAGGAGCAATTACAGAGGCAAACTCTTCAACTCCGTATCTCTGTTTAAGTTCTTCCAGCAAAGCCTTAATGTTATTCTCAGTTTGGTCATCGGGAAGTACATATATATTAGGAACATTCCTCGGTTCACCGTCTATATAACAACTGCCTGTGGTGTATTTGATAAAGAGGTTATGGTCTACAAATAAATCTAAACAAGTATCTACTGTTTTACGATTAAGGTCTAAATCTTTTACAGCACGTTCTATACTTCCATAGAAACCATAAGCTTGCTGCTCATTTTCAATAATACGTCCTCTAATATAAGTATATACCTTTAACAAAGTGGGTTTACTCAAAGGATAGTTGATACCGATTATAGTATCAAAAACATCGTAAGAGAGCTTGGCAAACATTTTCGTAGGAAGACTATAAAATTTATCCTCTAAATAAAACCCAACCAGACCTGTCACCGAGACAGAATCAATGCTCTTTCCATAAATCTGTGTTATTTCATTACTTTCAATAAGAGATGCTAAAACTTTACGCACATAAGCCAAAAAAGATTTGTTATGCCTATTAGCAAATGAGTACCCACATTTTTCACAAATCAAACTTATTGATGTAAAACATACCCCCTCTATATTAGAATATCTTTCAAGGCACAACTTAATCATTATTCTTTTATAGTCATTCTCAAAGTAGTCAGTCAAGTCAAAGGGAACTTTATAAAAATAGTCCAAAAATTATCAAATCCTTTCATTTTATAAATTGGGGTCACAGAAAGTGTGAGGTGTTTTTGAAATTGGGTCACACTTTCTGTGAGTTGATTTTCAAAAAAAGGTAATTTTGCTCACAGAAAGTGTGAGTTCTACTGGAACGTAATTAGACAGATAACATTAAATAGACAGATATAAAGAGTAGATTTGCTACGCAATTATTTTTTATTATTTTTCATAAAAACTGAACTCATAGAAATATATACTATTTCATATCCCAATTTATAATTTTCATTTATTTTATTGATATCATTTTTAGAAAATCTTAGATCATATTCTATATTGATATTTTTAGATACATATCTTTTAACATTATTATCCTTTTTAAAATATAATTTCTGCTTACCTTTATGTCTTTCATAAGTATTAGGTATATAATAAGTCATTGTTTCTGTCTTTTTGTTTATAACATTATAACCTGCTTTAATATATTTCTGAATATAATCTGCTTCTTTATGACGTATCATTTCTTCTGTATCAGTATCTTTAGCAAGATAAAGAATTGAAAAAGTAGCATTTGGTTCATCAAGTAATTCTTTAGTATGGTGCATTCTTATATCTTGTTTATTATGATGTTGTATAAACCTTGACACAAAACCACCTTTTGCATAAGTAGAACCAATATATACATTATTATCTGCTTGAATAATATAAACACCTTTTGAGTTTCTATTTTCTATGGGAACTAAAAATTTCTCTTCTCCGACAAAATGTCTATATTTTCTTTGATCTGATGTAATTTGAGGTTCACCATATATTTCATCAATAACAAACTTTTGTCCTTCCTTGTGAAACTCAAAGTATCTTTTCCAGCGATTAATCTGTGCTTTTTTGAATTTCCTGTACACTTTTCTTCTCCAATGAGTTGACACATAATTTTATAATTCTTTACTGAATTGTCTTCAGAAGTGGCAATTTTGTCTTTTAGATAGTCTCTAAGCGTACTTACGTCTAAGTCATTTTTACTATAATCTTTGTATTTCATAGGTATGTAAATGTACTCCTTTCTATTTTGAACATTATTATATTATTACTTACTTATAATATATCCACAATACTATTATATTATGTTTCATAAAAATGTCAAGTGCTTTTTTGATTGAATTTTATCTTTTACTTAAATATCTTAAATATGGTGCATACAATGACCTGTAACTTATAAAAGTTTATAAATTTTTCATAAGAACACAAGAAAACAATTTGTAATTTTTATGATCTTCGATTTATTTCTATGGATTTATGATGTTTACTTGATTTAAGATACTTCTGATATATTAAATATAGATTTGATCTTTGATACTTTTGATTGATTTTTGTAGTATTCGGAGAAAGCATAGATTTTATCGGCATTTGAGTGATTTAGATTTTGTGTTAGTTTTTGAAGTGTTTAAGGTATGGTCTGAGGTGAATGAGTTGTATTTTTTGGATTTGAGTGCAAATGAAGTATTATGGTGTGAAGTATTATAGTATTATTTTTTAATTTCTTGAGATGCTTGTATTAGGCTCTGTGATTAGATTTGAGAGCTGTTTGCGTGGATAGGGTAATTTGTTGTTTGAGATGGTAAAGTGGGCGTAGAATGTTCTGTAGTTTGTCTGAGAATGTAGTGTGGATATGGATTTTGAGTTCTTGAGATTGATGTGTTTTAAGGTTGTTATTATTGGTCTGTAAGTGAGACAAATAGGGGAGTCTGCCGAAGAATGATATCGAATGATTTTGTGATATTTTTGGAGTATTTTTTTGGATTATGAGAATGGATCATGAGAATATGAGTGAGTACTAATTTGGATTTTTAGACGTGTGAGTTGAGTGGAACTACTATAGGACTATGAGCAAATATTAACAAACTTTTAAATGTAAACATACCCCCTGTACTGCCGATCCTATGTTATTTTTGTCCAAAAAGCAACATAGACGGACATATTTTAGAAATATTTCTACTAACATTTCTTAATGAATTTTGAAGCTAATTTTATTAACATTTCTTTAATTTGTTATGTAGATATTGTTATTGGTAGCATTAAAAATAATGACTAACGGTCACTTTTAGTGGTTCGCTAACGTTGCTAATTTATTTAACACTGTTAAATAAATTAAAACCAAATCAGAGCATAATAAAGAAAACAAGAGAAAACAAGAGAAAATCAAAGCATACAAGAGATATTTTAAAAAATACATCATAATATATCATAATACATAAGCCTATTTTCCTAATCGCTAATCCATAACAGCATTAAACTATACCACATTACTATAAATTACACCACATAACCATATATAACTATACCTAAACGGTACACAAATAATTATCTTCAAATATGCTCTTCGGGTATTCTTATATTCCTACTGTATTACTATACTTTAGCCAACTAAACTTTTCCATATTAAAATATACAATGTTAGTATATAATAATCTCATATACTCTCACATTTATGCAAAACAACCAAATTTCACGCCCTAAAACTATGCAATATCACAATACAAATATATCCGATAATACACATAACTATTACTAAATTGTAAACGTCAATTATTAAATATCAATAATAAAATATCATTTATCAATAAAATTATATCAAATAGCAATAAATCACGCACACGCCGTTTTAACACACCTGCTAGGGTAATTATACCACTATAAACAAAATGCCGTACGGTGCATTATAGTAGCGTTCACGGCTATTTTATCCGCTCCGGTCTGATTATGCAATATATACAATGTACTATTATTATATTTATATATTATGCCTATTGACAAATATAATTTACACGTTCTAATTATATTTGACTATTAGCTCCGGTGCTTCTATAATACATAATACACTTATTGCATTAAAATATACTATATTGCTATGATTATAGTGCATTATAGGTTATTTATTATCTTGTCTATTGCAAGCCTTAAAAAGTCGGCTTTTGTTATGCCGTTATCCTTGCAATAATTTGTTATTTGTTCATTTAATTCTATTGATATATTTGTATTAAATTGCTTATAATGTTCTTTTTTATAGTTTTTGTCATATTCTTTTTTGTTAAATATTTTTTCACGTTCAATATTATTTTTATCCATAAATTCAAAGCTCCTATAATTCATAAATGTTTAATATTATAAATACAATATATTCATTGACAAATAGTCTAGACTATGTTATAATATAATTACAGTAAAGGAAAGAACAAAAACGAAAAGAAAATCCCTTGACTGTAAAATAAAAATCCGATATAATATAAGTACCAATTATATTATAAAGGTGGTGAAAAGGTGGTGTATGAAATGACTGGAAGAGAAGTTGTTAATCTGATTGATAAGCTCAGATCTGAAGGACTTGACGATACAAAGATAATTGAGATTATCAAGTACATTGAGTTAAACGACCCTAAAAACAACATATCATCAGATAATAACTAATCATAACACAAAATCCCGAAAAAGTCAAGCCCATAAAACGGCTTGACAAAATCGGGAGCTAAAAAATATAATAAATCGAAAGGAAGTTATAAAATGACTACAATAAAAGTAACGTTCATTCAGGTGCTCCGCTTCAGACTTTCCGAATTTTTCAGAAGGTCACATAAAAAAGCAGAAGCAAGAGCCTGCACAATGGAAAGCATATAATCTAACGGCTTCAACGGCTGAACCGATAAATCAGCCGATCATATCACGGCAAAAAGGTAAATCCTTTAAGCCGTGCCAAATATAAGCAAATAATAATTATGGAGGTTAAAACATATGAAAAGTTATATTGAAATAATGCAGACTCTTAAAAGTCAAAAAGCTCATTCAGCTTGGGAAAAGGGAGTAATAAACACAGCTATTGACCTTCTTGAAAACATTTCAGATTATGAAGTTAATGAAATTTCCAACCCTTCACTTCTTAAAAAGGCACTTTTGAACGGTGCTTCAAATTGGAGTGAATACAGTTGGGGAGGCTATTATTTAATCTACAATAGCAATATCGCTGAAATGTTCTGTACACCTTCAGAGTTGAAGAAAACACATAACGGTGAACGCAAGCCAAATAAAAATGAAGAATGGCTTGACGTTCAGGCAAGAGCATTAAATCAAGCTGCAAAAATGATTATAACAATAGCTTTTGAAGGATAAACATTTTTCAAGCCGTCAAACACAAGTAAATAATAAAATCTGTTTGACGGCTTCATAAAGCGCTTATCTGCACAAATTAAAAAAAATTTTGGGAGGTTGTTTGTTATGAAAACAAGGTATATTGTACATTACGGCTATGGCAACACAATTCACACCAATAGCAGAAATGCTAAAAGATGGGTCATTGAGTTGGGCACCGATGTTATTATAATGGATAACAATGACAACGTTATTTACAGAGGCTACAATAACGCCGAATTTGGTGCATATGCAGTAGCAGAAAAATAATAAATTAAAAGTCGTTTGAGCGACTTTAAATAGCGTGTTAAGCTCAAAGCGTCCACGGGTCAAGCCCGTGGGGTCACGATTAAAAGCGTGAAATAATTGATTTTTTGGAGGTCAAACAATATGGACGCTAAAACAATTAAGTATTATTTACAGTTTGTAACAAAATCGGTTACGCCGTGGGGACGTGTTACATTTAAATCCCTTGACGGACGTTTTGAGATTGTAGTATCAAAATGTGAACACGATTTAAAATCTAAATCCGACTTGATGAATTTGTGGAAAAAACATGGATTCATTTCTAAAACGATGTCTACACACATTTGTGTTGACACCTATTTTACAGATGATAATAATAATTGTTACGGTTATTATAATATCACTCACAAACGTTCTGACGATGGTAAAAGAGATGTGATCAATTTTGACTATTTGAGAGAATGGAACGAAAATAACATTGACGCATTAGCTGCCGAATGTATCAGAATAAGGGAGATGGATATTAGGCATAATTAAAATAAACATTCGTAAGGTATGCACAATAAGCATAACAGCGCGGTTAAACGGCTGTAAGCTGTTAGTCTCTCGCAATAGTGGGAGACAGCTAAAAAATAAAACGTGTATTTGATGAATGGAGGAAAAAACAATGAAAAAATATTGTATAATCAATGGTAACAAATATTATATCAAAGATATAATATTTGTTTGGCGGTATGAAAAAAAGAAAGGAGTTACATTTGAGGAAGGCGGATGGGCTGTATTAGATGAGTCAGAAATTTTTGAGGAATAAAATACTGACTAATTTTTCAAATGTTTTTCAAGCTGCTGAAAAGCTAAAGAGCGGATAATTTCAGCAGCTTCATAAAGCACTTGAAAAGTGTTTGATAAAATTCACATTTGATAGGAGGATATATAATAATGAAACATATTGCACATTGTACATTAAACGGAGGCTACACAAATCAGTGCGAAATTATTATTGATACAGTGCAGATAGAAGAAAACGTATTTGAAAGCATGGCGTTGACTCTTGCTGGAGATGAGTTAAGAACATACACAGCCGATACAGAAGAAAAAGCATTTGAAGATTATGCACGGCTCATTAACGAATTTGCAAATCCATTTCAGAAAGCTATATTTAACGCAAATTTGAAAAGCGGAAGCAAGTACACGTTGATATATTTCAATGATTTTGGATTTCCTGTTACAGATAAAATTGTATTTAATCGCTTTGAGTTTACGACTTATGCACAATATGCCGATGTTGTAAAGATGGAATGCAAGCGTATTAGAAAGCGTAATAACATGCAAATGTATCTTTATGATAAGTCATTAATAATTCTTGACGGATGGCACAATTTAAAAGATGAGGATATTTATACTATAAAAGACAAGGGTAATGTTATTACTAAAATGTCAAAATATGGTTGTTTTGATAGTCGTTATATTGATGATCTGGAAACGCTGTATAAGGATTATATCATTATGATTTACAAGCAATATAAAACAGGCATAAACGGCAAAATATACGCATAATACCACATCAGCGGAACGCCTAACCGCTTCCGCTGGAATATCTCCCGATCATCTGCATGAGGATATGAGGAAGAACCAAACGCCACAAGCGGAATAAATTAATTACAGGAGGAATAAAGCAATGACTAAATACATAGGTTCTTATAATATTGATAATGAAGGTAAGATATGGAACGGCAACACACGCTATACAATGGTTATTTTTTCACGTTTTGACGAGAACGAAAAAGAAATTGAGCGGAAATGTTTATATTTCTGCTGCACCGTTCCCGACTTTAAGACCGAGAAACAGATCACGGAATTTCTAAAAGGCAAAAAGAATAATCAGCGTATAAATAAAGTAAGTTTTGTTTACAAATGGGAACGTAAATATATAGAGCAAATTATAATATAACAAATGAAATAATCGTAAATAATCGTATTTGAGGAGGATTAAATAAATGAACAAAACACAAATAAAAGAGCTTCAAGGAGCTATTGCACAAATGAACGCAACAGACAGAACAAAAAGTACATTTACTATTGAGGATAATTTTGCATACTTCACGCCAGAAGGTCATAGGGCATATAAAATAAGTGTTACTGTTCTGTCGGAGACTGTAGAGGAATTTCCCAAAAGTAATTACAGCCGTTCAATTCCTGATGTGTTTGAGGCAATAGCTACTTGCGGAATAAATCAGATAAATATAAATCAGTCTGATTTATTGCAGCTTGCAAGACAGCACAAAAAGGAAAATTCAAAAACGCCGTTTATATTTGAATATCACGGTAAAAATTATGGCTTCCAGTCCAGATATATAATTGATGCTTTGAAAACTTTAGGCGCAAAAAGCAAGATATATATCAGCAATGAAAAATATTCAAAGCTGTACATAGAATCAGAGATAGGAGCTATAATTATATTGCCTATAAGGTTAAACGCAAATAGCACTATAAAAGCCGATTATACGGAATAAAATAATTGTTTTGTGAGGAGAATTTAACAATGACTAAAGCGGAAAAAGCAATAGAAAAAGCCTATAAGGCTAAATGTAAACTCGCAATAGTATACAACGTTGAAATGACTTCTATAATTTGGATGGGTGGCAACAAGTTTATTGTTGTTGATAATGGAAAAGAAATCGAAGTCAATGCGGAATAAAATAATGCTTTGTGAGGAGGATACAAAATGAAAATTTTATCGAAAATAAAAACGGGTTTTGGTGGTAGCTGGGTACTTGTAAAATATGATGAAAATTTCTATGCTTATGGATATGAGACGTATTTACATGATTTTTATGGGTTTCCAGTTGATCAATGTGGAACAAAAGAAGAGGTAATAAAAAGTTGTAATTCTATTGCAGAATTATGTGAGCAAAACATGAAAGAATTTTACAATAAAGAGGGTAAAGGGTGGGCAATGCTCGCTAAATTTGAAGAAAATGAATTTAAAATGCTTACAGAATTTTTGGAAATTTTAAAAGCAAAATAAAACAATACTTTGATGACTTTGATAAAAGGAGGAAAAATTCAATGTTCATAATAGTTTTAATGCTCTATCTTTTCGCAGGCGTATGTGAAGATATATGGCTTCAGATCAAAAAATAATACGGAGGAAAAAATAAAATGAGAACAAAAGTAAGAACAACAAAACGGAATATAAATATTATAAACCTTGTAAGCACTGTAATATTATTGTATATCCTCGGAAGTTTTTTCGAGGTTAATATACATAATAAACTTGATGCTGATCCATTAGAAAATCCGTACAATGCTTTTAGCCTGTTAAGTCAGGCTATGAGCGAATAAACAAGTTGGAGGAAATTATCATGAAAAATTACACGGTTGAAATAAAAATTAATAAAAATTTTTACAATGAACCAGATTATGATTTCTGGGATTCTGATGCCTACCCTGAAGTGGAGGCAGATACTGCAGAAGAAGCCATTTCAATGGCTATTGATAATTATCAGGATTCAATGATTTCTGATGACACTGTGGAAGATGTGGAAGATATTGACTGCGAGAATGATACAGTATATTATACTGAAAATGGGATTCCTTGTAGAGTGATGTTTAGAGCTATAGAAAGGGAAAAGGTGGTTTGATATGATTAACACATCGGAATTTTCAACTATTCTCACCGGATTATTCAGTGGCAATAGAGGAGAGGCACAACAAGCTGCGGAGATCATCCGGTATGACAATACATTCAGTCTATCGGAAGAATACGACAGAAGGAGACAGGATCGCTTGAATTATGAGGCGATGAAATTCAATAAAAGCCTTGATTATCGCTTTGCGAAGTGATATAATAGATGTAGTAGTGTATGGATAAAATCACGATTTTGTAGGAGGAATAAATTATGAAAGCAGTAAGAGGCGCACGCAAATATGTGGATATTCACAATCGCAAGTGGACTCCTCACAAAGAACAGGTAAAGTTTGAAAAACTCCTTGAAGAAAATGGCTTTATTATTGACGGAATAAAAGAAACAATGAGTAAAGCTGAATACATAGTTACAAAAGATGGTGTACAAGAAGAATTTTCGTTTAATATAGATGATAAAGCGGACACTAAGATAGTAGTTTGTTTGCGATCGCATGAAACGCTTTTAGAAAATATTAAACTAAAACAGGAGCTTGCAAGGAGGAAAATTTAATGACTATACAGGATTTTATGGAATTGCTTATTGACGGAGATTCACAGCATTTCAATGTCTATGACAACGAAAAGGAGGAAATTATATTTGACGGATCTGGAAGTGAAATACCCGATGAACTTCTGGATGAAGAAGTTTCTTCTATAGATAATATTTATGATAATAACGATATTATTGCGTTAAACATCAATTAAGCTCGGAGCGTTTGGCAGTCTGAATAGGGCTGTCAAGGTTGGAAAATCAAAGTTATAAATAATATGGAGGATTATATATGAAATCAGTTAAAAAGGGTGACACTATTCATACATCAGTTGAGCAAAAGGTAAAAGACATTAACACTTGTCAGACAATTTCTATTCCAATGGAATCAGAAATACAGATTATAAAGAAAGAAAAAATACAGACTGGTTATATGTTCACAGCCAGTTATAAAGATCATATAGTTGAGATTCCGTCAGTAAAATGTTTTAGTCCTTCTGAATAGGATAAACATTCTAAATTGATGGCAGAATTAAATGAAAGGAGTAATATTCTATAAGATCAGAGATTAGAGAGGGTCAGATATGGACTGTAAAAGGTTATAACAAACCTATTATAGTTACAAGCAAATATAATGGTGGTTGTCTTGCGGATAAAGACGGAAGAAAACGTGAGAAGTTTCCTGAAACAACAATACATATTCCTGAGTATGGTTATATCTGTTGTGAGACTATGATGTCATTAGATATAAACAATTTAGAAAAGTGTATCGGAGAAGTTGATGCTTCTGTTATGGAAGAAATCAGAGACAAGGCAATAAATAGCTTAACTACAAAGGAACTTTAATGTGTCATTGTTGGAAATTCTAATAAAAAGAATATGGAGGAAATAAATTATGTTAGTACGGAGAAGTTATATTAAGATAGTAAACAATTTTGATTATAAAGTGTATAAATGGCTATTGCTATTTGGCTTTATTCCTTTATTTGTTTCTATTGATAAACACTCAAGACTATAATGAAAACTCCGTTTTATCGTAAGATTATGTTCTATTGAGTAGGGGATATTAAGGAGATGTTAAGATGAACGAATATGAAACGTTACATATAGAATTTCATACAGCTGGAGAATGTGATTCTTTAAATATCAATTTTAAAAATTTAGGTTGGTTTTATGACACAAAAACTAGCATCGGAATATATAAGAAATATATTGAAGCTAATTTAAAGGTAGGTGCAATATATGATTTTACATATGAAAACGAGGACGATTTGGCTACATACACTTATGTGGTTGTAAAGAAGGAAAATAATATCTATTATTTAGCTGAATATTATTATAATAAATTTTATAAACCCCAAGAAAATCATTTAGGAGAAAAGTGGATTAAGTGTGATGTAGAAAAGAAATTTGATATTAATTTAGAGAATTTTGTTGTAGAAGCTACAGAAAAAGCACTTGATGGCGTGGAAATAACAAGCTATAATAAAGGAAAAATTGACGGAATAAAAGAACTTGTAAAAGAATTAAAACAACATTCTTGTTTTTATGATCCTATAAATTATATGAGTTTTGAAGCTGTTGAGATAGAAGTTATAGATAAAATAGCAGAAACAATGATAAAGAAAATTCGAGGTGAAACAAATGACTGAAATAAAAAGATTTGGCGACATACCGCAATTCACAAGAGACGGAGCGTGGGAGTGCAACTTTGATATAGAAGGTGTTACCCGTTGGATAAAACAAGAGCAGGAAGAATTAGGCTTACAGCTTAATCCGAAATTTCAAAGAGGGCACGTTTGGACAGGGCAACAGCAAATAGCATTTCTTGAATATTTCTTCCGTGGTGGAAAATCAGGTTTGGTATGCTATTTTAATAAACCTGATTGGAATGATCACGTTCCTAAGGGAGCATACAATGAATATGTCTGCGTTGACGGATTACAACGAATTACAGCTTGTCTGAGATTTGCCAATAACGAAATTCCCATTTTCGGACGTTATTATAAAGACTTTGAGGATAAACCACGAATAAGGCACACATTAAGGTTTAATGTCAATGATCTGAAAACTGAAAAGGAAGTTTTGCAATGGTATATTGATATGAACGTAGGTGGAACACCACATACATCGGAAGAAATTGAGCGTGTTAAGAAGATGATTGAGGAACTAGAATAATTTAATGAAAGGTGGATTTTATTATGTCAAATGGAAATAGAATATATCAAATATCGTGTCCAAATTGCCATTATGAGTGGAGTTATAGCGGAAACTATTATTCTCAGAAAATAAAACAATTAGGGCATGACATTGAAAAAATAAACAATCAAATTTCAAAAAATAAAAAGCTTCCAGAATGCAAAAGAAATAAGGAATGGGAAAAAAGTGTTATTGAAGCAAAAAATATAAAACTTAAACAGTTAAAAGAGCTTAAAGATATAAAATCTCAATATAATATTGAAATGAATATGAATATCTATGAATGGTTTAAACAGCTTGTCAAAGAAGAAATAGGAGAAAAACGTTATATGGAACTTATCGAACAAGCAGATAAAGAAGCAAGAGCATATAGTATAAATACTATTGCAAAAACAACATATTCGAGAAAGGGTGGAGAGAAAATTATTTCAGTAACTAAGATATAATAAAACGCAAGTTCTATGAATTTGCAAGTGAATAATAAAATAGAACTTTCCTCTTGACAAATTGGAAAAAATGTGATAATATAAAATTATCATTACTTTTAATTTTGTCAGGAGGATTTTTTATGGATAAATTTAAGATGTACCAAAAAGGTATCAGCATTAAATCCCTTTATAATATGTATTATGAGGATATTCCTGAGGTTGACTTCACGGACGATATGCAACGTGGAGAGGTGTGGAGCAATACCCGAAAATCCCTCTATATTCATTCAATCTTACTGAAGATTACCGATGCACAGTCCCCATTTATTGCAGGTGTGAGGGAACTCCCTAACGGAAATACTCTCCTGAAAATCTTTGACGGAAAGCAAAGAGGAACAACTATAATCCATTATATAGACGGAGATTTCGCCCTTACAGGACTGACTAATGAGCCTGATATATACCTCAACGGAGAACCCGTCAAGCTTCAGGGCAAGCGTTTCAAGCAGCTTCCTCCCAAGCTACAAAGCTGGATTTTAGATACAACTCTGAATGTCTCCATAATGGAAAATGCAACACCTGAGCAAGAATCTTTAATTTTCCGCAGACTTAATAACGGAAAATCCATGAGCAAATTTGATATTGCCCGTTCTTATAAGCAGGGAATGGAAGACATCAAGGAACTTACCAACCATGAGTTGTTTAATGTAATGCTCACCTCAACGGAAAGAAAAGCTCTTAAACAGCAGGAAATTATAATCAGATCGTGGATAGCTCTCTTTGAGGAATCGCCAAATCTTACCCCAGCCCACGTCAACGAGGTCATGAAGATACTGAGCATCGACACAGACGAAAGGGAACAGCTTAAAACATCATACGACTTTATGTTTGAAACATATAAGAACATGTCAATAGAGAAGGAAAATTCAGACGTGATCAAACTGATGTTCAAGCCCACACATTTCATCGGATACCTGCCATACCTGGAAAAATTCGATACACCCGAGCAGTTTGCAAAGTGGGTGGAAAAGTTCTTTGGAAATATGCCTGAAGCATACGCATCGCTTGTCCGTGAGCATACAACCAGCCCTTCAAGTATAAAGGCAAGAAGAGAACTTATAGAAAAATCAGTCAATGAGTTCCTCGGAAAATAATATCAATATAAAAAATATAAAAAATAATCGTCATCTTTGATCAGGTGACGATTATTTTTATTTGTCGGAACAATAAATATATTGACATATTTGGAAAAGCATGGTATAATACAAGCAGTAGGGAATACATTGGCGTTGTTTTGAAGAGTTTGGACGTATAGAGTAGGCGGTAAACCTCCCGACCATCACCACATTGGTTGGAAAGGAGGTCGAAATTCACAAACCTTTGTGGAATAACTGCAAAGGAGAGTGGAAATTATTTCTATAGATACTATTATAAATATTGTCAGCTGTGTTATTACACTGGTTGATTTTATCTTTAGTCGTATAAAGAAGTAATCCGCCTAACTGGTACTTAGGCGGATTATTAACACTTAAAATCATTAATTCGTCGGGAACTATCGTCTATCCAACGTATTCCCTATATTTATTATTATACAGTATATAATTAGATTTGTCAAGTAAAATTTCTCAGTGTAAATAAAAAGAACGTCTGTACCTATATTATAGACGTTCTTTTTATTTATTTTCGCATAGAAAGAAAAAATTCCTCAATTAGTCCTGCAATAAGGTATGCAATTAGTCCCAAAGGAGGACAGCATACTGTTATTATCATAAGAATGAGTGATGCACCTGCATTATCAACTATGGGTTTAGTATATCTCGGAGGTGGATATTTTCTCATAAAATCAAATCCTTTCTATTTATACTTTTCCAATAACCAAGCCTTTGCAATGGATATCTTGAATATCGTAATCGGAAAAAAGAATATCATCATATTTTTTATTTAAAGAAATGAGTCTATCTCCACCAAACTTCTTAATATATCCGTTGCCTTCAATAATATAAATACAAATTTGTCCGATATCCACAGCATCTTGTTTTTTTACAAGTACAATATCTCCGCTTTCAAAATCGGGCATCATAGAATCGCCTTCAATAGTCAAAGCAAAATCAGCCTTACGAGCCTGCGGAGTACCTAAAATAAGAATCGTATTCCAAGATTCTTCCTGAAGCCATTCACCTACACCAGCTGAAACTTTAAACAGAGAATGAGGAATAGAAATTGTTGGAACAGCTAATTCAGATGAAATTTCCATTTGCATCTCCATATCATATAAATGATTAAGGGTGCTGCGAATTTCTGTTTTAGATTTATCGGATAAATAACGATATTCTTTAATAATTTTGTTTTCGTCTGCGGAAAGAACAATTTTGTTGTCAGGATCATAGTCTTTTCCCGTAAGTAAAAAATATGGTGAAATATTTAAGTAATTACTTATTGGAACGATATATTCAGCAGGGATGCTTTTGCTTTTGTTGAGCCAATAGCTTAACTTAGATTCTATAACATTAATATTATGACACAATTCTTTTTGTGTGATTTTTCTTTCTTTGATAATGTTGTTTAATCTTTGGCAAATATCCACAATTTCTCACCTCTGTTTTTAACTAAACGTACAAATATGCAAATATTTGAATTTTTGCATTGACAAATCCAAAATATTGTATTATACTATATACATACCAAGAAATTACAAATCAGTAAGTTCTTAGTATTACATAATAACATATTTCAATAAAAAAGTCAAGTAGTAAGAAAGGAAGATAACGATGTGATATTATAATTTACATAATAGGAAATCGCACTAAATCGACTTGATTTATTATCTGCATTGCAGTATAATAGATATAGTAGGTAATCTGATACATAATCAAAAGCAAAAGCTCCCACTACCCATAACGTGAGAGTCACCCATACCAACGCTCTGGGTGTTAATCTATCGGTCTAATATCGACCTTGAATCCATTCTTTCCGAGACGAATGGAGAAACGATGTTTCTTGTCATTCAGGCACATTTTCACGATAATTACGAGCGTTATTGGAATAACGATTGTGCCGAGTATGGACAGCAACGCAATCAAAACCTCTATACAAATCCCCTCCTCTGTAGGTAGTCAAACTGCCGTAAGTAATACGGGGAAAAGGGGTATATGGGTCTTCCAATTACTTTTGATTATACCAGATTATCTACAAAAAAGCAAGAAAATAGTGCGGTTTGATAGAAAAAATTGTCAGACCGCACTATTTTTATTGTATTATTTGTTAATTGTGTTGAGAATTGGATTTGGGTACGAGTTTAATCTCAAGGTCACAGTCCAGAGCCTCGGCAATAAGAAGCATTTTGTCAAGTGAAATATTATCACGGTTAAGAAGCTGACTTACATTAGCTTTGGTCATATCGGAATTTTCAACAATATGGTTTTGTTTTAATCCGTTGTCTAATAAATAACGTTTAACTGTATAGCCGAAGATATTCATATATTTCACCTCGTCAAATTATATAAAAGGAGTAATAGAAATTTGTACATCATTTAGTTGCCAAATATCTTGACAAGTTTAGGCATTTGTTATATACTAATATCAAGGTCAAATCATAAAGGATTCAAACCTTAGTCTTATATAATAACATATGTTCTGAGATTTGTCAAGAGCGGTCAGAAATTATTTTGAATAATTAAATGAAAAATAAAAAGAGTGATTGCATATGCGTTACAAAGTTTTCTATTTAGGGATGAATAGATTAGTAAAGTCTTTTGATTATTCAAGACAATTTCAAAGTTTAAAATTGGAGGTTTAAATAATGGGAAAGTCATCAACAAAGGCAAAGAACAAATAAAGGCAAAGAACAAATATAATGCAAAATCATATGACAGGATATCTGTAACAGTCAAAAAAGGCGTAAAAGATGACTGGAAGTCTAAAGCTGAAAAAACAAAGATTAAGCCTTAATGCCTTTATTGAACAAGCAGTGAAAGCTTATTGGAATAATATATAAAGGAGGATATACATATGGAAACAAAAAACCGAGCTATTGAAGTAGAGAAACTTTGTAAAAGTATGGATAATGGAAGTATGTGTTTTGAAATGTGCATACAGCGAGCAGCAGGGGTGTGGACACTCGAACAACAGTCTTTACTTATTGATACGATGCTCAGAGATTATAAAATACCTGCTATATGGATTACTCGTACTCAAACAGAACAGTTTGAAAAAAATACGGTTATTGACGGTAATCAGCGGTTACATACGATTTATGATTTTGTTCATGACAAATTTAAGTTGCATAAAAGTATAGAACCCATTACTATTGTTGCTAATGACGATAACGAATTGGATGAGGATTTAACTGTTGAGCTTGCAGGTAAAAAATTCTCTAAACTTCCTAAGATTCTCCAGAATATTATTATGGATTATGATATTGACGAAATCCAGATGTTTAATTATACAGATGAACAAATTGAAGAACAGTTTTATCGTTTAAATAATGGTTCATTGTTTACCAAAGCACAAAAAGCAAATACTCAACTTGGTAATGATGTTGCTGAAAAAGTTCAGCAGATTGAACGTATGGATTTCTGGAAAAGGACAAACTTTTCTAAAGCACAACGTAAACACGCTGAAATCATATCTTGTATTTTACAATGCTTTATGCTCTTGACAGGTGCAGAATATTCTAATTTTGGAGCAAATTCAGTTGTTAATTTTGCATCGGATTTTGCAGAAAATTGCCACGAGAATGATTTTAATGAACTCAAGAATTTAATAGAAACTCTTGATAAATGTATGTTGGACGAGGACGAAAACAACAAATTTCTTAAAAAGATTAACATACCTGCTATAATTATGTGTACTCAGACATTTATCCATTATCGTGACAAGGGTATGATAACAGAAGACCAGTTTACAAAGTTCCTTTCTGATTGGGTAAACGTTAATGTCGAATGTTCAGGTTATATTGATAATTGTGGACAGGGAAGTACAAATAAAACAAAGGTAGAAAACAGAGTAAATATCATCAATGAATGGCTCAAGGATTATATTTGCGATTTGAATAATATTGATGATGTTAAGGAGGAAACCGATAATGGAAACGAGTATTGTTCAGAAGAAAATATCGGAGCTTAAACCGCACCCTCGCAACGAAGAGATATATGGTTACAACGAAGATGTATCTGACCTTGTTGAAAAAATCCGTAAAAGTGGAATCGTCACAACTCTTACAATTACTGATGATAATGTCATCATTGCAGGTAATCGCCGTTGGAAATCTTGCAAACAGCTTGTCTCAGAGGGTGATACACGTTTCTGTCAAGTAAAATGTGAAGTTAAGGACTTTGAAACTGAATGGGACGCTCTCGAATATCTTGTTATAAATAATGATACTCGTATCAAAACAATGGAGCAAAAGGCAAGGGAAGCTCAGACACTTTTGGAAGTTGAAAGGGAAAAAGCAGAAAAACGCAGATTAGCTACACTTAAACAAAATTCATCCACCGAGGTGGCGGTTCTGCCACCTCGGGAAAATGTAGGAAAAACTCGTGATGTTGTAGCAAAAAAACTTCATATGAAATCAGGACGAGAAGTTGAGCGTGCTGTCAAGTCTGTAAAAACTATAGACAAACTAAAATCTGAAGGTAGAGATGATGACGCTAAACTTATTGCAGATGTTCTTAATAATAGGTCGGTTTCAACTGCATCTGAATTATCATCGTGTATAGATGATTTAACAGAGGAAGAAAAGCAGGCTATACGTGATATGAAAATGTCAGCATATAAAGCTATCACCAATCACGTTACTCAAAGAACACCTAAAATAAAAGATAATATGACCGAGGAGCAACGAGATGCAATAGCCCACAAACAAGCTTGTAAGGAAGCTGTGGAGGAATACATTGCTCAAAATATGGGGCTTATAGATGCTCAAGAGATTATAGTAGATACTCGTGCTGATGATTCTATTACACTGTTTGGGTTTGCTGTTAAGACGTTTTCAACCGCAGTCATGAATTTAATGGGAATAACATCTCAGTTTTCTCATAATCATAGAAAAAAAGTATTAAACATCATTAGTGATGTTGAAGATAAATTAAATAGATTAAAAAATTCACTGGAGGTATAATTATGATGACAACAAACAATTATCAGAGCAATTCTTCTCTCTTTGACAACGGAACGTTGATTAAGTTATATGAATATGGTCACGATAGTAGCGGTCGATTTTCTCATATCAACGTTTCATATGGACTTGTTGATGTGCGTAGAACAAAAAGTAATTTTTATGCTAAAAATGCGGAGGGTATTTGTAGTGGCTATCAGCGTATTCCTACTCAGAAGCGTATTGAGGGTATAACTAATGAATTTAGTAAAGCAAGACTTGACCCTATTACGGTAGCAGTAATTAACGGAAATGCTGAAATTATTGATGGTCAGGGTAGAGACATTGCCGTAAAGTCTCTTTATCGTCAGAAGAAGATTGATAATTTCTATGTTCCCTGTACTATACTTGAAAATGCAACTGAAGATGATTGTGGTGTTTTGTTTGCAAAACAGGATGACGGCACAGTACAGATAGACAATAAGAGTAAAACAAAGGTTATGGCTGCTCATAACGACAATGAAACCGTGGATTTCCTCGATCACCTTGTTAAGAATGGTCTGCCTGTGTATAACAATCTAACTAAGGAAATTCATAATGAATTTAATGCTTTGAGTACATATCGTAATATCTATAATGGTTTTGAAAGCAACAATGATATGGAGACATTTGACCGTATAATTAAAATAATATCTGCTGTTTGGGTGACAGATGAGGCAAGTGGCAGAATGATTATGCCAAAGGCTCTTAATAATATGATTATTAAGGCATTTAGTGAGTTTTATAAGAAGTTCAAAAATGATATTAACGATAAGTCTTTTATTACTCGTTTACAGACATATACTCCGCAGGATGTACTCGATGTTATTGAGGATAATGCTCCGAAAAATAAAAAAGTTGCAAGAATAACCGATAAGAAGACTCCTATGATTAAAGCTATTATTTCTATATATAATAGTAAGAGACAAACTAAACCTTTGATGTTCTAAAACGTAACACTTATAAACGAAAGGATAATCACTATGAACACAGCGATAGCTTATAATTCAACAACAGCTAATATTATTGATATGTCAGGCAGAAAAAGCAGACGTAAGATATCTCAGAGATCTCAAAGACAAGTTGTTGTTACTGAGGTGGAAGTTCCTACTAATCATTCTGCCGATGCGTTTATGTGTGAAAATGATATCAACGCTGTTATTCGTCAGTGCTTCAAAGAAAGAGCATATCATAAAATGGTAATGCTCATCTTCGGAATAAACACAGGTTATCGCTGTGGTGATATTCTTTCGTTCAAAGTAAAAGATGTGACAGATGAAAACGGAAACATTCTTGATGTTAAGTATATTGCTGAACAAAAAACAGGCAAAGCAAGACCGGTGTATTTTAATAGAGCAGTTAAAACTGCCCTCAGATTTCTTATTGATCTTAAATCTTTAAAAGCAGAAGATTATTTGTTCAGTGGAGATGGAAACCGCAAAGCATATTTTTCTGAGTTCATTTACGATGAATGCGGAGGAATTATTGATGTAAAAACAACAGGCGAAAAATATGACGAGAACGAAAAGGAACGAGAACTTGCTCCAATGACCGTTCAATCAGTGGGACGCTGGCTAAAAACGATAACTCAAAAACTTGGCATAATGGGTCATTATAGTTCTCACGCTATGAGAAAGACATTTTGTGAGTTCATTTCACGAAATTGGAACGATAACAGGAATGCTATGGTTGCTTGTGTAGCTGTAGCTCACGCAGATGTCGATACTACAATAAACCATTATATGACTGTAAACCCTGTAAAATTACGTCAGAAATGGCTCGACCTTAATATAGGGTTGGAGGAGTTTACAAAATTATCAGGATATAAGATTTGAAAGGAATGATATAAATGACCGTTAAAGAATTTAGAGCATTGGCTCGGAAAAGTGGAAAAATAAGAAAGATACCGGTATCAATGATAAGAATGATAGAAAAGGTTCATTATAGTAGCGACCTCTCCCAGATACCCAGTCTTAACAAAGACAAAAATAAGCTGTTGGTAATATTACATGATAATAAGGACTGTACTTATAACCTTATCACGGGTTGGAAAGACTATACTATTGCGATCAGAGATGGCATAAAGACCATAAATGCGGTTTTGGTAGATTCTGCCACCAGAGATAAATTTTATGCTGAATTGTCGGATAGTACGGAATGGGTAACTCTTCCTGAAATAATAATTCCGTCCTCATTTAAGAAAAGTCCACCAAAAGAAGAAAAGTTACATAACACAATTACGAATATGAAAGAAGCATTGAGAACTAATACTATTTCAGAATATCTTGATACAAAGCCAATAACGATATCTAAAAATAATACGCTTATAGACGGATATACAAGATATTTGGCTCTCAAATTTATAAGATATCAGGGTAAATTTCCAGTAATAAGAAAGGATTGATAATGGTGTTGCAGATAGGTAAATACAAGGTCAGCGATGACCTCAAGACAAAGCAGAAAGAAAATCCCATACTTGCAAAAGATGTTGCAACAGCTTTATATGCTCATATAACTGGAATGTGGGCTGAAAATGTAGCTAGACATTATGAGCAAGCAAAGAACGGTGAGAGAATAACAGCTATATTTCCTACTGTTTGTGGAAATATCGTTATTGATACCCTTGCAGATCGTACACAGACAACAATTTCAATGGAATAGGGATGTATGTATGGAAATTGTAATAGGTATTATTATTGGTACTGTTTTAAACAGCACCATAAACGTTATAGTGCTGAAGAATGAGGAAGATTTATTGTTTCAAATTTTTGCTTTTGTAATATTTTTTATTTATGATGCAATTCGTACAGTCATGTACAAAATTAAGAAAATCATTACTGCTCCTTTGTATTGCTATTTGCGATATGATAGGATAAATAAGACTACTTATTATGTCCCATATTTAAAGATGAAAAGGTTTGATAAAAAATATAGGGATAAATACACTGTTGTTGAAAACGATAAAGTCTTGAATAGAAAACTTGAAGAATTTTGGAATCACGCACTTACGGCGTATGACGTAGAAAGAATAAGGACTGCAAGGTTTAAAATAAAAGAGGTTGAACAATGCGGTATAAAAATTGCACCAGAATTATTAAAATAATGGAGGAAAATCAAATGAATATGTATGATGAAATACTCAACAAGTACGCTCAGTTTCTCGGTTATGAGGGTAAGGTAAAAGCAGATGAAAAGTATCTGCTTAGTGAGAGAGATAAGCTTGAAAGGCTTATTAGGCTTAATGATGAACTTGACTCAATAGATAAACATAGCAAGGCAAAGAATTATGGAAGGACAATTTTGGCTTGCTATGAAAGTAACTTTGCATATAAATCTGAAGGTGAACCTGCTTGTCAAAAACCAGACCCTGAAATGATAATTTTTAAGATTTGTTATACTAAAAAAGTTCCTTGTATTTGTTTTGAAATTGATGTCAGGGGTAATACATATAGAGAAATAACTATTGATGAAGTAGCAGATATTCTACATCTGGGGTAATACTATGGATATAAGGAAGTTTTTTGCGATGCTGACGGATAATGGCTTCACATTTCTCCGAAACGGCAGCGGAAGTCATCAAATATGGATAAATGCCAATGGGAATGTTTTCTCGTTCCCATACGGCAAGTCCGTATATAAGGGAATAGTGTGGCAATTCAAGCGTAAATTTTCTAAGTGATGTGAAAGGATTGATAAAAATGAATACAGAAGATATAAAAAATCAGTTGTCCCAATGTTTTAAAAACGGAAAAATCGAATTTCTCACATTTATAGATGGCAGTAAAGTCAAACGCATATACACAAATATGAAAGATATTGATACCGACACCAGCGAAGAAACTCATCTCAATATCACACCTCACAAAGAGAAGGTGGAATTTGAATTGATGAAAGGTAATAATATAGCATATATTATAGAAGATACATATGATAATATCCTTGGAATAGCCTTTACACAGTGGTTCAAGCCAATTTTAAGAAATATTGTCAAAGATAAATATGAACTGGAAGGGGAGATAAGTTCCGATGAATTGATGGGAACAGATTATTGCCAAGTCCGAGAGGATGGCATATTCCTTTTCAACAATTTCTCTGAAATGATGAAATTTGCAATTTAGACATATTTTTAGAATGAATTTGAAATATGTAAATGATAAAATAAAGATAATAAAATCTGTAGAACAAATTACTAAACGAAAGGAGAATATAAAATGACAGCAACAAACTCATGTGCAAGAACCTATGATAGAACAATGGAATATCATAGAGGTGATGTTATCTGGGTCGATTTCGGAGATACAGTCGGCTCAGAACAGGGTGGTATCAGACCTGCTGTTGTAATTCAGAATGAAAAAGGCAATCAACATTCACCCTGCCTTATCGTTGCTATAATGACAAGTAAGGATAAAAAGCCTATGGTAACGCACGTCAGCGTTAATCCATCTATAGAAACAGGTTTAAAGAAACCTACTATCACGATGATGGAACAAGTAAGAACTATTGATAAGAATCGTATTCTCGGTTGGAGTGGAAAGCTTGGGGAAAGAATGATGACTTGTATCGATAGAGCTATCGCTGCGAGCTTTGGTCTAGAAAATAATTCTGCTTATTCTGTATAATTTATCTTGACAAATCAGAAAGAAGATGATAAAATTGATTTAGTAAATATGAAAGGGCGGTTGAAATTGAAATGATTCCATATTTTGGAGAATATTGTCAGTATATTACTGAAAAGAAACCTAGTCTTGGCAATTATGCACTGAGAATATCTGCTTTAAATAAAGTGGATAAAAATATATTTGATATGTCAGCCGAGGAAATTGCTGATGCTATAGAAGCTGATAAAAAGAAAATTACTACTTTAAATGCTTTATACGGCGTTTTGTGTGACTATTATAGATGGGTAAATAAGACGTATGATTTATCCATAAAGGATAGTTTTTACGAAGTTAATCGGCTTAAAGGCATAGTATCTAATATAAAAACTGAAAGTGGTAAAGATGAATACTTTACTACTTTTTCAGAATTAAAACAGGCTTTAACTCAAGCAGAAGAGGATTATCTTATTCTGCAAGAATCTGAATTATCCGAAAAAATGTACGAAAGCTTGGTCGTAAGACAAAAGAAATTCAATGTGTTTAATGTATTTCTTTGGGAGCAACTTACCACGGATGAAATGTTTTCTATTACATTATCTGATGCAAGGAATATAATTAACTCCAAACAGTTGGCTGTCCACGGAAAGTCTATTGAACTTTCAGATGATGAAGTTCAATTTATTGATGACTTGTATTCGGAAATATTAGAATTGCAAGCACAGGATGAACAAAATAGTGCAAAAAGGCAGTATAAAAGAAAAACAAAGAATTGGACATATGATAATTTATTTAATTCCGAAAAGAAATCAAGTTTCGTAAATTTAAAATGGAACGCAATGGGGGCATTTATACAGGATGTGCGACTGGAAGCTCCCAATGTTAAAAAAGCAGGTATATTCAATAAGATGTATCAGTATGAAAGAAAAAATGATTATGTCTTTTCTGGAGACATGAACAGTGCAGAAACATATGCTCGGATATTCAATACTTCAATGACTAAAGCATATCGTATGGTAAGCGAATACAATAAGTTCAGACAGAGTATTGAGAATGCAGAAAATTAAGAGAAATATGGAAGTGATTTTCACTTCCAATACATAAAGCAAAGTGAATAATAAAATATTTGCAAAAGCACTTGACAAGTGCAGGATTATCGAGTATAATATATATGTAGTCAAATGATAAGTAAGTAATAAGATTTAGTATCAAAATAAATATATTTGGGATTAGTATAATGAGAAGTACATCAGCCTTTGACACTGACAGTTTCGGGGCAGAGCCGAAATCCCAAACCAAATGTTAGTTTTATTCTGGCATAGCCTCCCTGCGGTTCCTCTGACTTCCGTATAAAAAAGTCAGGAATAAGCACCATTAGTTCAATAGTAGAACAAACGACTTTTAATCGTTAAACATCGGGGCAGAACCGATATGGTGTACCAGTGAGTGCCATACAAGATGTTATATTTTGTTTTGGTATTTGCAATCTGTTTTAGGTATGGTTAAGTTACCAGATTATCCATACTAAGTGTCTAAACAGCAATAACAAGTCGTATTCTGTTGGCACTAAAAATCGAATATGAGGTTTCATATTAACAAATAGCGACTTTGAGCGGATGAAAAACCTGCTAAGTGGTTTAAATATCTCCCAATAGTCCAATCGGCAGAGACACAGATCTTAAAATTCTGACAGTGTGGATTCGAGTTCCACTTGGGAGACCAAATCTGAAATTGGAGAAAACAGCAACATTAGGGTTGTTTGTAGAACAAGAGTAGGCGAGTAGTTCACGAAACGAATAGCAACTTTATGGTTTTAGCGGATGAGGATAACTTTAGAATGAACCACCCAAAAGCCTGTGAGGATAATCAGGCACTCATCTGCTACCGTGGTGGAAATGGCATACACAAGAGACTTAAAATCTCTCGGAGAAATCCTTGCCCGTTCAAATCGGGTCGGTAGTACCACAACAGATAAAACATTGTATTTCAGGTGATTATTATCTTGTTTTTCTTATTAAAATTTTCAAGGTGCATGATTGCATCACCTGCGTCCTTTCCGCAACGTTTTATCTGTTATTTTTGCGGAATGCCTGATGCCAAAGCTGAGATGTGAGGTACAAGTAACATCGAAGCCAAAGCTGATAACTATGCTAAAAGTTATACTGCAACACATAGTCATTGTAAGGTATGTGTAGAAGAAAAAGTTTTAAATACGGAGGAGTTATAATGGAAAAGGAAAAAGATGTTAGTATACTGCGACCTTATGTTTGTATTGAAGAGCGTGACGGTTTTGATAGGCAGACCATTAAGAACCGTATTTACTGGATAGACGAATCTTCAATCTTTGAAGATGATGATACAAAGTATGGTGTAGTTTATAGGGATGCTGAAATGAAAACAGAAATCGGGGTACTGAACATGGCAAGGTTCAGAGCTTACATTGATTATCTTTGTTATTGTGATTCAATATCCCGTTATATAAACTCTGAAGATGGTATTCTTTTAAAGGATGTTATAGTGGCTTATGCAAGAGCTTGCGAACGTAATGTATATTATCCAACGTTGTTCAAGCTTATGAAGTATGTGATAGACCATAACTATAATAAACCCGAGTATTACAACAAGGAATTTCTTGTAAAGTCTATATCATTTCAGGATGCTGTTCAAAGCGGTGACGTTGCGAAGGAGATAGACTATCAAGTATATCTTGGGTACTCGTTAATTCCTGTAGCGAACTGAGGTGTTAATATGAAACTTAAATTTCATTAAACATAGGGAGATGTTAAGATATGAGCAAAATTGAAATAGATAAAGATAAATTTACTTCAAAATTAGGCGAGATAATAGCAACTTGTCCCACAATAGAATATTTGGTTTGTCTTGGAAAAATATCAGCCTTGTTATTAAACATTTCAGAAAATGACTTTTATGTAATGTTTGACAAAGAAATAATGGATTGGCAAGAACATCTCCGTTCTAATAAAACAACATTGCGTATAATGAATGACAGAGGACAAAGAAAAGCAACTATTAACATTGATAAAACAAATATAACTGTTGATGATGCGTATATTGATAATGTAAATAGCGATTCAGATGGCACTATATTATATAATATTATAATTCCTGTGGATTTTGATAGTTTATTAGAAGTTTCAAATGATAATATTTTTGAAGAACTTAAAAATAGATTGAATGATTAAAATGAGGAGATAATAATATGAATGTTAAAAGATATAATTGCTCTAATACATTAGATTATAGAACATTAAGCATTACTTATGAGGTGTTAAAATGAGTAAGATTGAAATAGACACAGACAAAATTGCTCTAAAATTAAAAGAAATAATAATGGCGATTCCATCAATAGACCTTATTGTTTCTCTTGCAAATCTTGCAAAATTTGAAAAAGAAGCAAACATTTTAGTAAATGAGATAAAAGAGAAGGATATAAAAATGAAAGCTGAACAGATACATATTAACCCCAAAAATAAAAGATACGATTGCACTAAGACATTAGATTATGGACATGAATTGCAGAGAATGTGTTCCTCAATTAATGACTGTTGGATGTGTCCGATTCATCATGACAGTGGAGTATGTAAGAGTAAAATTTCATCGGAATCTATTTCAACGGTTCAGAATTGGTCAGATACACACCCTGAAATTAAAGGTAAAGAAAGACCTGTGCTTACGGTAAATGATGTACATATTCTTGTAGCATTGCAAGTAATGGGTTATCATTGGATAGCTAAAGACAAGGTAACTTCCACTGACAGATTTGATACTTACGCTTTTGTAAGCAAACCTGAGTGGGATAAAGAGTGTGGTTGGTGGATTGTTGACGATAGAGAACTTACAAACATTAAAAACCCTACTCATCCGATAGCTCATAATTTCCCATTTCTTTCTTATAAAGATACAGAAGCCACAAGTATAGATTGGTTATTGAGAGGTAATGAATAATAATGAAAAATATCAATGCTGTAACTATTGGAAATCTAATATCTGCTCATTATGAAGGTGATGATGAAAAATTTGATAACTATGTTCAATTTATTATTGAGATTTATGAAGAACAAGGTGAACATCGAAAGGCAGATATCATCAGAAAAAGAGTAGACGGCTCTTATAAGAATTTCCCAATAGTTGTTTTGGATTAAATAAAGGAGACTAATAATGACTAAATTAGTGAAAACAATACAAGTCAAACCGGCAATATCATTTACTGTTCTTGCTGGTGAAGATACAGACAGAGCAATAGATAGATTTTTTGATTATTTAGATAAGTTCCCCACATTGGTTTCTTATTATAATGATACACATAATGAATTTTATACCGAAGAAAAGTGCGAAAGTCTAAATGTGAGTCAAACCATTCGCTGAAAGAGTTGAAAGAAAGGAGACATAAAAATGTATGATGAAATAGAAACCGAATTTCAAAATTTTCTTTTGGATATAACTAATGGAGTGTTTACAAAAAAACAAATATCTGGATACGTGGGATTATGAAGATGATTATTCTCATAAGACACTTAACGAAGCACAAGGAATGTTATATATTAAAATATTTAACTGGCTGAAAGATAATAAACCAAATGAGTATGTGTTATTTTCTAACGAAGGTATTTATGTTGTATCTATTTGGTATGCAAGAACTTATCTTTCACATTATGAAAAAAATATCGTAAAATGACATAATAAAATTCTGATTTTGTGAAAGGAAATATACATATGTTTTGGATAGGAATTGCAATAGGATTTATAATCGGAATAATCACACTCACGGCAATATCTTGTGTAATAGCATCTGGTGAGGTAGAAAAGAATGAGAATAAGACAGATTATTGATAGAATAACGTTTATTCCTTGGTGTTGGTTTGAGGTTACTATATTGCATAATAACATCAACATAGATAGATGTTATAAATACGGTTATTGTTCTAAATTGCAGTATAAGTTATGTAAATTTATGATAAGAAGGTGATGAAATATGGGACAGCATAAACATAATCCAATAGCAATTAAAGTCAAAAATGGTGAAATTAAGCCTAAAGAAAAAGGTATGAGTGAAGCTGAGTCTTGGAGAAGAGTACAAGATGCTTGTCGTTCATATTTTAAAGAAACTTTTCCAATATATACACCAGCTTATTATGATGCTTATGATGATGAATTTTGGAAATTACTTGGAGGATAAAGATAATGGAACTTAATTCTAATGGTGTAAACAAAGTTACTAAAGCACAAATCAAGAGCAAGATACATAAAGTCTGCATAAATGGACTGCCTGCGTATGACAGCGACGGAAGAGTTCAACTTTATAGACGACCAGACCTGTCTGAATGGGCAGCGAAAGCAGCAGCCGATGGTGAAAGATACTTTTATGTTGAGGCTGTAAACCCTAATATCAATGGTGGTAATCTTAGACTATGCTGTCCTAAGTACGAGTACAGAGTTGATAGTCTCACGCAGGAAGAATATGATGTTCTGAAAGAACTGTTAAATGGAGGTAAATAATAATGACGACAGAAGAAAAAATAGAAAAAATTTCCAAGCTTGAAGCTAACTATGAGGCAATGGCAGCAGAGATTGAAAAACTCAAGGCTGAACTTACTAAAAAAGACAAGAATGAAACCGTGTGGATTCCTGAGATATATAACACATATATGTGCATCGATTCATTTGGTTATGTTTATAGTACAATTTTGGAAGATACGTCATCAGAGAAACAGCGAATAGATTTTAATAATGTATATCAATCTAATAATAAAACACAAACGCATCTTAAATGGTACGCCAATAACGTTCTCCGTGTCCAGAATAAGTTAATGCAACTTCACGAGTTCACGAGTTGCTGTGTCCTGAATTATTTTCCTGATTAGGATACAGATGAACGTAAATGGCTTGTGTATTACGATAATGATAATAAGTGTTTTATATGCACACCATGTTATATGCACAATTATTTTGTTGTTTATTTCACCAAAGAAGCAGCAGAAAAGGCTTGTGAAATTCTCAATCGAGAAAAATTTATGATGGAAAACGCATAACACAATAAAAGAAATGTTTTGTGGTGGATTTATATAAATGAAAAGCGACCACCATTGTAATAAACAGTGATCGCTACATAGCTGATTCCTCGGTATTAGACATTGGGATTCGTCCCTTCTCTATTAATTTGTTACCTAATAAGACCTATAAAATACACCAGCACGCTTACCGAAATGATCATTATTCCGAATGATACGCCTATAGAAATAATAATTTTCGCAAAAGCCTTCAGCTGTGGAGGAGAAAAGTTTGACACAACATTGACTTTGGGGTTTCCACTTTTTACAATAGAGTTTTTTGTAGGTCTATACTGATCACCTTTAAGCTTCTTGCTTTTTTGTTTCTTGCAGGTTGTCTGAGATTTTGATTTTTCCTGAGTATTTACGTTGGTGTTTAACTGTGGTCTTATGCCGAGATGCCCTCCTGATTCCATTTGATAGACCTCCTTATATTTAATAATTTTCTAAGGCGTCTCGGACTATTTTTCGCACAATTAATTGCTAATTGTGAACGCATCCTATAATATAACATGTTTTGATGTAAAAGTCAAGTACCAATTTGCATAATTATTGAGCATATATTGTGTGTAAATATCACAAAAAGGAAAATAATGTCACGAAATGTATAAAAAACAATCAATCAGCTCTAAGCTGTTTATATAGATTTTACCTTAATTCCGTCCGAAAGGACGTTTATATAGATATTCTTATTTTGTAAAAGGAGTGGTTGAAATGGCTAAGACAAAGCCGATTAAGGTATTTATTTCTCAGGTAATGAGAGATAAGACAGAGGAAGAAATTCTTACAGAAAGAAATCTTGCTATTGATAAGGTCAAGAAGATTTTCCCTGACAGAGAAGTTGAGGTTATTGATAGTTATTTTGAAGACTATAACCCAGCAGGTGGGAGTATTCCTTTAAAGTATCTTTCTAAGTCTGTTGAACTTCTTGCAGATGCTGACGTTGCTTATTTCTGCTTTGGTTGGGATACAGCAAGAGGTTGTAAGATAGAACACCAGTGTGCTGTTGAATATGGAATAAATAGAATTTATGGGTAATGCTAAAGAACTAATGAAAGACATTGTAAAAGCTATTTTATTTTTTATTTTATTTGTCTCTATTCCAATAACATTGGGTATTATTGGTGGAACGATTGATGCAAATCAGTCTGAAAAAGAATATAATAACGGCATTTGTTCTGAATGTGGCGGTCATTATAAATTTGTAAGTTCTTCTCACATTAGGAATAGCAGTGATGAATATTATTACTCTTGCGAAGATTGTGGCTATACAATAATGACACACATATTTTATCGAGGAGGGAATTAAGTTATGAGTTATAGGGCGAGAGACAGAACACAACTAAACCAAGATTTTATTGAATTTTAAAATTGTAAGTAAATAATAATATGAGTGTTAAAACAATTAAATTATACATATTGAAAGGATTTTGAATTTATGGCAGAAACAACTAAGAAGAATGACGGTCTTGGTCTTCAGAAGACAGAGGGTAATTTTCAGCTTAGAGGCATTATTACAGGCACAGAAAAGGATAAGTTTTATACTGAGATGACCACCAAGACAGGTAAGCCTATGAGAATGGTTAATTTCGGTGTAGAAATTGACAAGGGCAAGACCATTTATGTTAATCTTAATGGTATGGAAAAGGAAACGGTGTGCTTTTCTAAAAAGGAAGGCGAGGGCAAGAACAAGAAGACCGTAACGGAAAAGGTAAAGTGGGCTAATAGATTTGACTTCAAGAAGGACGGCTTTAAGCCTATTGGTGTAAATGTTGGACTTGAAAAGATAGTTGATAGTACAGGTAAGGAAATCAACGACAAGAAGACACTATTTGAATATGATGCTTGTAAATACATAGGTGACACTGCAAAGGACGGTATGAGCGTATTTATTAAGGGTAAGAACGAATTTTCTACATATAATGACAAGCACCAGACCAAGTTTATTCCCAATCAGGTATCTCTTTGTAAGGACGTGGATTTTGAAGCTGATGACTTTAAGGTTGTGGGCAACTTTGAACAGACTATCGTGTTTATGGGTATTGATAAGAATGAAGACGGTAATTTTACAATAAATGCAAAGATTGTTGCCTTTAATTCCATTGAGGATGCTGAGTTTATTATTGATAAGTCTGATGTCAAGCTTGCTAAGACTCTCAAGACCCTCAAGCCCTATACTGCTGTAAGGGTATATGGTAATATTGTTGTTGAACACGATATTGATGAAGTTGAAGACGAAGATGACGGCTGGGGTGCAAAGAATCCTATGGAACGTATAAACAATCCTACAAAGAGAACTCTTGTAGTTATTGGTGCATACAAGAATTCCGTTGATACTGATACATATTCCGAAGAAATTATTGACAAGGCTATTGCTAAGTCAAAGGCAAGCAAGACTGCTGATAAGGATTTCGGCTCAAATGATGAAGATTGGGGAACTGTTTCTGATAAGGATATTACAGATGATGACGATGAATGGGATTAATTAACCCATAGAAATTGCAAATAACGTACAATTCAAATTAAGGAGATAAATAATATATGGCAAGAGCAAGAATAGCTTCGCAGACACAGAGCAAGCTTGGAATGATTCTTTTTGGTGAAGAGGGAACTGGTAAGTCATCACTGGCACTTCAGCTTGCATATTTTAAGAGACCTGACGGAAAGCCATTTAGAGTTCTCTATATTGATAATGAGAATGGTTCTATTGATGACTTTATTGATAATCTTTCGGCTGACGGTATTGATGTAGGCAATATTTATATTGTTTATACTCAGTCTCTCGGAGAAACAAGAGATTACATTAAGAAGGTCAAGAACAGGGAAGATTTTTACGAGATTGACGAAAATGGCAATGAAACTGAAAATGTGGTTCTTGATGCAGATGGACAGCCATTCAGAGCTGATGCTATTGTAGTAGATGGCACAACAATTCTTAACCTGACTACAAAGCAGGCACTTGTGGAATTTTCAAAGAAGAGAAACGCTGTTAAGGCAAAGAAGAAGGAACTTACAGGAATTGAAAAGACTGTTACTATTGAAGGTGCTGGTCTTGAACTCAAGGATTATCAGACAGTAAACTTTAAGGGACAGGATTTAATCCTTGACCTGATGAGCTGCGGAGTTCATTACATTATTACAGCAAGAGAAACAGATGAAAAGGTTTCTGTTAAGGGTGATGATGGACAGATCACAAGTGTTTGCACTGGCAAGAAAATTCCTGACGGCTTTAAGCAGATGAACTACAATGTTAAGACCGTTGTTAGAATGTATATTAACGAAGACGGTAATTTCTGTTCTTATATCAGCAAGGATAGAACGGGTGTACACGATAAGGAAACTGTCGAAGACCTTTCGCTTGTGGATTGGCAGGTTGTTATTGATAGAACTAAAGATAAGAAGGAATTTTCCGTAAATAACGATTTAACAAAGGCAGTTGATGTTGAACAGGATATTTATTCAAGGGAAGTCGAGGGCAAGCTTGGAGAACCTGTAAATTCTACAAATGATACCGATGAGTCCACAAACCAGATTGAAGAGACTATTGAAAGAATTTGTGAAATTATGAAGAGCCTTAACCCTGTTGGTAAGACTAAGGCAAAGGAGGCTCTTGCATCTGCCGAGCTACCTATTAAGTCTACTGAAATTAAGAAGATTACGGATATTGATGTTCTCAATCATATAATCGAAATCATTTCAAAGATTTAAGTTTATTATTGACCTAAAGGGACAGTAGGGGAATGTTCCCTTACTGTCTTTCTTAGTTAAAGGCGGTGAAAAATTGGGTAGAAAAACAAAGGCACAGGCAGAAAAAGACAGAATTGAAAAAAACATAAGGTTACAATTTACAGACTGGCTTTATGCTCAATACGAGATTTCTTTTTTACCAAAGTATTTTTTTGTCAATCTTGATAAAGTTTATAAAGGAACATATAAGAATTTAAACAAGCCAGTTCCAGTTGAAGATTTATGGGATATGTGGCGAAAAAAGATGCCATATCTCCAAAAGGTTTATGATAAAAATAAACGTTGTGGAAAAGAAATAGAAGGAATAGCACGAATTAGCTATGACCTTGCCATTATACTTTCTCGGTATGACAGTTATTTAAAATGGAAGGAAGAACAAAAACTTTCTCAGACACAGTTAAATCAAAATGAGATACATATTGATTATGATAATATTAAAGTTGTAAAAAATGTTTCAAATCAAGATTACGATAAAATTGATATTGATAGCATTTTGGACGAAATATAAGTAGGTGAGTAAATGGATTTAGTCGCAAATGTTCCCACAGAAGTTCTATTTGTGGGCTGTATTTATAAACAGCCTGATCTTTTGGTCAATTATGGTCAGTATGTCCGCAGCAAATATGATTTTTCAGATGAAGTAACACGTTTTTTTTACGATTCTGCTGAGATAATTTATAAAACAAGAAGTCAAACTCTTAATAAAACCACTGTATCTACATATTTTTCAGAAGAACCCGATAGACTTTCAACGTTTAAGAAATATGGTGGTTGGAAGACTATTGAAAGTTGGATAAAACTTGCTATTACAGATGATATTCAAAAATATCAGGAGATTATAAAAAAATACTCACTTTTACGAGAGTATCAGCGTAATGGATTTGATATTTCAAAAATTGTAGAACACAAAAAATTTGAACAGTTCACTGCATCGGATATTTATAGGCTTATTAGAGGTAAGGCAGATCGTATTCATACAGTTATTCTTACAAATCAAGAAGCAGAGATATTAAACAGCCATATTAAAGAGACATTGCTTTCCTGTATGGAAAAACCAGACTTAGGTATTCCCTTACCATTTCCCATTTTAAATGATATTTTTCGTGGGTGCAAACTTGGCTCAACTATGGCAGTTGGCATGCTTTCTAACGCTGGTAAAACACGTTTTATGACGATGATTATAGCGTATTTAACGCTTGTAAATCACGAAAGAGTATTTGTAATGCTCAATGAAATGGGTGTTGAAGATTTACGCAAGTGCTTAGTTACAACTATTATAAACAATAAAGAATTTCAAAAGCTTCACGGAATAAAATTGAAAAAGCCTGAAAAAGAATTGACACTCGGACTTTATAAAAATAATAAAGGCGAATATATATATCAGAAAACTGATGATTTTGGTGAAGCAACTGAAACCACAGAAGAATACATAAAAAGAGTTTCTGCTAATTCAGAAGAATATAATAAGATAATGAAAATTGCTGAATGGATAGAGGCAGAAACCAACGAGCTGATTCTTGTAAAAGATATGGCTTCAGGATATGATGATAAAACTCTTGAATTTGAAATAAGAAAAGCAAACCTGACTCACGGTGCAAAATATTTTTTTTATGATACTTGTAAGCAAGATGTTGAAGCAACAGGCGATTGGGCTGCGTTGAAAGCAACAGTTACTAAGCTGACAGATATCGCAAAGCAGCTTGAAATGTTTGGGTATTTATCAATTCAGCTTACAGATGATACGGAGTTTTGCAAACCCGATGAGCTTAATTCAAATAATATCGCAAATGCAAAGCAACTTAAACATATTGTATGGACAATGGTTCTTTTTAAAGAAATAAGTCCCGGTGATTTTCATAAATATCGTTATGTTCAACACGATGAAAAATGGGGAAAGGATGTTGAATGTGAGTTACAAGCAGGAAAACGTTATTATGCTGCCAATGTGGATAAAAATAGATTTGGCTGTAAGAAAAAAGTGATTTTTGAAGTTGATCTCGACTTGAATACTTGGGTCGAGGTAGGAGGACTAAGAAGAAAGTAGGAGATATAAATGGATATACCAGTTCTTAAAGAAAAAATATTAGAGAATGATTATGTACCTATTATACTTGAAGAACTTGGTTGTCATCATATCTCTAAAAAAACAGAATGGTATCAATGTGCAAATCCCGATGGAGATAACAATTCTGCAATAACAGTTTATCTTAATGAGGGACTTGTTACAGTTGATTATACCAGAGATATAAATAAAAAGTCTGTTGCAGATATTTTTGATTTAGTTCAATTTTTTCAAAACTGTACATTCTACGAAGCAATATGCAAGGTTTGTAATTGGTGCAATATTGATTATTATACAGATGATTATGATGATTTACCTGAAAGTCTTAAATTTACAAAATTGATTGAAGAAATGGCATCTGGAGATTCTGATTATGATGAGATGAAACCAATCAAACCTATTTCAGAAAAAATTCTGTCGTACTACTTACCTTTTGTAAATGACTTTTTTCTAAAGGATAATATATCATATGAAACACAGTTGCTTTTTGAAATAGGCTATGATGACTGTTCTAATAGGATCACAATTCCAGTAAGAGATGAGTTTGGCACTTTAGTTGGAGTTAAGGGTAGGTTATTCTTGTATAATGAAGAAATGACTGAAGAAGAACAGCGTGTAAAATACTTATATCTTGAACATTGTAATCGAGCCAAAATTTTGTATGGGCTTTATTTATCTGAAAAATATATCAAGCAGTCAGATAATGTTTATGTTGTTGAAGCAGAAAAAGGAGTAATGCAGCTTTGGACTATGGGAATAAAGAATTGTGTGGCAACTTGCGGAAAGAAAATTACACAATACCAAATTGATATGCTGACAAGGCTTTGTTCCCATATAGTTTTTTGTTTTGATAAAGATGTTCAAAATGATGAACTTAATGACATAGCAGATAAATTTATAGACTGTATTCAAATAAGTGCTATTGTTGATAGCGAGAATATTTTAAATAGTAAGGAAAGTCCTACCGATGACCCTCAAAAATTTAAAAAGCTTAATGAGAATTGTCGTAAGATAATAAAAACTGGAAGGTGATTGTGTGAATTATAAAGTTTGTGGACGAAATCATATTACTGATATAAAAGGGTGTATCTTTGAAAACAGAGGAGTTACTGATATTAAAACTTATACTCATCTGACCGATGACGTTATAATACCTTATTGGAAACTCGATAATATCAATGATGCCGTAGATGTCTTTGTAAAGCATATGGAGAAACATAGCAAAATATCTATTGTTGCAGATTGCGATGTTGACGGTCAATGCAGTGCTTCTATGATTTATATGTATATTAAATCACATATTGATAAGAACGCTAATATTACATATCTTATACACTCAGGTAAACAGCACGGTCTTTCAAGCGACATTGAAATTCCAGAAGGTACGGAACTTTTAGTTGTCCCTGACGCAGGAACGAATGATACAGAACAGTGTAAAATGCTTGCCGAAAAGGGTATTGACATTATCATCTTAGATCATCACGAGAAAGAAAAAGACAATCCATATGCAATAGTAGTAAATAATCAGTGTAGCACTAATTATGGCAATAAAGAATTGTGTGGAGCTGGAGTGGTATATAAGTTCTTACAGGCACTTGATGAATATTATTGGACTGATAACGCCGATAATTACCTCGATTTGGTAGCTCTTGCAAACATCTCAGATGTAATGGACTTGCGCTCATTTGAAACGAAAAGACTGATTGACAAAGGATTGAGTGTAATAACAAATAAATGCTTTGAAGAGTTTATCAATGCCCAGACATTTTTGATGAAAGGCAAAGTTAATCCACATACAGTAGCTTTTTGTATAACTTCTTTAATAAACGCAATGTGTAGAGTTGGTAATAGCGAAGAAAAGGACTTGCTGTTTAGAGCATTTACGGAACAGGACGAGGAATTTGAATATAAAAAGCGAGGAAAAACAACTCCCACAACGGAAACAATATATGAAAGAGCAGTAAGACTTTGTAAAAATGCTAAATCAAGACAGGACAAACAAGTAAATAGTTTTCTTCCCAATCTTGAAAAAAAGTATTCTGCAAGTAATAATTCAGTTTTGTTTATTAAAGGCGATGATATTCCCAACGTATTCTCTGGAATTATTGCAATGAAGCTTGCTGATAAATTTAAAAAGCCCTGTTTGGTATTACGGGGATATAATACTGACGAGAATAATAAAGTTTTTCGGGGGTCTGCAAGAAATTTTGACAACAGTTATGTATTAAATTTTAAAGACCTTCTTGAAAGTACAAACAAATTTAACTGGTGTCAGGGGCATCAAGGCGCATTTGGTGTTGAGATAAAAGGTGATAATGTAAAAAGTGTCCTTTCAGAACTTAATGCAAAATGTGAAAAAGCCGATAAACGTTTGCCTGTTGATTTTGAAATTGATTATGCAGATTTTGATGTAAGTATAATTACAGATATAACTTCTCTTGAAGATTATTACGGCACAGGAATAAAAGAGCCAATGCTTATAATAAAAAATCTTGTGCTTGAAGCCAATCAAGGTTCTCTTATGGGAAAAGAAAAAAATACTTGGAAATTTACAACAGATGATTATGCGATTATAAAGTTTAAAAATTCTGTTGATGACCCTGTATTAAATTTCTTTGAAAGTTTTGAAGATACGATTACGATTGATGCTTTGTGCCAAGTCGAGGTATCTGAATATAAAGGCATAATTACTCCACAGATTACAATAAAGGATTATGAGGTGGTCAAATGAGTTATAGTTCTTTACATAATCATACAATGTACAGCCTTCTTGACGGTTACGGAACTCCTAAAGAAATGCTTGAGCAGTGTCGTAAAGTTGGAATTAAGGCTTATGCTGTAACTGAACACGGAAACGAATATAGTTGGATATACTTTGACCAGCTTTCAAAAGATTATCCAGATATTAAAATTATTTATGGTGTTGAATTGTATGAGTGTTTTAACACCTCTGTAAAAGATAAAAATAATAAATACTTTCACCTTATTGCTCTTGCAAAGAATGAAAACGGCAGAAAGGCTTTGAATAAAATAATTACCAAGTCAAATCTTGAAAATTTTTATTTTAAGCCAAGAGTTCAAATATCAGATATTGCTCCCTATGCGGAAGACTTAATTATCAGTTCTGCTTGCCTTGCTTCAAAACTTGCAAGAGAATGTGATTTTAATAAGTGCGTTGAATATATTAAAGAATATAAATCAATATTTCCTCATTTCTTCCTTGAAATGCAATCGCATAAATCAAATGAACAGGCAGAATACAACAAAAAGATTCTAAAGTTGTCTGAAATAACAAATACCCCATATATTATAACAACAGATAGTCACGCAGCCACAAAAGAAGATTTATACTATCAGGCAAGGCACGTTCAAATTGCTCACGATACAGAAACGCTGTCTGAAAGTTATGAAGGTTGTTATTTACAGAGCGAAGATGAAATTTACGAAATAATGACATCTCAAATCGGAAAGAATAATGTTGCATATGGACTTAATCAAACAAACGTTGTTGCTGAAATGATTGAAGAAGTACATATGCCATTTCAGTCTCCGCAGTTACCTACATATCCGCTTCCAAAGGGATTTAATTCTAATTATGAGTTTCTTTTAAATCTTATTGAAAAAGGGTGGGAAACAAGAGGATTTAATGCTCTTTCGGAAACTGAACGAAAGAAAAGAAGAGATAGAATTGATTATGAAATGGGTATTATTCATCAAATGAATTTTGATGGCTATTTTATAATTGTATGGGACTTTATCAATTACGCAAAAACTCATGGAGTTAAAATTGGTTCGGGCAGAGGCTCTGGCGCAGGAAGTCTTGTTTGCTATACAATAGGCATTACAGACCTTGACCCTATTAAATATGGTCTGATTTTTGAGAGATTTCTTAATCCCGAAAGAATATCTATGCCTGATTTGGATATAGATGTATCTGACAGACCTACTGTAATCAATTATCTTATCAGTAAATATGGCGAAAACAGAGTATGCCAGATCATAAATTTTTCTTATATAACACCTGTTGTAGCAATTAAAGATGTCGGTAAGATACTTGGATTTAAGTACGTAGATATGGACAAGTTATCAAAGCGTTTCACTTATGATACTTTTCAGGAATGTATTGAAAATAATAAGTCATATTTAGCAGAACACGAGGAATATACTGAACTTCTTGAAATTGCGGGCAAACTAAGCGGAAGAGTAAAAACTGTAAGTTGTCACGCTGGCGGTGTTGGAATAGTAGATACAGATATTAACGACTATATGGCAATGAAGCTTGGCTCTAAGGGTGAACACGTCATTGAAGTCGATAAACGTCTTGTTGAAGAAATAGGTATTATCAAATTTGATATACTTGGTGTTCAAACCTTAACTATGGTTCAAGAAATTCAGAATGACTTAGGTTTGTCTGAATATGATATAAATATCAATAATCCAGAGTTTGAGAATAATATATTACCTTTTGAGTTGCTGGGAAAAGCATTAACGAATGGTGTGTTTCAGGTTGAGAGTGCTGGTATGAAAGATTTACTTTTACGACTTCAGGCTACCAGTATGGAAGACTTGTCAGCAGTTTTAGCATTGTATCGTCCTGATTCTATGGGTGCATTGGAGGAGTTTATCGAATGCAAACATAATCCATCACTTGTAAAGTATATTCACCCAGATATGAAGCCTATTCTTGAAAGCACATATGGTTGCATCATATATCAAGAACAAATTATGGACATAGTTCGTGTTTTTGGTAATAGAAGTTATGGTGGTGCGGATAAATATCGTAAGGCAATCGGCAAAAAAATGCCCGAATTAGTCAAAGAAGAGTCTAAAAAACTATATCAGGAGATTATTGACAATGGGTATGATGAAAGTGTTGCAAAAGCCATTAGTGAAGAACTTGCTGCCAAAGGAGGATATTGTTTTAACAAATCTCATAGTTATAGCTACGCCGTATTATGTTTCCAAACTGCTTATTTAAAGGCGAAATATCCTGTTTATTTCTTTAAGGCTTTATTTAATTTAAATAAGGATAAATCAGGAATGATAAATAAATATATAATTGATTCTAAGCAGTTCAATGTAGAAACTTTACCACCTCATATAAATAAATCTCAGATCGACTTTTCTGTAAATGATAACAAAGTGCTTTTTGGACTTTCTGCAATTACAGGAATAGGCGAAAAGATAGCAAAAGAAATTATCCTTGAACGCACAGACAATGGTAAGTACAAAGGATTTGATGACCTTTTACATAGAGTGGATTTAACGAAGGCACAAATAATAAATCTTGTTAAATCAGGAGCTATACCGACTAAAAACAAACGTCAATGTTTGATTAAATATCTTAAATCACTGTATTCGCCATTAGTTTTCAAAGAAGTTTCAAAACTTCCACCTTATACAAAGCTTATTGTGGATTATGGAATTGATATTGAACAGTATAGGAAAAGTGATAAAAAATATGATTACGATAAAGATGTCTTATTAAAGCTGGTAAATAAGATTAAACTTGACAGCTTTAATAAAGATCAAGAAACACGTTTCCAAAAATATATTGACGAGAATAATAAATATCTCGAAGATGAGCCATTTTGGGAATTTGAGACTTTGCAGATTTTTATTCACGATAACCCTTTTAAAGATGCTTTAAAATACCTTACTGTTCAGTTTGAAGATGTTGAGGTAGGAAATGAATGTACAATAGTTGGCGTTATCTCAAAAGTTCAGAAGAAAAAGGATAAGCATAAAAATCAATTCGCTTTTATAAATGTATATTCAACTTTTGGCTTAATTGAGGGAACAGTATGGAACTCGCAGTTAAGACAATATGAGGATATAATCAAAAAAGGTTCACAAGTAACAATAAAATGCCGTAAAGATGATGAGGATAAAGTTATAGTAAAAGACATTAAGCCTTATTATCAATGGTTACAGGAAAGGAGTATGAAAGTTGGCAGATAAAACCCTTGAATTTAAAATTATTCCACAGCAAGAACGCTATTATAACGAAGATAGTAATTGGGGAGTATATAGCTTTACAACCAATGATGAGATTCCTGAATTTTATGAGTGCTATGATGACCCTTTTGGTGATAATCCTATCAAGAAAAAGGGTAGTTCTCTTGTTGGTAAAATGCAAAGACTGACAATCGGAATTAAATATACCGTTCAAGCAAAATGTGAGTATAATGCAAAATATAAAACATATCAATACATACCATCGTCTGTGACGACAAGCGTTCCCAAAACAGAAGAACAGCAAATCGCATATTTAAAAACACAGGTAACAGAATTGCAAGCAAAAAATATATTGGCTGTTTACCCTAATGTTGTTGACGATGTTCTTCATAATAGAGAAATCGACTACACCAAAATTAATGGTATAGGTGAAATAACTTGGAACAGAATCAAGAAAAATATTATTGATAATTATATTATTTCAGATATTTTGATTATGTTACAGCCATTAGGTGTCACATACAATGTTATAAATAAACTTATTTCAACTGAGCCAAATCCTCATTTGTTAAAGAAAAAACTTATAGAAAATCCTTATATTATGACAAAAATAAGAGGACTTGGCTTTAAAAAAGTTGATGACCTTGCGCTTAAAATCAATCCAGAAATAAAAATTTCTCAGAAACGAGTAATAGCATTTATAAAGTATTATCTTGAATATATCGGTAATAATGATGGACATACATATGTTTCCGAAAACACTTTGGATAATGCAATTAGAGATAATATAAATGAATGTTACGAAATCTACAAGATGTTTAAAGAGAAGCAAAGACAAGATGGCTTGTTTTTGCATTTTTCAGACGACAAAGTAGGCTTAAAATCTCAGTACAATGATGAAATGGCTATTTATAATATTTTAAAGTCTCTTAATGAATACAAGATTGCTTATGGAATTGATATGGTAGCAGGTATTAAAAAAGCAGAAAAAGAGCAAGGCTTTGAATATACTGAGGAACAAAAGAAGGAGATTGAAAAGGCTTGTAATAGTCAGGTCGTATTGATTACAGGAAAAGCAGGCACTGGCAAGAGTAGTATTCTTAGAGGTTTGACTAAAATATATGAAAACTATTCGATAGCAGCTTGTGCGCTATCTGCGAAAGCTGCCGTCAGAATAACAGAAGCTACGAATTTAAGAGCAAGTACGATTCATAGGTTGCTTAAATATAGTGAAGTAGGTTTCTTTTATAATGAAGAACATAGGCTTCCTAATGATATAATAATTCTTGATGAAGCTTCAATGGTCAATACAAAAATTTTTCTTGCCTTGGTATGTGCGATAAGAGAAGGAAGCAAAGTTATAATCGTTGGAGATGACGGTCAGTTACCGCCTATTGGCAGTGGAAATATCTTTCACGATCTGCTTAATTGCGATACTTTTACCTGTTGTAAATTAACTAAAATTCTTAGGCAAGCACAAAAATCGGGAATCATTTCAGATTCAGTCAAAATTAGAAACGGGCAAAATCCTCTTGAATCGCCAAGCTTAAAGGTTGTTACTGGTGAATTGCAAGATATGACCTATATGTTCCGTGAAAATCGGGAAGGTATGAGAGATTTAGCCATAAAGTTATTTATGAAAGCTTCTGAAAATGATGGTTACGATGAAACTATTATTCTCACACCTTGTAAGAAAGATAGAACAAACAGTTCTTTTGAAATCAATAATATCATTCAAGATATGTTAATCCCAAGTGGTACTGTACAAGAAATTAAATATGGGCAGAAAATTTTTCGTGTTGGCTCAAAGGTAATCCAAAGAGCAAACAATTATAATAAAAATGTCTTTAATGGTGAAACTGGATATATCACAGATATTATTCCAGCAGTTAAGGATAAAACTGATACTGAGGTTTTAATTGACTTTGGCGATAAGAAACTTTCATTCTCTCAGGAAGAACTTGCAAACATTGAACTTGCTTATTGCTTAACGTGTCATCTTACACAAGGCAGTGGGTTTAAGAATGTAATTATCCTGATTGATAATACCCATTATAAGTTGCTTGATAGATGTATGCTGTACACTGCCATAACCAGAGCCAAAAAGAAATGTGCCTTAATTGCAGAGCCAAGTGCTTTTCAGAGATGTTTAACTGTTAAGGCTTCGCAAAGAAATACTTGGTTAAGTTTAATATCGAAAGGAGACTCCACAAATGAATGAAATGACTAACGTGTTAAAAATATTCAATCAGCTCCAGTCAACAACTAAAAAGACTGAAAAGATTGAAATTTTAAAAGCCAATGAAAGAAACATTTTATTTACTGATACATTAAAATGGCTTTTAAATCCGTTTGTGATAACAGGAATCAGCACCAAAAAACTTAATAAACCAGTCAAGTATGATACAACTCCAATTCAGACTTGGCGAGATATGATGATGTATCTTGAAACAAATAACACAGGCAGAGATACAGATATAGCAATCGTACAAGGTTTTATCAGCTTGCAGTCCGAAGAACATAAGGAATATTACAGACAACTTGTAACAAAGTCTCTGAAGCTTGGCATAGATGCTAAGATTGTAAATAGTGTATATGGTAAAGGATTTATTCCTGTATTTGATGTGCAGCTTGGCACTCCTATTGATAAGGTTAAGCTCAAGGGCGATGAATATATTTACATAAGTCAGAAGATGAATGGAACAAGATGTGTTTATTATAATGGTAGGTTACACAGTCGTTCCGGTAAAGAATTTACAGGACTTGACCATATAATTTCCGATATTCAGAAGTTCAATCTTCCTGACCTTGTATTTGACGGTGAACTTATTCGTAAGAATACAGACGGTAAATCAGACAGCGAAAACTTTCAGATAGGTACAGGAATTGCAAATAGTAAAGATGTTGATAAGTCTTGTCTTGAATATGTGATTTTTGACTGCCTTCCTAAAAATGAGTTTATGACAGGTGAGAGCCTATTAAAATATGGAGAACGTAAAAAATATCTTATTGACATAATCGCAAAAAAGATAAAGGACAATGATATTAAAAATCTCAGAATTGTGCCAATGTGGTACGAGGGTACAGACCATTCGCAGATACAGAAATGGCTTGAATATGCCGAAAACACAGATAAGGAAGGTTGTATGGTTCAATTTAATACAACATATAAATGTAAGAGAACCAAGGAACTCATTAAGGTTAAGTGCTTCTATGACTGCGATTTAAAGTGTATTGATATTGAGCAAGGTACAGGTAAGAACGTAAATACTCTTGGTTCAATCCTCTGCGAGTATAAAAACAACATTGTAAAAGTTGGTTCTGGGTTTACCGATGAACAAAGAAATCATTATTGGGATAATCCTTATGAAATTATCGGCAAGATAGTCACGGTTAAGTATAAAGAAGAAACTAAGAACAAGGACGGTAGTTATTCTTTGCAGTTTCCAGTATTTCAGATTGTAAGATTTGATAAAACCGAGCCAAATGTATAATTATAAGTAAGTAATAAAAATGAGCAAAATAATTTGAAAAACCACTTGACATTTCTATTATATATGGTATAATAAGTATGTAATCAAATTATAAGTAAATAATAATATGGTTACGTAAAATTTATTAAACTAAAGGAGAGTATAAAATGGACGAATTTACAGCGAATACAATTAGAAAAACTATAAAGACTATGAGAGGTGCAATAGATGCTACAATCATTATAAATTGTGAAATACAGCAGTTCACTAAGTATGATACTATATACATAAGAACAGTGCTTACTTTTGCAGACGGTTCTAAGGAGTCAGTAGAGTGTCCTGCTGACAAGGCAGATGCTTATTATGGTTTCACAACTTGTTATGCAAAGCATATAGCAAAGAAGTTTCTCGGTAAGAATATCTCGGATATGGCTGATTACTGGCTCATCACTAAGCCTAAGAGAGAAGCCGAGGCTCGTGCAAAGGCTGAAATTCAGAGGGCAGAGGAACAGAAACTTGCAGAACGTGATAAGAAGAGACGTGAAAAGTATAGAATCCGTATGGAAGCAATCAGACGTAAGGAAGCTTACGAAGCAACTAAACTTGCCGAAGAAAAGTATGGAGTTCCAGCTGATTGGTCTGAAAAGTAAATTTTAAGGAGATAATGATATGAGAGTAATAATATTTGCGGTAATAGTAAATGTAATAATCTTTATAGTTAATGTGGTTTATATGAATCGTATCAGCAAAGAAGTATATCTTAATCTTGAAATGTTTGCTAAGTTCAAATGTTTATCTGATGAGTTTGAAAGATATAATATTAAAAACTCAAAATATTGGGTTGGTGTTTCTATGTATGTATATTTTGCTATTCCTGTTATAAATGTTATTACCCTCTTTATTTCCTGTTTCGACTATGATAATATGGTAAAAGACATTCAGAAAACTACGATTAATGAGTTTATGGCTTGGGTAGAAAATAACAATAATGAGTTTATGGCTTGGATAGAAAATAACAAGTAAAATACAATATGATTAAAGGAGATGTTAAAATGATACATAAGAAGTTTATGGATATTCAGAGGATTAAACCTGAGTATGCTAACGGGTTTAGCGTTGGTGATTACATAGTTATTCAAGAAAAGATTGATGGCTGTAATGCAGCTATTAGATATGATTCTGAAACTGATACGATAGTCGCCCAATCAAGAAAGAATATTCTTGGCGTTGGCAATAATCTCAGAGGATTTTATGAGTGGTCGCAGACGCTCAATAAGGAACTTATAAAATCTGTTCTCGGCGACAACCTTGTATTATTTATGGAATGGCTTGTGCCTCACACTCTGTCTTATCCGGAAGAGCGTTATAATCATACTTATTGTTATGACGTGTATGATACTAATACAGAAAAGTATCTTCCTCAGAGTACAGTTCAGGCTATTGTAAGCAAACTTAATCTTACTTATGTTCCTACATTTTATGAGGGTAAATTTATCTCTTGGGAACATTGTATGAGTTTTGTAGGTAAGACTGACCTTGGCGGTGAACACGGTGAAGGAATTGTAATTAAAAATCAGACAATGCTTAACAATCCTAATACCCGTCAGCCGTTCTACATCAAGATTGTAGCCGAAAAATTTCAGGAAGCACATACTCACAAAGAAGCAAAGGTTGTTGATCCTGCAACGATAAAAAAGAGAGAAGAAATCCAGAAACTTGCTGAAACTATTGTTACAGAAGCAAGAGTAAGGAAACTTCTTAATAAGTTTGTTGATGAAGATATTCTCCCTGAGAATTGGTCTTTAGAAGAAATGCCTATTATTGTAAAAAAACTTAACTAAGGCTGTTTACGAGGATTGTGTTAAGGAAGAGCCTGAAACAGTAAAGCAGATTGATAATTTCGGCAAGGTTGCTAATGGCATCGCTATGAAATTAGCAAGAAATATTGCAAGCGAAAGATAATATTTATATCATAAAAGTGAAATTTTATCGTAAATTGAAAGGAAAAATATCAATGATACATCCACTTTGCTTATCAAAAAGTTCAGACGAACTAAAACAACTTATCGCAGAGAATCCTGATTTGCCTATTGTATTTCTCGTAGGTCAGTATGCAGCTTCGGACGATTATGGATATACATATTGTACTCAAATTCATTTTAGCATTGAAGAAATCCTTGATTGTACATTACCATTTGGCGATGATTATGTGTATAACGATCGAGACGATTTTGAAAATGCTCTATCGGATTACTTAGCAGACTGTGAAGAATACGAAAATTTATCTGACGAAGAATTTCAAACCCTATTAGACAAGGAACTAAGTAAGTATGAACCTTATTGGAAGAAAGTAATTGCTATAACAGGCGATAATTAAAAAGGAGAATGTAATGAGTACATATGTAAGAGAAAAGGTGTTAAGAATACCTTTTGAAAAACTGTTTAAAATATGTTCTATTTCAGATTGGTTTACCAGCGATGATTTAGACGATATGTCTTGGTTGCTTGAAAAGAAGTTTCCAAATGAATTTGAATATGCAACGGTTGGTAAATTTCAAATATCACCAACAGAAGATGAGTTTATTGACTTTGTTCTTGAGTATGAATGGGACAGTTGCTGTGAAGATTTTGGTAAAGTAAGAGACTTATATAACATCGAGAAAGAAAATTTCCTACCCGTTTTTCAACGTCTTAACCCTGACTTCACTCTTGAAAATATGGACAATGTTAAGGTTGTAGAGTTCTGTTGGTATAATTGTTGTGAAGCTCCAAATTATTATGATGTTGAAGATGATGATTTTTACAAGGAAATAAAGAGGGAGGATATAAAATGAAAATTCATAAATGTGACTTGTGTGGCAAAGACTTCAATGTTTTTGACGAGCAATAACACTTTGATTTGCATTATGCCAATGTTGGTTATGGTAGTAAATATGATGAGTGTCACATTGACATAGATATGTGCTGTGATTGCTTTGATAAAATGATGACTGAATACATAGAGCCAAGGTTAAAATTTAAGGATTCGGCTATTATGGATTATGAAGATTTTGTTGGGAAACATTATCCAACATAATAATATAGCATAATGAAAATCCACTTTTATTGGACTTTATAACTAAGGAGATGTTAAGAGTTGAAATTTATGGGAAGCAAGTCCCGAATATCTAAAGAAATAGTCCCTATAATTCAGAAATGTATAGATGATAATTGCCTTGAAACCTATATAGAAAGTTGTGTGGGGGGGCTAATGTGATAGGCAAAATTAAGTGTAAGACCCGTATTGGCAACGATAGTAATGAATATCTTATTGATTTTTGGAATGCTATGCAAAACGGTCTTAACCTCAATTCTATCTCAATGGATAAAAATACATATATAGATATTCGTAATAATAAAGAAAAATATCCCAAGTATATGGTTGCTATTGCAGGGATTTTAGCAAGTTATAATTCAAAATGGTTTGCTGGATATGCCAAAACTCATATTGCAAAAGCACCTTCAGACTTCAGATAAGAACGTAGTGGTCAGAAACTACTACAAGGAAAGTATAAATAATGTACTAAAGCAAATTCCAAATTTAGAAGATGTAAATTTTATCTGTGGAGATTTTACTTCTATTGATATTACCAACGCAATGATTTATTGCGATCCTCCATACGAAAATACTACTGGTTTCAAAGATAAGTTTTACCACAAGAAATATTGGGATTGGGTTAGAAAAGTCAGCATAAATAACTTTGTGTTATGCAGTGAATATCAAGCTCCTGATGATTTTATAGAAATTTGGTCTGGAGAAGTTAAGATAACACTTGACAATGCAAGTCGTAGTAAATCTATAGAAAAATTATTTACATATAAGAATGGCAAGTATGTTGAATACGTAAATAAAGGAAAGTGATAAAATTTGCAATACCAAGGTGGTAAATCAAGAATAGCTAAAAATATATCGGAGGTAATAATAAATGAGGTATCAAGGTGGGAAGAGCAGAATAGCAACACCGATTGCGGTAGCAATCGAGAGAGAGAGAGAGAGTAATGATACTTTCGTAAGCTTGTTTTGTGGAAGTTGTGCAGTCGAAGTTAAACTCGCTAATTCATTTAATAAGGTTGTATGTAATGATAGTCATAAATATTTAATTGCTTTATATAAAGCTTTACAAAATGGCTATAATCCTCCCGCTTATATTACTGAAGAGGAATATAAAAGAGTACGTTCTAATATTGACAATGAATTACCTGAATATGTCGGGTTTATAGGTTTCGGTAGTTCATTTGGTGGCAAATGGTTTGGAGGTTATGGCAAAAGCAAAAAGTCTAATGGAGAAATACGATGGCATTCAGAAGAAACAAAAAGAGCATTAGAACGTGATATGAAACATCTAATGAATGTTGAGTTTACTTGCCTTGATTATAAAGATGTAGAAATCCCCAAAGGCTCTGTAGTATATGCTGACCCACCTTATGCAAATACGACTACCTATCAAGGACAGAAATTTGATACAAATGAATTTTGGGATTATATGCGTCAAATAAGTAAAGACAATAAGGTATTTATTTCAGAGCAGAACGCTCCAGATGACTTTGAATGTATCTGGGAGAAGCCATTTACAAGAACTTTGGATAGAAACAAGAACAATCAGTTCAAAGTTACTGAAAAATTATTTACATACAAAAATTAATTCTACAATAAAATTTTTCTTTTGTTAAATTATAAGTAAATAATAAAAAACGCATTAAAAATCACTTGACAGAATTTCTCAAAGTGGTATAATAATAGTATCATAATTAAGAAGGTGATGAAACGAATGATAAAATTTGAAAACGATTGTTGCGATTGCGCATTACATTGTCGAGGAAGCACTTGCAGAAACAGAAATGTTCCTCATTTTTATTGTGATGAGTGTGAAGATGAGACAGAAGAGCTGTTTGAATATGATGGAGAACAAATTTGCCAAGATTGTCTTATTTCAACAGTGCCAAAAATTAAATTAGAAGATTACATAGAAAGTGATTATTGAAAGGAAACGTGAATAATGTATAATGAGAGAAAAAACAAAGGGTACGTCCACCCTGACAGGTTTTATGGCTTTAAGTATTATCGTTCAGGCAACCGGTTTTTATTCTTTAACTTCTGCTTTAAACGAAATAGAAGTGAATAATAATATGAAAAACAAAAATTCAAGTATAACATACACCGCTGAAAATCTTGCTAAATCAAGCAGCATTACTAATACATATTATGAAGTCCCTATGGAGATACCAATAGAAACATTAGATATTCCAACTTGCAATACTGAGTTTAAAACCTATATGGATTATCGTTGTATTACTGATAAAACTTCTGCTCAGTATGAACTTCAACAGTTTGCTTGGACTGATGAAGACGGTTTTCGCAGAATAGGTGATGATTACATAGTTGCAATGGGAACATATTATGCTGAAAATGTTGGGGATAAATTTAAGATAACTCTTGATACAGATAACGAGATAACAGTCATAATAGGGGATATTAAGCAAGATGCACACACAGATTACTTTAATCAGTATACACCTATTTATGATGAAAACGGTATCTTTTTTAGTGGTAATGTTCTTGAATTTATAGTTGACACGGATGTTTTACCTAAAGTACCGAGAAGATTAGGAACAGTAAGCTATTTTGATTATTTAAAGGGAAATATAAAATCTATAGAAAGGATTGAAACAGAAGAATGACCGAAGCACAGTGGGATAGAAATGCGAGGTGTTTAAAGCATTTTAGACATTATATGAATAAGATGACTAAGGAGTATGAGCTGATTAACTCAGAAGCACCTACTAAAGTACATAAGGCAACCAATGAGGAAACCGAATATTACATGAGTATTCTTGATAAACGTAAGACAAGATATTTTAATCCGCTGTTAAATTGAAAGGAAGTGATAAAATGAGCGATAAAATTGAAAGTATAAATATGAGCGTGGCTGTTTTCTCGGCAAATCTTGTAACTGTTAAAGATGTAGAAGAATTTGTCAGAGTAGCAAGTAGCTGTCCTAAAGGTACAGATATAAGTGTTCAGCACGGCAAGTTTATTACGGACGGTAAGTCTCTTATGGGTATTCTTTCTCTTAATCTGAGCGAACCTGTAGAGGTTGAAATCAAGTCAGATAAGAGTAGCGAAGTAATGAGTAAGATACTTAGTCAGTTTGATAAGTGGAGGGTTGAGGATTGAAAGTAGAACTTGTAAGATACACAAATGAGCCTATTCTTGCAATGGAATCTGCTGCTGGTAACTGTTATAACAGTAAGCCTTCATCTACAGGTAAGATTGTGAAACAGTGCTATAATTCAGGACACCTATCTGTAATGGAATTTGCTCAGTTTCATTTTCATATTGAGGGTGTTTCGAGGGCTTTACTTGCACAAATAACACGTCACAGGACGGGAAAATTTGAAGTAAGAAGCCAAAGATATTGTGTAGAAGATTACTTTGAGTATGTAACTCCTAAGACTATTGCTAATAATAAATCAGCGAATACAATTTATGAAAATATTATAGGACGTATTCAAACATCTTATAACGATCTGATTTCAATGGGTATTCCTGCTGAAGATGCAAGAATGATACTTCCTAACGCTTGTTGTACAGTTATTGACTGTTCTTTTGATTTTAGAAATTTAATGCACTTCTTTAATGAAAGACTTTGTACTCGTGCGCAGTGGGAAATAAGAGAACTTGCACAGAAAATGAGACAATGTGTAATTGATACTTGTCCTGAACTTGCACCTTATTGCGTTCCCAAGTGTGAAGCTAATAAGATTTCATTCTGCCCTGAAAATAAGAGTTGCGGTAAATATAAAAGATTAGAGGAGATGATAAAGATTGACTAAGAAAATATTTATTCTTAATGGAGTACATACTTCTGGCAAAGACACGTTTGTAAAATACATAAATGAATACGGTATTGATGCAGTTCATTACTCTTATGTGGATTTTACAAGAGATATGCTCGAAAGTAAAGGTATTAACATCAAGGATAAATCCAATGAGCTTAGAAAGCTCCTTTGTGATGTAAATAACGCTCTTGAAGAATATGATGATATTCCTTTTAAGGATTGTCTTAGTATCGCTGATAACTTTCATCAGAACTGGCTTGAAGGAGATTGGTTATTTATTGATTGCAGAGAACCTAAGAAGATTGAACGTCTGAAACAGGCACTTAATGCAAAGACAATATTTGTTAAGTCTAATAAGACAATTACAGCCAATAATTCGGCAGATAAGGCAGTAGCAGAGAACTATGAGTATGATTATATTGTTCAGAACACCGATTCTCTTGATGACCTTAGAAACAATACGATAGACTTTATAAAGGACGTGATAAAGTGATTATAGGTGTTGACTGTGATAATGTCTTAAACAATCTCACCGAGAGCGTTCTTAAAGTCTATAATGAGGACTATAACGATAATCTCACACCAGATAATATCACCGATTACTACATCGAGAACTTTGTTAAGCCTGAGTACAAAGATAATTTCTACAAGCTGTTCACTGATAAGAGAGTATGGAAAGGAATTTCTGTAATTGACGGTTGTACAGATGTCCTTAAAAATGGAATGATTTAGGTCATACTATTTATATTGTAACATCTACCGAGCCTGCGAATATACTTAAAAAGGCTAATTGGTTACAGAGAACGCTTCCATTTCTGAATATTCGTAAGAGACTTATCTGTATTCAAAAGAAACAGTTGCTCAGTGAAATAGATGTTCTTATTGATGATTTTTACGATAACCTCATAGGTGGTAAATACAGCAAGATTGTACTTGACTATCCTTGGAATAGAAATTATGACGATGATAAACATTTTGTACACAGATGCAAAGATTGGTTTGAAATTGATAAGGAGTTAGAATATTGGGATATGATTTGCAATATTTGTAATATTATAGGGTAAGATTAAATTAAGATTTAAGTTGGAAGGGTGATTAAATGATAGTTATAAAAAGAAGTGGAGGTAAAGTTCCATTTGATAAGGCTAAGATTTATAATGCTGTATTGAAAGCTTATGAAGAAATTTATCCTGATTATAAGACAAATCAGACAGATGCTGAAACAATAACTGATTTTGTTTTAAATAAGATATATTTTATGGGTGAGATTACCGTTGAACAGATACAGGACATTGTTGAAAATGCTCTTATTAAATATGATGGTATAGTTGCAAAGGCATATATTACATATAGATATAAGAGAATGTTAGCAAGAACAATGAATAATACCGATGATACTATTCTTTCGCTCATTGACTGTGCTAACGAAGAAGTTAAAGAAGAAAATTCAAACAAAAATCCTACATTACTTCCTACACAGAGAGATTATATGGCTGGCACGGTTTCAAAGGATTTGACAAATAGAGTTCTTCTTCCCGATGATATTGTTAAGGCACATAATGATGGACTTATCCATTTCCACGATTCCGATTATTTCGTTCAACATATGTCGAATTGCTGCCTTGTTAATCTTGATGATATGCTTCAAAACGGTACAGTAATTTCAGGCACAATGATTGAAAGACCTCATAGTTTTGCAACTGCTTGTACTATTACAACACAAATTATTGCGCAAGTAGCAAGTAATCAGTATGGTGGTCAGAGCATTTCCTTATCGGCTCTTGCACCTTTTGTTGATATTTCAAGAAAGAAAATACGACAGCAGTTCATAAATGACGGATTAACAGTATCGGATGAAATTATTGAAAACCGTGTCCTTGACGAGGTTAAACGTGGTGTTCAGACAATTCAGTATCAGATAGTCACACTTATGACAACAAATGGTCAGTCGCCGTTTGTAACCGTATTTATGTATCTTAACGAAGTACAGGATAAGCAAACAAAACACGATCTTGCACTTATTATTGAAGAGGTACTTAAACAGCGTTATCAGGGAGTAAAGAATGAAGTAGGCGTTTGGATAACACCTGCTTTTCCGAAACTTATTTATGTTCTTGAAGAAGATAATATTCACGAGAACTCACCTTATTATTATCTTACCAAACTTGCTGCAAAGTGTACTGCAAAAAGGCTTGTTCCAGATTACATCAGTGAAAAGGTAATGAAGCGGCTTAAAGATGGTCATTGCTTTACAAGTATGGGGTGCAGAAGCTTCCTTTCACCGTGGAAAGATGAAAACGGAAACTATAAATTCTATGGCAGATTTAATAAAGGTGTTGTAACAATTAACCTCGTTGATGTTGCACTTACAGCTAAAAGAAATAGTCCTCATAATTCTTATGAGGAATTTTGGAAGATATTCGATGAGCGTCTTGAACTTTGTCACAGGGCATTAGTTCACAGATATGAGCGTCTCAAAGGAACGCCATCAGATGTTGCTCCAATTCTCTGGCAGCATGGAGCACTGGCAAGACTGCAAAAAGGAGAAACTATCGATAAGTATCTTACTGGCGGTTATTCCAGTATTTCTCTTGGTTACGCCGGACTCTGGGAATGCGTTTTTGCGTTATCAGAGCATAAACTGACTGAACCCGAAGGTCAAAAGATAGGCAAGACAATAATGCAGCACATGAACGATAAGTGTAAGGAATGGGACGCAGACCTTAATCTCGGGTTCTCAATTTACGGTACCCCGTTGGAATCGACAACATATAAATTCGCAAAGTGTTTACAGAAGCGTTTCGGTATTATAAAGGGCGTTACCGATAAGAATTACATCACAAACAGCTATCACGTTCACGTTAC